GATGCTTTTTGAGGATGGAAGGGAAGCAGATTGGCGGTAAGAAGGTACACGGTGTCATGGTGTGTCGGAATTGTTATAGCGCAGATCGACATCCTTTGCATTGGCATCGCGATATCAATGCGGCGCACGTAGGCAGTGAGCTTTTGCGACCTACTTGTTTCACATTGTCTGATTGATGGGAGGGAACTTGTGTTTCGACACTTGCACACCCGAGGGTAGGCTTTTTTAATAGCTGGCTCTCACATGGCAGCGCTGTTGTCATGCTCTCGGGGGTTGTAACGGCCCTGTTGCGGGCTGTCCTTTTTCAGACAGCCTGTTAGCATTGTGTGGGAACGTCCAATGTCTGCTTTTCCTCCTCTGTGGGATTCCTCATGGTGTTCTCCATTATGATGCGATTTGCATGTACGTTGGCCTCTGCTTCGCTCATGCCTTCGTCGACGTGCTGGCGTAGCCTGGCCAAACGCTGAAGCATCTCGAGTGCCTGTCCGCATTTTTCCATGTCCATCATAGCCATGAAAGTTTGAGGGTGCGTACGTGAAAACTGCTTTAGGGTAGGGTTTTCTTTGCAAATTTTTCGGGCTGCAATGACAACAGAGAGATCCGATGGCAAACCTCGACGAGCTTCGACTGCTAAAGTAGCAAGCTTTACACACATAATAGCATCAGCGTCTCGCTGAGGAGTCTCATAAGCATACTCCAATACTTCAGTGTGCGGCGAATTGGCCAGTTGCAGCATACGATTTTTTTCCGCTGAACGTGCTCCTTCCATGTTTTATCCATACGCTGATATTGTCTCCGAAGAGTTTGCCGAAATCTCTAAACATTAGATTCGTTTGAGGGTGTGACTGGCGATGGTGCAAGTGGCGGGAATGTAGATGGCTTGGCTCCCGAATTAGCTGAAGGAGCAGCTGAATAGGAAGGATTGTTAGCCTTTGCAGCATCCCGTCGCCAAAGCAGGAGAAGTATCACAGCAAGCAGGAGGAAAAACACAATCGAACCGATAACAATCCATGGCCATCCTTTGAAGGGAGAAGGTGGAGCGGCTGTGATATCTATTTTTATTCTTGTTGGTAACACCTCACTCGTTTGTTTTCTGTCTTTAGTTTGACTTGACCTCAACGCCTGAGCACGAGGTGTATGTGAGGGTTGTTCCTCCTGGGAGAGCTGGGAGGGTAGTTTATTGCTGTTCATGTTAGAGTTGGTGTTAGAAATGTGCAGATTAATGTTATTGCCGCTTACAGTGGAAGGTATAGGGTAAACGCCTGAAGTTGGCGAGGAGGCTGAACTTGTAGGTGGATAGGTAAAGCCAGAGGACGGCGGAGATGCGGGTGCCGCTGAGAATGGAGGTTGGGTGGGGGGAAATGACTCGGGTGAAGGTGGAAACACCGAAGGGCTGGGCGGAGCTGTGGGCGACTCGGTGGGGGACAGGGTAGACGCACCGGGAGCAACATACGAAAACGGTGCATATAGAGAAGGACCAGAAGGAGCCCCTGGATTAAAAAAAGGTGCAGGTGTGGGAGCTGAGGAAGGCGATACGTTGGCCTCTGCGTCCAACTGGTTCTCTTGATACCACGTTGGAGTTTTGCGGGAGGCCTGGTAACGTTGTAGTGCGGACATCGTCCTGGTCCCCACTCTCACGCTGTCTTTGGCTTGATCCAGATCGTTTCTCCATACCTTTATCGTGAAGTTTGTATACTTTGGGTCGCTTACGCCCAAGTGGGATAGCATGTAGTACGGTAGACCCGTGGACACTTGGGTTGTTGTATCGCCTTCCTTCAGTGTCTGCGTCCAGAACCAAAAGCCCCAGACACCCGTCAAAGGGACAGCCAGACAACGGGTTGTAGCAGATCCTACGTAAGTCTTGAGTTGTTTCAAGTTTTGTGTGCCATTTTCTAAAGGAAAGTGTAGCTTCGTGTACAGGGGATCGTAAGACATCATTCCAGTACAAAATGTCACACTGCATTTTATAGGCGTGTCCCCTGTCGTCCCCTCTGGCAAGCAACACGTCTCGCAACAGCCCTGTGTGCACTTCGCTTGGCTCACATCTCCGCAGGATTTTACGCTGGCCCTAGCACCCTGTACGTTTTTAAACACAGAGGCTACCGTCCCGCCTCCTAGACAAGGAGAGGACACACTTTGAGTCTGCCGAACTTTTGGTTCCGCTATTAAATTTACTCCACTGCCAGTGTCTATAGGTTGACACACCTGTGTGGTGCTTCCATCTTGAAGAGTTACAGTGGCATCCAGGCAAATCTCAGTCAGTTCTGAGGGGTTTGTTGTTTCCAAAGACAGAACGGCGTCTCCATTATTATTTGGTGCGGTATTTTCCGTTTTTTTCATAAAGCGTAGATCTATGGTGGTATCCAAAATTGGTTCTTGTCCACTTCCTCCAGCAAATGTGAGTTCCTCACCAGACAAAGAAACATTGTGTTTCCATCTGACACCTTGTGGCTTCGCGTACCCCCTCCGTTCCGACGCAAACCGTGCTATATTCTTTGCCTGCTGTTTTTTACTGGGTGTTTCGTACATATGACTAGCGCACCGATGACCCTGCTGATCAAGATTGCTGAAAGCAATCGTCTGGCGAGTTGCGTTCCAAGTAACCGCTACAGATTGTAGGAAAGCATTACCTACGACGATTGTCTGACTGCGTTCTGTTGGCGGTGACACAACGACACCTCCAGCAGGGATCGTAGAAGGTGGCTGTAGGAACCACTCAAGCGGATGCTCAATTACAAAGTCTGCGCTATCGTCTTTGTCCATCCTTCCGACAGTTAACGACATGCCATCGGCCGGCACATTATTCTTCATGTCGTCTATTCCACAAAATTTAAGAAATTGTGGAACTGGAGGGGAACCTTCGCAGCCAGTATCGTCTTGCACGAAATAGCCCTCACTCCCAGTGTCAATGATGAGGAGAATTTGCGAAGTGCAGACAGACTCGCAATATTTCCTTATTTCATCTTTGGTCTTTATTTTACTAGGATCGTCACTGAATCTCGCTCCTACGATTGGGACCGCCATGAAACCGCCTACCGTGCCCCCAGCAGTATTCGTGGAATTTTCGTCTGATGCGCACGGTCTAGTGCACTTGTTTGGCACGCGGGGCGGTACAAAGAGTGGAAGCTCCGTAACAGCAACGGTGGGTGCTGCCAGTGCCTTTTCTACGGATGTGTCGCCAACTATAAGTTGTCCATATTTTTTCGAGACACGTTCGCTTGACATAATCTCGTTTTAGAGGTCGCTTAAAAAAATCAGACAAAATTCGACGGATCTGTAAGAATTCTAGGTGAGCCCATGTTTCCTGTGGTAGTACTGCGTCACTTAGTTGTTTTTTTCCGTTTGGGTTTATTTCTACTGTTTTGTGCGCAGTTAGCTATTTGTGGTGTATTGGCATCACCTTGCGAAGCAGTGAGAGCTGCGACTAGTGGTCCCATAGTTGACATCATCTGAGCAATGTCTACGTTGCCATTCGCCGTCCCCGTTGCAGCAGGGGGGAGTTGCGTAGCCAGCTTTTGTATGATTTCCGTCATGTCAACTTTCCCACCTGCTCCATTCTCCCTGTTCTCTTGCTCAGATAGTTGTTTCATCAAAGCAGCCAAGTCTAGCTTTGCACCATTGCCACCGCCTAATGAACCTGCGACTTGAGAAAGTGAACCGTAGATTTCAGGTAGTTTGCTCTCGAAATTAGAGAGTTCATCTGGAGACAAATCTGAAAGTAAGTTTTGCCCCAAAGCTCCAATGTCCATGTTTTTTAGGTCCAATTCTCCTCTCACTAGCTGATCTCCGAGACTTCCCGCAACCGTTTCTATTTTGGACATTACATTTTTGGGAACAGCCGTGTACAAATCCGCGTATGTCTTAAGAGAAGTCACATATTGCCAAAGATTCATTTTTGAATCTTCTGTGAAATCGGGATCTTCCCATTTCTCGCGAAGATTGATATCGCGCAAATGATCAAGCTGCTCTAGTATCAAAAACAGAGTTTCAGGATCATGACTCCGGACGCCCTCCGTATTTTCTTTGAATAACGCTTGACAGCGCCACACAAATTTGTCTTCCAGATCAGCGTTGTCTTTAATTACAAGGCGAAAAATGCGCAGAACTGCAAGAGTACTGTCGCATTCGGGGAAAACGTCTGCTATACTTTCTAAGAGTGTCTCGGCTAATGTAATGAATCCTTGGCGCAGTTTATTAGTCTGTTTTGTCGTGGGCACGCATACTTCAGCATGTTCGGAACCCACTTCCAAATTCATAACTCTTTCAAGTTTTTTTTAGGCTCTTTCCATTTCGTAGCTCGTTGAACGCCTCGCAACATGAGTGAGCATGCGAAAATTGATATGACGACTGCGCCTGCGAGTCATCATGTGATGCCAGAGTCACTCCACTCTCACTCTCACTCTTCGCCTACTGCCCGCGGAAGTAGGCAGACCACCTCCTCGACGCCTAAAAGCAAACAGTATGGATTACACGACGACGCGCGCATGAATTTATACCCTGTTAATTCGGCAAGCGTGTCTAAATACGAGTACGCGAGATTGATGTGCGCACGCGTAACTGATCTTGCCAGGAATGCCCCGCCAGCTATATCCAACAATTTTCCAAGTGAGCCTGGAAGCCTCTTGACGTTAGCAGAAAAGGAATTCGATCTTGGCTTGCTACCTTACTCGTTGGCGCGCCGCCTGCCATCGGGAGGAGAAAGTATTCATCAATCCGAGAGGTTGCATCGGCTGCCTTCATGCACCTATCCCACGGGAGCAGAACATATGGTAAAGATTTCAGGTCTCAATAAAGTATCACCATGACCTCCCAAGATAAAGACGCATGCATTACTTTATGGGTAGATGTGATGGAGACCCTGGGCTTGTGCTCCGAACAAGCTCGAGGCCATCTGGAGAAATTTCCAAGATCAATGTGCAACGAAAGTAAGCAACTCCTCCTGGATCGCATAAGGTTGTGCCCAGAAGCTCTACTGTGGAGCCGTGTCGCGCATGTAGCAATGCAGAATACTACTTCGCTACATGTGCCGAAGTCATTTGGTCACAAAGAAGAAGTGCGCTCTATACTCTCAAGAGTCTTGAAGAAATTGAGAGAGTGCACAGGTCAGGCTCACGATACTCTAGTTGGCGAGAACTTCAACGACGCTCACCTGCACGCGCTGCTTGCATCACTGAGTAACGTAAAAGACGGAGCAAGTGTACTTTATGTTTCCGCTTTGTGTGATTTGCTTAATCCTGATGCTTCTGGCAGCATGAAAACAGAGAGCTCTCAAGTCTGTAGTATACAGTCGTCGCCGGGAATATGGAAGAAAAAAAGTTCGTATGCTCAAGAGTATGGCTCAAGTAATACTGTTTACTCTTCTTGTGCATACCGAGCTTCTTGGACCTTGGTTATATGTTTAGGACTTGCGATTTTGTTGTGCATATTCAACGGTGATTTTATGTGAAGAGCGTTGTCTACCAGCAGCCGCGTTTTTCTGTTTACAGCACCCGTATATCTCGTATGGCCAAGGCAGACAATCCTGTGGAAAGATTGCTCTGCTGTAATGTGCTCACATCCGATGAGTATTCGCAGCCGAACGTATTCCGTCATCCTTTCTATACTTACGATGGCCCCATTACGTGGCCCCCACCTGAATGGAAGCAGGGAAAGTGCCTGTATTGTGCGCATGCGTTTGATCGCCCAGGTACAACCGGTAGTCGCATAGCTGTACCCCCAGTACCTTTGCCTTGTTTCTTCGATAAGCGAACTGGCTTATGGCGTGTAACTGGCATATTTTGCAGCTGGAATTGTGCTAAAGCAGAGCTTCTGCACACGCAAGGATATGGATGCGGGGATGGCAGCCTACTCATAGAGCAGTTAGCGCGGAAGGTTTTCAAGTATAGCGGCCCCACAATTACACCGGCACCTCCCAGGGCTCGTCTGAGTTACTTCTATCCGGGCAGTGAAACGCTTTCTATCGATGATTTCCGTCAAGACAGCGCAATGAGCTTCACCACCGTTGTTAGCCCTCCCTTGCTCTCTTCTCCAGAAGTTTACGAACGACATTCCATACCTGCTGAGACTACTCCTTGGACAGTAAAAGGCATCCGAGCTAAAACATATGTTTCTTCTACTTCAGAGGTGCAGCCGGAAGAAAGTAATGATGCCGGGGGGCATGGACAAGAGAACGACAAAGCATGTATGTTTTTGTCGTTCGTGCGGCAGAAAGAGATGGACAGCGAACAGCGTGGCGCAGAAAGTGCGGGCGATGCAGACTGTAATATTGGCGGCACTCTAATGGATTGGAGGGATTCTAAGCTTGAAACGCGCACCAAACGCAAAAGCGATAGGGAAGATTAAAGTCGCCATACGCGCGTACGCGTGCGGGACAGCGGAACGCGTGAGGAAGAAAAATGTCGTTAGTCTATACCTCTCTATGTTGCTACGCAGTGGCGACAACACCTGTACTATAGAGTTGCGGACTTTTGAGATGGTTGTTTCTACGCCACAACCAAGAAGTACTTTGGGAATTACATCGGAATGCACTTAGAGACTGTCTGAGTTTAAATCTGAGAAATACCGAATAGAAGAAACCGAAAGTACGAAACACAAGAATACATAGACCTTTAATAGGAGAAGTGACCAATGCAGTCTGTCTCGACTCGAAACGCAATTGCGCATGCGGTTCACCGTTATGAAACTCAACGGATACGAAACCCACAGGGAAGACGACGCAAACTTAGTGTTGCATACATTCTCGAGCGTAGATTTCACGTTTGCAAAACTGGATGCCAATGGTCTCAGTTAGAGGTTCCCGAATCTTCATACAAAACTGCATATCATTATTTTAATTTATGGTCTAAAGCGCGTCTATTTGAAAATGTTTTTTACGCAGCGGTGACAGCGAGACAACCCGTCGGGGGCTTTGCTGTCGTAGACACGAGCTTTGTCAAGAATGTCTTTGGCAGAGATGTAACGGGTCGCAACCCTACAGATAGAGGACGACGAGCCACCAAAATATCCCTCTTGACAGATCGACGTGGAACTCCTTTATGTTCAGTTTTCCACAAAGCAAATAAAAGCGATGCTCTCACCTTGAAACACCTTCTAGATACACACACCAGAAAGACCAACCAACTAACTACAAGCGTATGATACACCACTAGCAGACGAGGGGTATGATTCAGCAACTTGTAGAACTACATGCGAAGTACGACACCTCCTTCTACCTATACCCAAAAGGGGTGGGAAAGATACATACAAGGGCCGTTACGTGATCGAACAAACGTTTGGTATTTTAGATCAATTTCGGAGAATCCGCGTAAGGTATGAAATGTTGATTCGGAATTTCAAATCGTTTCATTTCATGGCTATGCTGATCATCTTGCGCAACAGATAGATATACCAAAAATAGTTCAGACAAGAAATCCCCGCCTCGCTTGTCTAGTTTCGTCATCGCTCGCATTGCGATGGCCCCGTGTTTCGCTCCATCGGATGGCGAAGCCGGCGCTGGAGCATTCTACTGTTAAATGTTGCCTGGGAAAGCTACTGCCGCGGGGTGCTCTTCGGAAAGGACTACAGCTTTTACCGCTTGAGCTGCAGACCATAGTTGTCAGGCTTCCCATTTTGCGAACCACTGCGCTCTGGATTCACTACGTAGAAATCTTGATGCGAGCGTTATCTTTGAGCAGAAATGGTGGCATCATCCGTTCACGCGTTTCATTGCGTGTCGGAGAGGTGGTAAAGCGCGATGTGCCTATCCAGCGATGACGGAGGCGCTGACCAGCTTTGAGGCCGTGCATGCCTTCACGCCTGTTCAAGGAGATTACCTCTGGAGTTTTATCAGCGAGCAAGCAAGCGACCTACTCACTTCTGCGAAAGTTATGGTAGTCCGAGCTCTTTATGCTCAGCTCGCCAAGTATGTCTCTCGGATCCTCTCGCGGTGGAAACTCGACGAAGGACGACGGTCTGATTGATGGGAGGGAACTTGTGTTTCGACACTTGCACACCTGAGGGTAGGCTTTTTTTAATAGCTGGCTCTCACATGGCAGCGCTGTTGTCATGCTCTTGGGGGCTGTAACGGCCCTGTTGCGGGTTGTCCTTTTTCAGACAGCCTGTTACGTTGGCCTTGTGCACATTTTGCTATTGCGAATGTTTCTCATCAGTAAAACAGTTTCCCAAGTCCATTTACATAAAACCGACACTGATTGTTTCACCATCAGAAATGCACAAACAGAATACCACGTGGATGCGTGCAACTTTACGTGTGCTGTTGTCGCTAGCTTCGGACTGCTGTCGCCCAGACCCCCTGTGCCCATATGACTTGCAATGTGGAAGACTTTGAATGGCTGTCGGGCAGAGAAGCAATATTATTGCGACCCGACGCATATGTAGGGTCCCTCGAGGCCACTGACGAAGAAGTGGTAGTTTGCAAAGAAGATGGTGTTATATCTCGCGTTGGCTATTTAGTTTCTCCCATATTTCTGAAGATATTCGATGAAGTCATGGTGAATGCGCTGGATTGCGCAACAAGAGATGCATTGGTATCAAAAATTTCCTGTAATTTTAGTGTACACACCGGAACTATTTGCCTGGAAAATGATGGTGCTGGCATTCCCATCGAATACTTCAAGAACACTGCGCGTTTCATTCCCAGTGTTATATTTTCCGAAATCCACGCCGGGTCGAATTTCAAGGATGAAGAGCTTCGATTGACAGGGGGGCGAAACGGTGTAGGAGTCAGCTGTACAAATGTGTGGAGCTCGTTGTTTGAGGTGTCAGTGTCAGATGGGAAGAAAGACTTCTTTCAAAAATTCTCTTGCAATCTGCAAGTGGTGGAAGACGCTGAAGTTGCCACCTGTAAGCGTAAACATGGCTACGTGAAAGTGTCGTACACTCCTGACTACGCACGCCTGAAGATTGATCTCAGCGCCAACTCCTCCATTTTGCAAGATATGCTGCGCGCAAGGTGCACGGAGGCAGGTGCGTGTGCTAGAAAGGGCGTACGACTTACTTTCCAGGGCGTACTTTGTAGCGGCGACGGTGGGCTACTACTTCAAAGGTTCGTAGGCGCTGACGGGACTATATGCGAGCAGTTTGGATCAGAAGGACAACCAGGATGTAGCGTGTGGTTGGCGCTCAAACATAACAGCCGGCAGGATTACTGGGGCTTCGTAAACGGAATCAGGTGCGACGGAGGAACACTGAATACGCATGTTCGAGAAAAATTGCTAAAAGTATTAGCAGAGCACATCAAAAAGAAACATCACGTGGTTGTGAAGCCCCAGACGCTCAAAGATGTCATAGCTGTTTTGTGTATAGCGCGTATTGGGAACCCGTGTTTCACTTCACAGGCAAAGACTGTGCTGTCTACAACGTCGAAGCAAATTGCATTTGCGGTCGATTTCCCTGCTCGTATCTTGTCGAAGCTCCACAAGCTAGGAGTGGTAGATGAGATCGTACGGAGGGAAACCCAACGAGAGCTTAGCTCATCGCTGAAGAAGACCCTGGTCCCGAAGTCGCGAGAAGTGCTTATAGATAAATACGATGCAGCGCTTCGTAGCCGTCACGACCCTGCATCTTGCACTCTGATATTGACTGAAGGAGACAGTGCGAAGGCATTTGTGGTTGCTGGGCTGAGCGCCATTGGTCGCGATTACTTTGGCGTGTTCCCCCTAAAAGGTGTACCTCTCAATGTGACCAATGTACCAACGAAGAAACTTCTGGAAAATGCAGAAATTGCAAACATCTTTAGGATTCTCAACGCACAGCCCTGGAGTGACGGCGCCACATTGCGGTATGGACGAGTCGCAATCTGCTCTGATCAAGACAGTGATGGATCACACATCTGCGGTCTGCTTATTAATCTGTTGATGACTTGCTTGCCTTCTGTACTAGCAACACGACCAAAATTCATTGAAAGAATAATCACACCGTTGATTCGGGCTACACCGAAGCGTGGTGGTACGGCATTATCTTTTTATTCTATTCCACATTTTGAGGATTGGAAGAAGAGCAATGAGTGCGAAGCCTGGTCTCTTAAATACTACAAAGGTCTGGGCACGTCGTCGTCTCGAGAAGCACGAGATGTTTTTGCGAATATGCAGAGCCACAAAATTGCATTCACCGTCGACGAGCAGGCTCGCGATACGCTGGACAAATTCTATGACGACAGCAGGATCAACGACAGGAAACGCCTGCTCACTACCGAGTATTCTGCTTACTCCATCTTGAATTATTCCGACGCTTCTTGCACCGTCACTGATTTTATGATGCGTGAGCATGTTCACTTTTCGCATTATTCCATCTACAGAGCATTACCCTGTGTTTTAGATGGCCTCACGCCTAGCAGGAGAAAGGCGCTGTATTACTTCCTTCACTTGCCGCGGGCATCAGAGATCAAGGTGGCACAAGCAGCAGCCGGTATAGCGCAGAAAACGCTGTATTTGCATGGCGAGAACTCTTTGGTCGAGACTGTAGTTCTGCTCGCTCAGGATCATATTGGAACGAATAACATCGCTCTTTTGCAGCCATGTGGTCAGTTTGGCTCAAGAAACGATAAACCTTCTGTACACGCAGCAGCCCGTTATATCTATACAAAGTTGGATCCTATAACGACTGCCTTGTTCCATCCGGATGATGCTCCAATTTTGACTCATCGAGAAGAAGAAGGACAGATGATAGAACCCATGCAGTTTGTCCCTGTGTTGCCGATGCTGCTCATAAATGGGGCGATGGGCATCGGAACAGGGTTCTCAACCAATATTCCAAGCTATGACGTGAAAGATATTTGCGCAAATGTGCGTGCGTACGTCTCAGGACAGGAGCTACAACCATTGCGGCCTTTCTTTCGTGGCTTTCAAGGTCAAGTGTCGTGCACAGATAAGTCCGTGATCACAACTGGGGTTGTGGTCAAGAAAGATAATTGCATGTGGACTATTACGGAGTTGCCCGTAGGTAAATGGACAGACACGTTCCTAGCCGAGCTAAAAGCCATAGTCGAAGGAAGCCGAAGCTGCAAGAACATGGAAGTGCTATCTGTATCGAATAGAAGCACAGAATTTACTGTTAACATAGATATAGTCTTAGCCGAAAGCTGCTGCGACTTCACCCCTGAACAAGTAATTCAGTGTTTGCGTCTGTCCTCGACGATATCTACAACCAACATGTATGCTTTTGATCCACAATATAAGCTTAAGCTGTATACATCTCCCCACGACATCTTCAGAGAGCATGCGCAAGAGCGCATGCTCTTCTATGAGAAACGCAAAGAACATCAACTCAAAGACCTCCAGGGTAAGCTCTGCGTGAGCAAAAGCAAAATCCTCTTTGTTGATTTGATAGTGAATGGATCCTTGTCTTTAAATGGCGTGACTCGCTCGGAATTGGAGGAAGCTCTGGAAAGACATTCACTACCTCGCATTGCCACTACTTCCAGTACACCGGGATACGACTACCTCCTCAACATTAGTGTAGTCTCGTTTACTCGTGAAAAAGTAAGCAAGTTGAAGGAAGATTGCTCTACATTGACAACTCTCTATGAAGCGACAGAGCGAGCAGACGCTGCTTCAATGTGGCTGTCAGATTTGCATGCTGTCGAGGACGCATACAACAATTACGAGCTTCGTCTCCTACAGCGCCAAGGCGGAGAAGTGATATCTACATCTTCCACTTCATCGAGCAAACTCCGGACACGAAAAGGTTGTAAGGCGGTGCAGGTTCCCAAGAAGCACAAGCCAGCGTAAATAAGAAGGCATGAAGACAAACTGGTCTACAATTTATCCATGCCTTATACACCTCTCTGTTTAACCAATACAGTCTAAAACGGGTCATTGCGTTGTTTCAATTGTTATCAGTGTGGAAGCATCGACTTCAATGTGTATTCTCTACAAGTTAAAGAAGCCGAATGTGCAATTTCATGTTTATGGTATGACGCCTGGTTGGGGGTATGGAGGGAAACGCTGTGGTAATCTAACAGTAGAACAATGTGATGCTCTGATGAAACATAAACACTATCGAGAAACTTGCCACAATCCTTCCCGAGAACAGGAATTGTTCCGGAGACTACAAAGACAACACACACACATCAAATTCATGTGGTCTAAGTGAGGACGTGTTCAGATCTTCCTTCGTGGCTGTGCGTATGTCTTGTATGTCTTGCATGCTGAGCCCTCATGCCGCATCAATGAGCTCTGGCATTGCTAGTTTCGCATGGTTGAAGAGTGTACTTGTGTAGAGCACAGCACCAAACTTCAGGCCGTCTCCAAGGAACAGCTACACTAGACACGCACTGGCGTCCAGCAAGAGAGCTAAGTGTTCTGAGTGCTGAACAAATAAGACAACACTTAGTGATGAGCGCAGCGACACACCACAGGCAGGACTCTTATCCCCGGATATGTTCGCAAACACAATCGGTGTCGCTTCTATTCCATCGCGCCGCGCGGCAAATTTACCACACTCAATTAGGGAGTATAGAACACGTTGGAGGAGTTGGCAGCGGGTGGCATAACCCGCTGTGGTTGCTGTTGTGCGGAATCCGCGAAACTCCAATCACACAACCTTCTCAGAAACACTGCAAAAAACATACACTAGCAGACATAAACACCGGAAAATGCGCCTCCAATTATGTGGAATCTGCGCTCTCGATACAATCGACAATTGCAACTATAGCAGCAGAAAGACCACCTACATGGGAAGAGTGCAACAGGTTTGCTGAAGTTTTTGTGTACGGGATCTTGTTGTGGTCGCATCATGCTCGCAGTGACATTAAAAGGTTGGTGGTTTTGGCTCGGACTAGGAACTTGCTCTTTCTCGAGTACGTTGGTTCTGAGTTAGCCCAAGAAAGTCTACAGGCTGCCGAGTCTAGATATGTATGTATGAAGAGCTTACTCAACGAAGCTGTAGAAAGAGAGAGCTATTTTCATGTCTTTACAAACTGGGAGAATCCGAGTTTCCGGCGCGTACATAAAGAACAAGAAGAATTGGCTCTAGTGATCCAGGAGTGGTGGGAGAGAAAGACACCTCATCTTGTTTTTTATGAGGCACCGCCTGCGAGTGGGAAAACTACCAGTGTAGCCTTCTTTGCAACCTTCGTTTATGGTACCAAAGTGGTCCTACAGAAGAAGGATACGTACATGCTGTATGCCTGCCATGTTCCTTATGTACGCGAGCATCTGCGCTTGCATTTAGATGCTTGTCAGGTGCCATATGCCCATTTGTATGCGAAGGGCACAGACACTTCGCTCTTTAGCGTTTGCACATCCTTAAGCAAAGACGTGATAAGTTGTATTACGCGCGATAAACTTCTTGGACTTATAGATACGTGGAATTCCATGTGCATCGACAAAAGACCCCTAGTTCTTGTGTGCGATTTGGTGTGTGCCCCGCTTATCTCTCGGCAACGTCCAGACGACGTTATGTTTCTGGACGAAGTGTGCACTACGGCTTACTCGCATGCAAAATGTGTAGAGCTCGTTAGAGATGCACCGCAGTTTCTCGTGATGCTCTCTTCTTTCATGCCTCTTTCAACTCATATGCATGAATACGTAAGAATACACGAAGAGAAATGGCCTGACTATTCAGTGATCCATATTCGATCACGGAGACCCCAGCCCAGTTTGACATGCTTTTTATATGACGGGTCTGTATTGATGCCACATAATTATGGAGTGAGTCCTTCTGCAATCAGGAGGTATCCTCACTTGATGAGGTTTTATTCGAGTGCTGCACTCCAAGCAATCCTTGAAGAAGAAAAGCTAGACCCCAATGTTGCTCTGGATTGCGGCGATCTTTGTAGCGCGCAGCGAACCAGAAACAAATGCCTGCAATTCGTCGAAGATGGTATCGCAGGTCCGCGCAGAAGCTTCAATGTACCTGAATGTAAAGAGGAACAATGGCGTTCCTTTGTGTGGAGAACTGCCTGTATGCCATCTGACCCATGTGGTAGCACTCTGATCTACACTGCAAAACCGTGGGAATGCCTGCGGTGGGGACAACATATCTGGAACACAGCACGTGATATTCCTGGCTCCCTCATCCTTGAGGATATGACATCGGATCTGGTAGTGTCTGCCATGCGCAAAGGGATTGCAGTACTGACCGGCGCAGAAGATGAGCAGACCCCCGGTTTGAGCTCGGAGTACAATGCTTGGGTACACGTGAGTTGCTTGAAGGGAAAGCTCGTATGCGTATTAGCCGACTTCTCCGTCTTGCATGGATTGCATCTACCATTTACCCGTTCAGTTTTCTGGGACGCTCCGACATCTTTTGAGGCCGGTGCACACATCTGCGGACGCGTGGGCAGGAAAAGTAGCGATTGCAACTTCGCTATATATTGCAAAGATCAAATTGCAGCTTCTGTCATTATGGTACCGCAAGAAGAACCTACTAAATCTTACCAATCACCACTGTAGCTCACCGTGAACAGCGTTCGTAGGAAGTACTAGAAGCGTAGTATAAACATGTACTGCGGGACCGCTGAAGATTTGCGAAAGGCGGCGGATGCTATCCTTGCGTTGCGCTGCAATCGGAGAAATGCGATTGACTGGCTCCTTCTTGTTGCTGTTATTGTTCTTGTCTGCTTGGCAGTAGTATGGATGGCGACGCGCCGTGCAGTGAATAGTGACCCAGACATGGCAGACTCACGCTACAGGAAGCAATTCTCGTTTGAACTGGATGCAACGCCTTTTTCTAAGCCAGCTAAGATTCTGCTCTTGAATGCCAATCCGTGTATTCGCATTGTCGAGGATTTCATATCAAGAGAGGAGGCAAATACTCTAGTGCGCACGTATGAGTCAACGCTCAAGCCGTCAACTGTTTCCGCTAACGATTCTAAGCAAGCGAGTACTCAATCTCGTTCAAGTTCATCCGCCTTTTTGCCGGCTGGTAGCGATAAGCACAAAGTCCTGCAAGACATTGAAAACAGACTTGTTCTGCTTACAGGCTTGCCTGTACCGCACTGGGAGACTCTACAGTTAACAAAGTACACGAAAGGGCAGCAGTATAAACCGCACTTTGATTGGTTTGATACCTCTCTAAATAACAGAGCTATCACTGTTTTTGTGTATTTGAACGATGTACCCCAAGAACAGGGAGGTCAGACGGAGTTCACAGATATTAATTTGGTGGTACAACCCACGCTTGGCCGAGCAGTAGTGTGGTTCAACTGCTCCGCAAGAGGCAACTCGGTAAATTGCGATGCAAAAACAAAGCACGCAGGAAAACCTCCTCTATATGGGGTGAAATACGGATTAAACTGCTGGGCTCGGACGGCTCCATATAGATAACTGACATATCCTCCTTTAAGACAGACAGCTACTGCGCGTTTGTACCAAACATACTTAATCTTTTCTATAACAAACCTATTTATCCTAGCAGTATTGTTTCTTTGGCGCGAAGAGCTTATACCCTGTTGACATGCTAGCAATGTTTTTTCGTTCTCAGAGTCTTCGATGCTTTCCTGCTTTTTCTTCTACGGAAGAACGCAAGACCGTAGATGCATGTGCTATTCTACAGCAGCTCGATAACAAGATGTCCAGCATTCAGCATCAAATACTGAAGCTAAGAGAGCAGGAGTGCACTGAGCTTAGGGATGTACACGTATCAGCGGAGATCAAAGATTCTTACCACAACATCACAAAATGCATCAAGGAGATACAGATGTCTATAGAACTTCAAGTGTCTGCTAACATGCGACATGTTAACAACACCACTGCAAACTTATCTGCGCTGTGTGTAGCTCAGCAAAACACTATCAACTGGCAAAGCTGCATCATCAGCAACTGGCAAATGCAGTGGGACTACTACTTGCGCCGTGCAGACAAGGAGATAGGTGCCGAGAGCCAGCATAGCGCAGAGCCTCGAGACATCCAACCGAGTGAAGGTGAGTGGATTCACCTCCCGCTTGATGTTCAGACGTTTGACGACAAGTCGGAGATGAAATGAAGCCTGTAGTGTAGGATAGAGTAAAAACAGTCTCGTTGAGAAACAAGCGATATGCAAAAATCATTGATGTAAGATAGTATATGGATCTGCAGTACCGGTATAGCCAGTTATAATTCGTGATCGGAATGATATTATATGGTCTAAAGGCAAGAATGTTCGTCACTCAATCCCTGGATACAGATACGGTAATAGTACTTGCTTTGTTACTTGTATGCTCACTTAGTATTTTTGCAGTCATCGATTATACATATGGGGCGCATGCTCGGACTGCTTACCCCAAAAAATCAGAGCGGATGCATTTACGCGGGTTTCTGTATACACTTCTGGTATGCATAGCAATTCTTTTTGTTGTTGTCACATACCTTATACTTACTCGGCACACGCGCGACATGTGCGGAAGGCTCGTACAGACACTAGTACAACAAAAAAACATGTCGAACGCCGCTGATTTTTAGGTCTGTTTGTGTTCCTTGCGGTAATCACTTGTCCCGTTAGGTATTTGTGGCCCTAATGCATGTGCGGGGGTATCTAGTCAAAACTTGCCCCTGGGCAGATTACACACGAACAGCAGTACCTCATATCAATCTCCGCTTCTTTGCTGTAGGCTTGGTGCTCCGGTCATATACGAGTAGATGAAGAAGAGCGTCTGCTAGATCGTCTTTCTTTGCTGCCGTTTGAAATACTTTCAGCATATTAGGAATAGTCGATGATGTTGCTGGCTGGATAGAACATAATGCCCCTGGCATACTTGTCGAGCTATCTGGCCTATGCAGCAAGAACTCTGCGCATTTGATTGCATTTTTTTTACGCTGATTGTATTGGATAACTTGGTTACTGCAGCCAACGCATTCCACGATATCATCCCATTTCAATTTAGAAGCGGAATGTTGCGAGATTAAGCGAGTATTGCAAGTGTAGACACTTATACACGCAAATAAGGCGGCAGCCATGCTGCGCATGAGGCTGTGCATCTGTTGCTCAACGATGACCGCGGCGGCCTCTTGAAACAGCGCAGCCCGATCCTTCACAAATTTGCCAATTGCGCTCGAACGTTCCACGAATGATAGCGTCCGGGAATCTGAGTTCAGGTTGACCACTTCCCAGCGCTCTAACTTACTCCTTTCCAGCCGCTCTCTTGCTTCAGTTAGAAGAGCACGCCTATTCCCAGATGGCGTGTACAACCTAAGCGCACACAGCGATAGGTTTTTTTGCCCCACATCGATTGCAACAACTAGAGGAAAAGAGTGCCTAGGAGAGTCTTCTTCTACATCACAAGAATGGTGGCGAACTGCAGTTAAGTCGCTGCGAGAGTCACTCCTCATTGCAGAAGCAGACGAAGCTACGCTACTATCAGAGCTTCTTTCGGCTGCAAGTACGGAGCAGGCAGTGTCAATGTTCATAGAGATTTTCAGATGAGCAGTAAACAAAGTATGCAACAACGAAAAAATCCAGCATCACAAAACCAAAAATCGCAAGACTTCAGTTTTCACAATAAAGAAAACAAGAAAAATCAAAAATCAAACACACCTGACACACAACACAACAAGAGCGATAAAAGTTTGCAGCCACTTAATACCAAAAACACAATCAAGATCCCTCCAGTGAACACCCCCGCAAAATCTAAAAAAAAAACAAAAAACTCTACAAGTACCTCTGCGAATAACTCTACAAATACCTCTACAAACACCTCTACAAATACCTCTGCAAAAATCTCTACAAACACCTCTACAAATACCTCTGCAAACACCTCTGCAAACACCTCTGCAAATACCTCTGCGAATACCCCTGCAAATACCCCGGCAAAACCCCCGGCAAAACCCCCGGCAAAAAACTCTGCAAAAAACCCTGCGAAAAACCCTGCGAAAAACCCTGCGGATAACTCTGCTAAAAACTCTGCTAAAAACTCTACAATAGACTCTACAATAGACTCTACAATAGACTCTACAATAGACTCTACAATAGACTCTACAATAGACTCAACAAAAAATATAGAGACACTCGACTCCAAACTTAAGTCGCCCAAAGAACATGTTGTTAACATAAGCTCGCACAAACTCGAACACAACAATGTCCAGGAGTCTACAATTGACAGACCAGCGGGCCACCCCCACAGTGCAACATCAAAGCTTCGCCGAAGTGCAGATGTTCCTCTGCATGAGATTCTGAAATCAAGGGTAGCATCTAACAGCGCTCCATCTCCGCACGCACCGCCAGGACGACAGGATGGTATAGGTATTGAACGTCCTTCCATGAAAGTCAAATTACCAAATACATCCCAGGATGAAAAACTTGGGCATGGTGGAATCGTCGATAAAGTGCATGATACTCATCATCTACCCCTGAGCTCAGACGACAATGAGAAACATCGCGAAGCTCGCCACGCGCAGCAGGCAGATATCGATCTAGGTGTCGATGTTACACATAACCCCATGCACAAACCCCGTGCGCACGGTAGCCACCGCTACTATGCGGATAATGAAGATGAAGATGGGGAGGACGATTTCGACGCTCAGCACGCGCAACAAAAATACAGGCCTCTTGGTGCCCAGGACATACATAATCCCTATCACAGACTCTATGCACACCAGAGGCATGATGGAAAACATCTCGATACTCACCTCCTGCATCCGGAACGTGCTAATAATGCAGATGTCCACGATACGCATTCTTCTCGTGAAGTACATGGCCACGATATGCATTCTTCTCGTGAACTACATGGCCACGGGAAACACGGTGACGTAGACGGCGATAAAGATCTCGATGCCAGTCATACGCGTAAGAGAGACGCTAGCATTGATTTTCATGATATACATCATCCATATCATGGATTTCCATTGCAAAGCGAAACGGGGAGAAAAGCAGATACGGGAATGTCAACAGGCTCCAAAGTAGATTCTTACGTGCACTCCGTCCATTCACATATTCATACCTCCAAGGAAGCAAGGCCAAGCAAAGATTCGACCATTCATTCTTTACCACCAGGTTTAGGAACAAATAAATCAGACGCGCATACTATACACGCTGTATATGCGAAGCATCCTTTACCTACGCCATTTCCGCAGAATCACAGCTCGGTTCCTGCTTATCACCTCGGAACTCCGCATGCAGGCCATCATACGCAACACAGAGGAAGAAGCAAAACCCAAGGAAATTTCTCCACACATGGCGTTGGCCGCAAATCGAATGAACTGCTCAAAGAGCATATTCCAGACATTGTCCGAACCTGGAACAAACTAAAAGACGCCACGAATAGACGCTTTCCTAGCAGTAGCTCTGACATTTTGCAAGCTTTCCAGACATGTGCAGCTGCTACCTTCGTGGCCTTAAGTTTTACTTCATTGCCTTGCACGAAGCGAAGTAGTTCTGGAGTTGCATGCGAACAATACTCAGAAACTATACAGGAAAAAGAACTACTGAATAGATCTCGAAAGGGCTTGAACAAATATGTTGTACGTATCGTATCGGGTGGTTTAAGTGGTGAAACAGGTTCTTGGGCAAAACACACAAAGAACCTCGAGCAAATACTGCACAATCATTCGAATAGCAAGTCCGCACCGTATATATCTCAAAACTCCATCATGAGTTTGCCTCTCTTGCAGAGAATATCGCAGTCTATTCATGTCCTTGATGTGGCAGTTGCCCGAGCACACGTTCCACGAGATCCACAATACGGCGATCTTCTCAAAATATTCTTCAAAAGTGCGAGAGATACAGCTAAAACCCTAAAAGCTTGCTTCATTCGCTCCGGTATGCTCCCGCAACCCAGCAACATGTTGCTTTTTGCTCATGAAGTGTCAGTATTGCAGTGCACCCATGGTCACGATTATAGTGCGATAGAAGCATTGCATAAAGCCGCCGAGGTTCTCCGCGGTGAGCCCAATGCGACGCCGCTTTATATATTCATCTCTGATGCAATACAAGGGGTAGCTAGACATGCTGTTGACATTCTGAACACCTGTAAACAGAATCCCAACTGTAGTAGGCACATTCACTGTCCTGAAAAACACCCACATCCTCATCCCAGTACCAACATACACACTTCCTCCACCAAATGACAGGGTCGATAAGAACAAAGCCTGCTGTTTACGTACATTCTGAACGCTCGTGCCGCATGCGAATAAGCTAACAAAGGCTATGACCATTTCAGTAGACATAGTGTTTGGTTATTCATAATCAAAACACTGGACAGAGTATATATTAACTACGTGATGTCGCACCCTGGTGTGACACTGGTCGCCGCCTTGCACTTTTGGTGAAACATACGCAATACACCAAGGAACTTGAAGGTGTCTGCGGCGCGTATGAGTACTCATGCGCGCTTATGTAGCGACATGCTGCATACAGCATGTTGCTACATAAAGAAATCATTGAAAAATGTGTGGTTTCTTCGCGAATAGAGCGTAAGCACATGTTTGAATAGACAAATGTCACTTTGTGCTTGTACGCAGCCAAGTTGGACAGGGGGCTATGCAATCATTCCGTACGGTTTCCTCACATATCCGTATTCATCGCCTTATTCGGACTATGGGTTTCTAGCACCGGGCCGTGGTCTCACGTTCACTCCCGCTTTTATGAAAGCGCGTCAGACAGTATGCTGCGGGGGGCGTCCGATACGCAGGAAAAAATGCTGCTGGCAGTAACCAACACGGTTGGCAAAGCGCTTCCTTTTCTTGTTCTACGCGAGGACGTTTGGCTTCTCGCATCGTAGGAGGGAGGTCGTACTCTTCGGGGGTCTCCTTCCCTCCTTGTAGGCGGAGAAAATGGCAGCCTACATCAGGATAGAGAGAAACACTGTCAAAGTGGCATGTAAGTAATGTGGAGGGCCTTTCGGGCAGCGGAGCATATTGCAACATTTTCGTTCAGACCTCCGTGGTTTTCGTCGTCGTCCCACAGAGTGGGACACGCAGTGGCCTCGTTGCCACTCTCCGTAAGTTCTACCTCAGTGGACGTTTGATAAAAAGACCTCCCTCACGCTTAAAACATTTATAGCCCATTTTTTGGTAGGCCCGGGTAACTTTCCAACTTCGATAGCGTACAATGCATTTTCCTCATTTTCTGGGTACATAGGTGGAAGCATTGCAAAGATCGGGATGTTCTCTCCACACTGGCGCAAGATGCAACGTCGTGGTAGGTAGCGTTTGTCATCAGATTACCAATAATACCTATGATCGTGTTGCCTCGCTGCACCCCTCGCATGTTTAGAGGCTGTCTGACTTTTTGTCTGAGTAATATAGAGCAAGCGAGATGCAGTTTGTCGCAATACGAAATAAAATATGTTAAAGTGGCAAAAAGAAAATTGCCACTATCGCGCTGTTCGTCGCCAGGACGGTGCTGATCTAGCGTTGCCATTCCCGCGATTCATTAGATAATGTATTCCTAGTGCGAGTGCAGCCAGTGTGGCTGCACTCGCAGTTGTTGCTGCTAAATTAGCCGCATTATTTACGGGTTTAGCTCTCTTTAGTTCTGCGAGTATAGCCTCCATTGTTTTTTCGGGTATAGCCCCCTTTGGTTCTTCGGGTATAGCTCTCTTTGGTTCTTCCAGCCCTAACAGAATGGCTATTTTTCCGCCCGTCCTTGGACGCGTTGGGACACGAAAGAGAGCTTTTTAGACCCTGATGAATTCGCCACAGCAGGTTGTTTAAGTCTTCTCGCCCGAAATTAAGCCCCCCCTGGCCCTTCGGAAATGGCACATATACATTATTTTGGTTGAGTCTTGACAAAAAATATAGGCGCCAAATCGTGATAATGTAGAATAATATGGAGCGTTGTTTTGGTCCTTTGGATGCAATGGTGCAGTGCCCAGCACTGCAATATGAGAACGGAGGCTTGCGAGTTCTCGAATGCGCCTCCGCCCCAATGCCCGGTGTGAATGATTAGCTGATTTGGAGACTTCGCTTGCTTTATGGCTTGGTAGAACCCTTTGATTGCAACGTCTATCATAGTGTCGTAAGGTACGCGCGCGTTGGCGGGGCGCGACCTATTTATGGCAGGCAGGCGCAGCCGATGCACATCTGCTGCTGGGTAGTCGCTTCTCAATACCCAATTTTCTTTGAATGTGTCTGCCCGCCGCAATGTTTGCTTGTATGGCCCCCCATAAAATTGCCGCCGAATGTCAAAAATATGGCGGAACGAAAATAATCTCGGGCACCGTAGGAGGCTCGTGATTATTTGCTGGTTTAAACGTAGAATCACTAATAAAGGAAATATTGTTGAGCAGAATGACAGAATTTCTTCTTGCACCCAACCTCTCTCGTCTAGCAGACCACCCCCGAGACGATCGTTAGCAAAATTGACGTACACCTCACCAGCTTTCCAATTATATAATCCGGCTTCTCCCACAAAATCAAAAGTATTTTCTGACTGCTGTGGAGATTGTAGGTGTCGAGATGGTAGAGGTGAGTCTACGTCGATATCACTAAAACTGTAAAGTACAACATTCCCCAACTGCAAGGGCGACGACGAGTTTACGATATTTAGCCATGTATCTAAAATATACCTCTCAACGCCAAGTAACTGACTTGATTCCTCACGCCTCTCAATCACATATCCCAACATTTCGTCGACTGGCAACGCGCCGACTTCAGAGTGATTTCTCACCGGCAACGCGCCGACTTCAGGGTGATTTCTCACCGGCAACGCGCCGAGAGGAGAGCCATTTCTCGCAACAGACCAGTGCAGAATCTGATTCGCTACTCGTAGGAAAGCCTTATTCTACTCAATAGAAGTTTGAACATCCATTTTGTTTCTAGACATGCTTTTACTATGCAAGCACCGCCACTGTAATAGCGAATGCTGTTCATAGCTATGAAGACCAAAAGGCGCGAAATCCACAAGGAAGGCGGCGCAAGCTCAGTAGCGCACTTCAATATCCACAAATTCGGTGGAGCTCTTCCTTCGCGATTGTTGGGAATTCAGTGTGTGGCGGAATGATCTGTTCTCCTATTTTGTAATCTTGACAGATCATAATGTTTTGTGTGTAGCCGGAAGAACTTTGCTTGCACATGACCACGAAGTTTGTATTAGCCTGCACTGGGTTTTCACCCAGAAGCCCGCTCGCACAGAATGTTTCATTCATGCATTTCCAGCGAGGAGAATCGTACTTGATACTATAGCACATTCTACGAGTAGGAGTACTTACAGTATCAGGCGCGCAGAGTGGAGGTGCCACCGGAGGGGACATAGGAGAGGCTACTGGTGCACCTACTGGCCCTCTTACAGGAGCGCTCACCGGAGCGCTCACCGGAGCGCTCACCGGAGCGGCTGATGGGACTCCTACTGGAGCGCTCACTGGAGCGGCCGATGGTAGCGCTACCGGAGCGCTAATCGGAAATCTTGCTGGGGCGGCCACTGGGTCGCGTACATAAGAAGCATTGGTATTCAGAACCCCTCCATGCTCAGTTAGTGTGACCATCGTAGATTTTACACTTATTTCAATAAGTATATAGTAATATGTTCAAGCACACATTTTATCTCGTTGTGAACTCATGTGCGTCCGTCTTGCTTTATGGACGCGCAATGTCACAACTGAATCTTGCCATTCCCACCGCAGGATCCAATGAAAGTATACATGCGTCGTGCTTTTCTACAGATGTTACTGACTCTGGCGATGTCACTGTTTGTTGACATTGATAGGCTGCAAAATCAGTCACGCCTCGATTCCACTTACATTCAGTGGAAATTACGCCAGCTTCGGATCGACATCCTACAACAGAACCTTGCGTGCCTATTGGTGCCCAACTCAATGTGCATGAATTCAGCGGATAAAAAAACGTCTTTCGACTCTGTGCTAGTCCTCCTATCTCAGGAACATGCTCGCGTGGTCGTCTCCACGGATCAGGAAGAGGGCCGCGACAGGATGACTCCAGATCACAGAGTTCGCGGGGTTCGCGGGGTTCGGGGCAGCTACCTGTAAAGCGGCTGTGAGGATGAATGTGTTTTTCATTAGATGGATCTATGATGTAATCATCTGCGATTTGCATAGGTGGATATGATCTGCTACTAAACGCGTCGTCGTACATTTATCTAGCAGACAATATTAGTAGCCTATATAGGCGATGGAGTAGCATTGGTGCCAAATCCAAATATCGAATAATGTTGTGATGTACGCATTGCGGCCCAAGTGACGCGTTTGTGGTGTTCATGACAATAAAGCTAGATGGCCACAGCTGCATCTAATAAAAAACAACAAGCGGTTCCCAAAATTGCTGCAAAGAAGCGAAAGCATGCTGCAGTCAACACTAGCAGTAGCGCGTCATCTGCAAAAGTTAAACTTACTGAAGTTCCGGTTGCTGCAGTACGACATCTATTTACTTGCTCGTTTCAAAGGGTTGTATGGCTTGGCAACCGCGATGAAGTAGGAGAAAGTAACTACATGTCAAATGCAGAAAAAAAGGCATCCCTGGAGGATGACCTGAAGGACTACATACTTCGGATGCAGCATCGATCTCCACTGTGTTGGTTTCAGGAATCGGAATCTACTATGCAATGGCACCATTGCGTAGCTTCTCCTGTCGAAGTAATTATCGAGGCAGCTAAACTTGCTAATTGTAGTGTAGATGAGACTTGTCGAAGGCTGGTGAACCTGGAGTCGGTGACATGTTTAGTTGAACATGCACTGGTTGCCACATTTCGTGACGCGGATACATGTGGGGTATGTGTCAAAGATCGCCTTTTGCACGCCGCAAGAAAATGTCTGTTTGATCTATTACCCGAAAACACTGCCATCTCTTGGTCGATTGTGGAGCCACATTTAGATTCGGTGGAGAATGATGCTTACAATCTTCTTTCACACGTGCGAGACAAAAGCGGGGTACTCTACTCCTGTACGGGCATGAGAGGAATTATGGATAGACGTTTGCACACCATACTCACTAAGCGTACGAACTTCTATGTAGCGCCAACTCATTGGAAAGCGGCAGGTACCTTCACAGTAGAGCAGGCTGCTGTATTCGTGTCAGTCATGGAACACTTGCGCGCCCGTGGATGGAGTGTACTGTCAGGTCCGGGAGGATCAGGAAAAACACACATGCTTCGCCACATTGCGGATCTCTGCGAAAGTACAGAAGTGTTTTCCGAGGGAGACGGGCCTGACTGCCCTGCATGTGGAGAAGAACGACTCGTGCGACGCTGCAACATATGCGGTTATCACCGACACGATCAAGGACAACGGGAACTTCGAGTCTGTTTCCTTGGACCAACTAACAGAGCGGTGGCTGTATTGGTATCTGCAATTAAAGGTCCAGGTCGCGTATTTTCCCACTTGATGGGCACGGTACATTCCCTTACCCGCAGACGTGATCTTCCTCCGCAGGATTTGGTTGTGATTGATGAGAGCAGTATGTTGGCAGCCGAGCATGGTGATCTGTTAATGAAAACAGAAGCATTTAGGAAGGCTGCGTGGCTCCTCGTAGGAGATCATGTGCAATTGCTCCCTGTTGGAAGGGGCGAGCTCTTCCGACCCCTGAAGCTATCCAGCCAATTGCCCTCTCTAAGCATTAACATGCGAGCCAACAATGTCTCTTTGGCAGCTGTCATTGACGCGGTGCGAAACGCTAACAGTGCAACGGTGCTTCCTTATGAGCAGCATAGTTCTTCTACGCATGAACTCTATGAAAACATTAGGAACGCTAAGTGCGACCTGGTGTTGGCTGTACGAAATGAGGAACGCGTACATTTCAACGCTTTTTGTATACAATCGCTGCCGTGTACTCATGCCGGTTTAAGCGCATTGGACGATTACCGCAAAATAGCGGTAGAAGACACTCTCACTGGCAAGAACATGCCGAGGTCGTTTATTCCATACGCTGGCATGCCGGTTCGTTTTCAGACGAATGTGCACAAGCCAACTGCTTGCAGAGGAGACATAGGTCGGATCAAAGGCGCCCAGCAAGTATCAAAGACTTGGAATATTCAAGTCGAGGTCAACAATTCCATCGTACGTTTTGCATCGCCATTCTTTGGTATCCCCGAGCACATTCGACCTGCCTTTGCGACAACTCTTCATGATGCACAAGGTGCTCAGAGCTCAAAAGTGGGAATTGTATTACCTCCTTCTGTTCGTTGTCCGTTGCTAACACTCGAAACTCTGTATACTGCCATTTCACGCGCCCAAGATGATCTGATTCTATTTACACGCGGATGCAGACTTCGCGATATCCTGGCAGAGCTTAGCTCATGTACTCGTCTGCGCACTACACCATTGAACATCCTCCTTGCTGGCGACCGAGGCCTTGAAGGATGAAAAGACTTCTTCTGCTTCGAACAACTTCAGAGACAATAATTTCACACTAAAACATGAATGCCAGCACAAAGCAAGATTAGGTGAAATATGTATTGCCTTTGATAGTCCAAGACTAAATTACAACACCCAAGAAACAGCATAGAAGCTGTCCGACATTCAAAGCTAATTCGCAATGCATCTGTCAAACGAGTTAACAAAGACCAAGACAATGTTTACGCATTGTGAGACAATGGAGACGATAGTGTTCAACCATTCATGTCAATGACTTTCGTATGGAGCAAACGATAGCGACATTATGCATGACCCGCACTTTTGTTGTGAATGTTCTGCAGTGTTTTTGCTTACTGGTACGATTCACACATTTGCCTCGCTGTGCAATGGTACAACGAAATCTATGGGTGGATTGTGCTCAACCAAAAGGCGACTGATGTGAAGTACTTGCTCTTCAACCCAATCAAACGCTTGCAGATACGCTGGCCTAACGAATCATGCGAAGTGTGGAAAAGAAGGTTGCGGAGGCCTATTCTATGCTGCATGAAAATCCACGAAGAAGTCTTTTGCAATGAAGAATGGGCTATCAATCAAGGGTAGTGCGCGCACACATAGCATAGGCGATCAGCTGCAGGACAGTAGCATTACTCGAGCTCGGGAGCTGCAGATTTGCGATGCTGCTTCACGTTCACAGTGCTGCAAAATATAAATATGTGCACTCAACATTTCCGCAATAGTGGAAATGTTGAGTGCACAAATAAGTTTGCCACTTTCTACAAGATTACGGCTGTAGAAGATTTGGTTACCGCACGTTCAGATCTGGTGGCGTGTAACACAGATTACAGGCAAATGCTATCAACATGTGCATATAGATGGTATTAGCTAGCTCGAGTTTGTTGTAGCAAGTGCCAAATTGCTTCTGCCTCAAGTAGAGATGGACCCGATCGCTTCGCTTGCGCGCTAACATGAACCCTGGTTACCCCGGTTGGAATCCCACTCCCAATGTCTAGAGTTCTGCTTTTTCCACTGCCTCTGTTCAAAGTAGTAGAACTCTGGCGTGTTGTTTGAAGACTCTTGAAACACTTCACGAACAGAGGGCGAGACTTCACCAAAAAGGGGCTCCAAATTCCGACGGATACGTGCGGCATTTTCAAAACCGATGCGTGTTGTAAAATCGTAACGTCTGTGTACGTAGTTGGGACCTATCCCTTCTTTTTCGCGTCTTTCTCGCTCGGTTGTTGCGCGAGTAGTTCCGATCTTCTGAAACAATGCCGTTGCCTTGGCACCCCTGCGCGGAGCGGTGTATCCGACTGTCCTATCAATTACACTCTTCTCTGGAGTGGGAGGCGCAGTAGGAAGAAATGAAAAGAGAGCGACAGCCGGTTTTTGCGTAAGGCATGCCGGGAGCGTGAGGTCCAATACTTCCCACTCTAAGGGGGTGGACTCGGGGGTTGCTTTTAGGTGTTTCAGGTACCAGCACAACAAGTTTCTGTGGATAAAAAAGGGGTGTATTACATCTCCTAAACGACAATACAGAACTGTTGCGGACGGTATGAACAGAAACCTCCCGTTCTCTTCATCGGGTGTTTGTAGTGTGCACACTTGCCCTATACAGAGCCTGCGAGCACTGGGCCACTGAGACACTGGCAACACAGTGCCGTTTGAGCTGCAAGCAGCGTTGATAGCTTTCACCACATCTGTTTTTGCTATCCAAACCAGGAAAATGTGTAACTGCTTTTTCAAGATATATAGCATCAAGTTCTTGTATGGACCCAACTCATCTACTAATGTGAAAAAACTGCTATTTTGCAAAAATGCCAAATATGCCTGTTCATTAGCCTTATCGCTGTTTGTGGCTTCGTCGCTTATTGCTTCTGCACAATAAGCGAGGAATAAGTCGGCTTTACTAGCCAAACCCCAGGGAGACGTTTCCATACTTTCCGCAGTATTGGCTACAGAAAAAAGTATCGTGTTATTACAATGAGGCCGTAAATTTCGCCTGGATACCGCAGCAGAAACCGCCACTGCAGTAAGTAAGACAGCAAGGTGCTTTCTGGCTGGGGTCCAACGAGCAACTTTGTTAATCGTGTGTCTCTGGCTATTAAACGTAGTCATACCGTCATGTTTTACTTTCAGACGGATTTCGATTTCGACCCTAGGTCGCATTGCAACTTTTCCGCATTAGTGACAATGTTGAGTATACACGTGTTTTTGCCACTTTCTTGACGAAGTTGCAATTTCGTTCTCGCGACTACTGCGTCCAAATGTTTGCCACTAACACATATTAGAGGCAACTGTCTTTCAATTGTGTATGTCAGCTATGTTTAGCTCGGATTGGTTTAGCATGATGGGAGGGAACTTGTGTTTCGACAATTGCACACCCGAGGGTAGGCTTTTTTTAATAGCTGGCTCTCACATGGCAGCGCTGTTGTCATGCTCTCGCGTTAGGCGTCAGTGGCTATGTCGCGAAGGGATGCAGGGCCAGATCTTCGATCTATGTTCTTGCGAATGCGCTTTTGACTTGCGCTGCGAATGCGATTTGGACATTGAGGTATGCAGGTTCTGCGCGAGTAACATCACTTATTTTCCCGAAGAGAATCCAAGTATGTTCGGGGAAGAAGTGCCTGGTGAATTCGACGACTCGGGCGACGTGAACTTTGTATCGCGCAACGTTGAAGAGTTAAAATGTCATGCTCACGCCAGGGAATAGACATTCAGCATGACTGCGCCGTTTAGATTTGTCGCGGACGCGGTCTCTTGCTCAATCGAGGATCAGGTAAAGATGTTAGCTCAAGCGCTTGTCATGGTATCTTCAAAATAAGCTTTGCCACTTTCTACAAGTTAGTGGCAATTTCGTTCTCGCGACTACTGCGTCCAAATGTTTGCCACTAACACATATTAGAGGCAACTGTCTTTAACTCGCATATAGCAGTTTAGTTAGATCGAATGAGTTTGAGGCCAATGCGCATGCAATATTGTGTATATTGAGTGACATCAAGAGAGGGTTGTTAGAATTAGTCACGGAGAAGCGCACTGGCACGGGGATGGCAGCGAAAGCTTCTGTTACACGCCTGACAATAATAACGTAATTGCAACGGTGCTACCATAGCAGCATGCTTATGACGTCGTAAGCTCGCTAAAATAACAATTCAAAGAGGTTATTTACGCTTTCTTGTTTTCTGTGCGCTCCATGGTGTCGAGAGAACGCACGTTTTGTTTTGCATACGGCTTCTCACCTAATGGGGCGGGCACTGCGGAGATCTCTTTAGAGTACACACGAGTTCTAGTGGCAGTCGTAATCGTGGTAGGTCGGCGTGGCATGCGTACATGCGTAAACACCCCATGTAATATGTCTGCCGCATTCTCTGTACACAAGATAGAGACATTTTTGAGCAGTCGACTACTGATCTCTTCAACCTGACAGAAAAAACGTTCAACGCGCAAAATATGTGGGAGATTCTGAGCAGATAAGTGTTTGATATTGAAGGACAACGAGAAAAAAGTATTCGTGCCGTTGAGTTGATGATAATAGTTCCGCAGGCGGTTTATGCCGTCATCCACACACTGATCTGTTAATAAGCCCTCGGTCGCCGTGTGAATAATGCCTGCCTCCAGGAAGACGTTTAACATACTATCTATTTCTTTGTTATTCACTATACTTCGCCTTTCGTCTACTCAGTTTAGCAAGCCTCAATGCTTAGTTTTGTTATCCAGATTATAATCAGAGAAACGACAAACAGGCAAGGTACAAAGATAAAACTGCTTGAATACAGTGTAGTGTAGCATGTGCGATGCGCCAGATGTTGCAGGCTATGATACGCGGTCCATATTTCATTCTCGTCAGCATCAAACAAATCCTGCCAGGCGCTGATTTCTTGCGGGGAGAGTGTCATATTTATAGAGCCATGGTAACTGCAGCCTTACCAAGTGTGTACTACATGAAATCCGAGAAGGCGTGTGGGAGTAATGAGCACACAGCAAGTTTTGTTGCGTTGTGGCCCTTGCGTGGCCCTTTACAGAGTGCTTACCTCCACCAAAAGTTTTCAGTACTTCTTGAAAGTAATGTCTCCTGTGGAGATTGGATGAGTTGGGTGTTATGGAGGAGTAGTTCTGTCGCGGCACGCTTACAAATGGAGATTCCTGCGTCTCTGTGTGCTGTGTGCAAAAGTAAACATAGCACTTTCATGTGTGCTCGAGATACAACTATACGGTACTGCTCCCAACATAAACCTCCACGTGGAGCTGGCTTCTCAGTGGAAAACGAAGAGTCTTGGATTCTATTGTGGCAGACTCGCTCTCCGTCCACATTGTATAAACAAAAGTCAGAATTGCGAAAGCTCTGGACAGCGGCGCGGTGGTGCCCCGAGGGAGCACACGACTACGAACGAATGTGCCCTTTTTTCCATTACGTATACGAATAGTATATGATGTGTGTAGAGAGAATAGTTTTTCACTCTCGTCTAATTCATCATCTGCCATCAACCATAAATGTGCATCTAGGTTCCCTAAGGATGTGCTCGAGGAGGTCCTCGCTTCTGTGAAGGTCCTGGATGCTCTTGTTGCCTATAACCTTGCCTTAGTGCACACAAGTCACAATCAGGCAAGCTCCATAAACTATCGGTGCAACAAGCAACGCCTTACGGAGGTTGAAAATGAGGGATCGTTAACATTGAACGATCTGCTCGGAGACGACAAAGATGATCGAGGTGCAGGTGCATCAATGGCACTCGCTGATGATTCTTCCGTAGCTACTCCTCTGGGGCGCATAGCAAAGAAGTATGAGCCACTCCTCGTAATATTTCCAGAACTTCAATCGGTGCCAGTAACTCGGTTAGACACTCTAGCAGGACTTTGGGAATCAGTCGTCTCTGAAACCAACGGCATAGAACGAGGCGCGCAGAATGTGGATAAAGCTGGCGGCCTACTTCGAGAAAATATTTTAGCACTCGAAGAAGTATGCATTCATAACTTCATTCGTTCTGGTGCGGACTCACCAGCCTCCGCGGGCGCACAGGTCTGCGTAGAGTGTGGTGAAGAAGGTAGAGTGCATTGTGTAGTCTGTCAAAAACACTTCTGTGCAGTTTGTGCTAAAGGTACAGAGGTTTTATTGCAGGTGGCGCTGAGGCGTTCGGTTGTGAACAATGGAGAGGACGAGGAGTATGATGAAGATGCCACTTTCGGAGAGTGTCAAAATTGTTGTCAACCAGTCTATCTCCCCCCGGCAAATCCTCCTGCATCTTTGTTGTGCTTTGCATGCTCTTCGCTACGCCAGTGTGCACATTGCCTCAATTGTCCCTCTAAACTCCGTGGGTCTCGTGGCGATTCTTTACAGAAGCTCTTTTGTCTTAAATGTGCGACAGGTGCATACAATCTAGGCACGCTGCTACGTAATTTGCAAGAATCTCTAATCCTCCCTTGTCCGCGTTTCGTGAACCCAGAGCACGTTTCTGTAGCACCCCCAAATTCCGAAGCGTTCGTTGTGACTGCAGCAAACGAGGCCTTGACGCTTCTGAAGCCAAGCGAAACCGCTGTAATCGCTTCTCATGTCTATTCACACGGTGCACAGAGTTCGAAAGTTGGTGCAGCGTTCCAGAGCTGTCTCATCTTGCCCAGCATAACTCACATTATTATCGAAGGGAAACGGCTGTACAATAATGCAGCGAGCAAGACATGGCTCGCGAAGCTAACCTCTGCATGTCTGGCCTCAGAGGCGAAAGAAGTCGCGCTAGAAAGATGTCGACGTGTCGGTGCACTAGCAGAGACAGACGATAAGCGCTCGCCTTCTTTCGAGCTGTCTACTTTTGAAGGACCCATGCTCCTCCAAGGTGAGCATCCTCGCCTCCTATTGGACATTATGATTCTTTTTTGTATTCAAGGAGCCTGGTCGGCAGAAGAAGCTCACACACCCGCTATAATGGCGGATGCTACTGTCCAGTGTCTTCAGAAATGGAAACCCGTCACCCTTCCTCCGCCATACAGCTCGTACTCGTGGCTATTCTCCGCGTGTCTTCGAGAAGCTCAACATATTTGCAGTACCAGAGCCCCTTGGCACCCGGGATCATGCCCCATCCCGGACTGCTCCGTGCAGCCGTCCTATAGTGCGCTTTTGATGGCATGGAACAGCGCGTCACCGGGCGCACCCAGTCAACTCGCATCGGCTTTTTCATGTGGCCATGTCCCCAGCCTAGTTAGCCCAAGCGTAGAAGCTTCCAGATGCCTCAATCCAGCTTGTGCTCAACTCCCATCCCAAATTTACACTAGAGATTTCTCCATTCGTGGCGTGGATGATGGCAAGCCTCCTTTGAAGATGTCGCGGTGTAGCCATTGCAATATGCCCTCGTCCTTTGGCCGCAGTATATTTGACATTACTGACGTACTCCGAAATACTCTGAAGCGAGAAAGAGTGTCATTATTGCCAAAGTTGGCAAGACTGTCTCACAGCTCCATCAGACAAAAAGAGGAATCGTGTAGGGACCTGTAAGATATGAGTACTATCCTTGGTGCCATAAGATGACGACGGGAAACATGCTCTGTCTTTTAAATGAGCATCACGACAAGCTTCCCACCAAAGTCGACCACGGTTGGATGTCAGCCCGACATTTATATGAATGGGTATGTGTATCCAGATGGGCCCTACGCTGTAGGAAGCCGATGTTATGCGCCCATCTTGGAATTGTTCAACAGTTGTTCCGACGCCATATTAGTTCGCTTTGATTCTCGAGTGAGTACCGATGCGGGAGAGCACGAGCTAAGAAATTGCATCTGGGTACCCAGCAAGGGGTACACTTTACTCACGGGAGTTTTGCCATCTGTGGGTGAACAGTTGTCAAAAATAATAATTGAGGATAGTTGTGGACACGTGGAATGTTACACACTAGAACACGATCCTGTGTACGGGTATAATGTATGTTGCGTGAATGATTGTACAGAATCCGCACTGAGCTTGCGCGTGAGTCGTACACCATATTCACCTCAATTTTGCGGTTGTAATGTGCCCATCTGGAAAGACACCGTGATTGTCCCACTTAGGGCGAGTATCTCGCCACTTGATGCATAGTTACAAAAACGCCGAATCGTTTCCCAAATCCGCCTGGACCTGGGTCCACTCTGCATTTCCCATAAACATGGGGCGGTGAGGTGCAGTAGTGGAACCTTGGGTAGGCTTTTTAATAGCTGGCTCTCACATGGCAGCACTGTTGTCATGCTCTGACAGCCTGTTATCATACTGCATCTTGTTCCGCAGTATGATTTGTATACTAGTCTGACCGATCGCAAGGGGATCCCTCGCCAGACGGAGCTGGCGAATCGTCTAAACAGCCAAAACCCCCACCTCGCCTATCGGCGAGTCCTCTGATGAATGTCCCGTCAGGTGAGCAGTAGTATCAGAGGGAACAGGAGGGCCTCTAGGGCCCACGCTCTTACTGCCCGCTCCTCCGCCCGCACTCCTCATCCTCAACTCTCCGCTTCCAAAGTCCTTTTTGTCGCCATTTGTATCGTCTTGTCCGTCGTAAATTTTCCGAGCTGCCGGGTCAGGTACTTTGTCTTTTAATGTGTTATAAAGTTGTTCACTTACGGGTTCACCAACTGCCAATGTTATCCAATGATTTCCCGTAGGGATGGTCTTGTCATCTAAGTTTAAGACATACACTTTAAAAGACGTTATATCGCCCCTCCCCAATAACGCTTCTAGGTAATTTCCGAACTCCCCCCCATGAATACCATTACCGAAAAAGACTTGCAAGTAATAATTTGTAGTCCCCCATTCTTTGCATTCATATGCATCTAAAGGAACATCTTCGCCGGTTAAGCAGCTTGCAACAAGGTGTTCCACTGCATCATCCCAGAGAAAGTCGTCGGTTTTAATTTGATGATTTAAGTGTCTATTCAATAGACGCATCTTAGGTATTGATAGCTCTCGTGACTTCAAAAGTGGCAGGTTCAGTTCGACAGTGTACCATTTGTCATCTCCTGCAAGCAGCATACTGCATGCAACCTCAGCAGCAATGTATCCGCAATCATTTCCTTGTTGCCCCCACTCAATTGTGTCCTCTACTTGGAAACCCATACGCCGCAATTGATCTGCAATTTCAAAGCTTTCATTATATGGAAATAAATCCACAATCCGGACTAGTACCGGTCCTAACTGCCGTCTCAACCTACTTAATCGTTCCACTTCTTTTTGGGGAATCTTGTATCCGCGCGCAGCATTCGCCCAGTGGCCCGCCTTCATGTCAAGAATATTGCTGCTTTCAGACCGGCTAGGCGGAACTGGTTTGCGTCTTCCCGTCTTGTCGTGAGACTTGTGCCAATTCGTTAAATCGTTCAATGCAATCAATTGTTCCTGATCGTTTATATCCGCAGCTGTGGTGTCCACTTCCCCGTATATACCGTCCAAGAGGCTTTTAACATCATGTCTGCTATGTTTCTCACGGAGATATGCTATAAAGTCTCTCAGTTGGTGGTCATTATCTGTGTTGTATACAACATCTGAGGTCTTCAATACTTTAAGTTGGTCAAGGGCATTCAGTTTTTTTGTCATCCATTCGTTCACTTCTCCTTCTATGCGTGTTCGTCTGTCGCGTTCTTCTTGGCCTGCATGTTTTTTGGCAGTTCTGCTCAGAATTTTGGTGTCTGTATGTAATGCACGAGGAGTACCGCGCAAACTTTTGTTCTCAGGCGAAATAATAGCAAGAACAGTCTGCAAATCACGTGCGTACAGAGTTTGCCTGGGTCTCGAAACGCGTTTATTCATGGTGAACATTCGCATCGCATACCTTGCCTTTTCCAGAATGCTCATCAAGGTATTTTCTAACGTCGACTGAATACAATTTAACATTTCCCTCTCCCGTCTTTCGTCGATGTTCCAGCGTATTTCTCGTCCCAGCTGTGTCGTGATATAATGTCTGAAGACTTTCTGCAATATAGCGCGCTGCAAATATAAACACCCTGTGGGTTGAGTGCGCTCATGTCGAATCTCTTCGTGAGCTTTCGGTGAAAGATGACGTAAATCAACGTTCCTTCTGTGCTCTTTAATCTTCCATTTGTCGAAAGACTCACACGGGAGATGGTCTTCGGTGCAGGTCTTATGCAGTACAACATCCAAGATATTGAATGCATCAACCAGCATAGATGGGATGTTCTCAATGTTCTCTCTTCTACGCCGGAGAAGCGCAGTCATTGTATATGTTAAATTCAACAGAAACAGGTCCGTTATTTTTTCTAGAGCGTTCCGTACTATACTTTCGCCTTTCGGTGCTGATGTGGCGTAACTGCTAATACCAGCTTTCCTACACATTCTTCGCACAGACTCGGGCTTGATCAATTTGTTTAAAAGATGACTCCATTCAGGATTGGGTTCTTCTGCGGCCACCTCGGAACGCTTAGCGCTGCTGCGGTCTTCAAATTCCTGATCTATTTCCTGTTGTGTTCTCACGTCTTGCCCCCCTTCATCTCCTGTGGGCTGTAGGTCAGTTGTAAGCGGGCCAAAATGCCAAAGCTGCGTCGGGGCAGCTTCGCCTGCAGCTTTAGCGCTCGCCAGAGTCCTAGCCTTCCTCTTCGGTTGAGCAGCAGCAGATGAATTTTCACTCATTATCCGTAATTATATTTAGAGATCGTCTGAAAATGTGTCTGAAAATGTGTCTGAAAAGTCAAGAACGGTCTTGTAGTCGAAATGCAAATTCAGCTCAAGAATGAACTCACGCACGCAATATGTGCTTTCGAACCTAAAAGGTCGAACTGGCCAAATCTAGAACGTAATATTACTCTTGCCCCAAAAGCGTCTTCGAGCGCGACTCGAAAAGGTCCATGGAGCTCGAGTGTCGATCATAGGTGAATGCTGCACGAGCCAAAAATGCTCTCAGTGCTGCAATAAGTTGCATACGGTTCCGACAAGATGTCACAAAAAGATAAAGGGGAAAAAGGCAGAGCTGCCCAGAGCGCAGCAGCTTATCGTTGACCTAGAGGATACCTGGGCTCTGTATCGTTGACCTAGAGGATACCTGCGCTCTGTATCGTTGACCTAGAGGATACCTGGGCTCTGAAGCGATGCGTGTTTTGTCGAAATTCAACAGGTTCAGATCTAGTCTGGAATAGGGACAGACATGCGTCCTTGAACATCATGGGCATCTACCTACGCTTGGCGGCTACTAGCCGACGCCCCGCTGAGTTCCAGATGAAGAAGTGAAACATGGGTACTACAACGTGCTCGTTCGCTGGTCCATTGCACTCTGGGCCAGCATAAGAGGTCATCTGATGATTAGAGAATTATCAGATGACCTCTTATATCGCAGGACATTAACCGGCTTGTCTTTGTATTCTCATAGCGTAAAAAGTACTCCTACTAAAACAAAAAAGATAGCTACGCCAATGATACGCAAATAAGTGACGGTTGCTACTGCTGGTTGCATAGCAACATCGATAGCAGTGGCTAGGATACCCGTGACTTGATTTGTGTGCGGGTCAATTTCAAAGGTGTGACCCATAATGCCGACTACTTGTTCGAACCCCGTGGAAGCCTTATTCATCCACTTTACAAGCTCCGTTTGGGCGTCAGCGTATGCATTGCAGCTCTGCGTAAATGCCGTGGTGCAGTCCGGTACCGGGCCGATTCCTGCGTTTATGCCTTGCCCTACAAATGGAATAATGTTTAGACCCAGTGCCCACTTACGAGCCGAATAGTCTTGCCACCGTGGCTCGCAGTGGCATCCTTTAACCTCGACTGGCGGATTGACAACCGGCCAGTCGTCGCAAGGGTTATGACCTGTTCCATCGCCACCCGCAGGCGGATATTTCAAAGGATCACAGCCGGGCGCCCAAGCCATATTTCAATTCTTTTTCTACAACGGCACAAAGTTCGGATCGTCCTCTTCCACCTCAAAGAAAGCGCCCCCCGCGGGCTCTTCAGATGCGGTGGCAGAATCTTCTTGATCGAACCTCACTCTGCGCAAATCTACCCTATTGGATTCAGTTCTGACACACGCTGGAGCCTCTTGAGCTCCGCCTGCCCTCTGCGGCTTTTCTACAGTTTGGTCTGGTGCGTTGCCTAAAGGCGCGGGGATCACTGTGTTTGGATTGCGAAGTAAAGCAGTCATCTCAGAGAGGCCTCCATTATCGGGAGAGACTTCTGTCCTCTCCCGGACTTTCGTGCGCAGTCGCTTTTTGAGTTGCTGTTGGGCAACTATGCGATTTACCGGCTCGTCTTCGCTCTCTAGTCCACTAACGGCGGCTGGCGTACTACCTGCTATGACATTCCATATTGTTGATAGATATCGTTTACGCACGTACATTGCAACAGCCGCGATGATTCCTGCAAGAACAATATACACAATAAGTCTGCACGTGGTACTTGGCTTACACGTTGGTCTGGCAGCTGCTAGTGGCAGAACAGCGCTAGCGGATAATGCGGATGGATCTACCGTCTGTGTAGTGACCGGAGCAGACGAAGGGGACGAAGCGGGAACTAAATTGGGTAAGTGGGGCATAGATATAAAAGTCCTTTCTGTAGGTAATGGGACGGCTGGCATCTCTATAGGTACGCTTAGCGGGTCAGAAAAGGATACCTGCCCTGCGCGAGAAGCAGCGTAGGGCGTGGACTCTAATGAATTCACATGTGCATGTTCGCATGCTTCAAGCGCGTAGCGAAATTGATCGACTATGTTACTTACAGTAGGTGCCGCAGTCATTTGAGAGATCTTGCAAAAGTTAGCATTGTCCGTTCGAACGTACGTGAAGCAGATGCGCGCCTCAACCTCTCAGAATTATACACGAGTTACACGGGAGAGCATTGGGAGTTTGCCGTCGTTGCTGCGAATTCATCATCGTACCCAGACTGTACTATTGCATTCTGAGATGCTTGGGGAGTCCGAGGTACTTCGAAAGATGAGTGATGCGGAAGGTGACATACGGAGTGACGATCCCAACATCTTCTCTGCTTGCTTGCAGGTATCGTGTATTCCCAACTCGCCAGCAGAGCTACAGAAATGGATAGCCGCACACGATTTCTTGTGCTCGTTTCCCTGCCCCGAAATGTTATTTGCGGCAGTTTCCAAAGCGTTTCGTTACATGTTGCACGATACTCGTTCTTTATTGGAATGTGCTCGCCACGTTTATCCAGCCTATCGTCCATTGCATGAGCGCATATGCGAAAGAACGTGTATCGTCAAAGGCTTTACCGAAGATGTCCTAGATCCCATTCCCACCTCTCTTCCAAAGCCTTCTTCTCCGCCACCTGCCGGGGATACGGACGCCGCTCCTGGTATCTACGAAGCTCCCCTGGCGCTTTCGCCGAATGGGCTGTGGTTGAGTCGTCGTTCTGGCCAAAACTGCTCGCAATTGATTGACGCATGTGAAAAAACCAGTGATTTCATTGCAGCAGCTTCGCTTGCACAAAGCGTACCTTCATTATTGTGGGCGAAGTCGCGCGAACTGGTTCGGGGTGTATTGCTGGGTTTGGGCGACCAGCTGGGCAGTGCACCCGGCGTAATAATGAACGCGCAACGGCTTCTTGGTATGCTTACGGTGGAAGAGTTCCGCTGGCTCGCGCGGAGATCTCTTGTTGTAATGGGTGCCGCCGAGGATTCTCCTACTCCCTTTTTTCTAGATGGCGAGTATGTACACCAAGTACAGGCGCTCTACAAAGACTGCACCTTAGATCTTAACAGTCTGTGTCATTTGCTAGAGGCCTCAAGAGACGATTTTGATTTGAGGACTGGTCTTTACTTGTTGCCAGGATGCTACGGACGAGAAGAAGTGCCTAAAGTACACTTAGAGCCCAAAGAGCTACGAAAAACGTTCAAACAAAAAGTGCCGTGGTTGGAGTCCTTATGGGCACAGCTCCAGAACGCCCACTTCAAATGTTATGTGACGGGAAGCATGCTTACCGCCGTCCTACAGCCGCATCAATCGGGGTCCACTGTTCTTCCGGGGGATATTGATTTGTTTGTAGAGGATAAGTCAAATCTAGAAGAGTGTTTCCTCATACTGCGCAAAAGTGTCGCGTGCAAGTCTCCTTCAACTACCCTGAGCTTTGAAAATATATCTGCCAACAAACTCAGGGTGCAGCTTCAGTGCAATGAAGCCACTACTTATATTGACTTGTACGCGCATCCGCTCTTGCGGATTTCTAGGTACCACATGAGCTTGGTACGCGTTGCCTTTGATGGAGACACCCTCTACTTTTCTCCAACTGCGGCGTCTGCTGTGGCCACCGGATTAAGCGCCGACTTCTCGATTAAGTGGAAAGAGGAACGAACCAAAGGTATAATATGGCGGAAGTGGGCGAGCGGAGCGAGTTTGATAGTTAATCAGACGGAGCTCAACGTATTTCTCAAGTACGCCCTGAAATGTATTGAATGTCCGAAATCTGTTGGTATCCGGTTGCGTAAAGCGGTGCGCGCGTCTTCTCTCAGTTCCAACGGCCGAGTCTTAAAATTATCGAGACGTTTCTACTTGACGACTAATGCCTATGCCACGGAGCGTTTGCGCTGGCGTGCGTAGGATAGTTCGTTACTGTCGCAGAAATGTAGTTGGGATATTGGCCGACGAGGTACTTAGAGGAACAACCATGGGTGATGCAGCTGCTCCGCCCGAAAACAATATTGGATAGTTGGTAGCATCTTGCGGTTTGTCTTTACCGTTACTCCAGATCCAAATGACGAAGAGACCCGCGAGCACGATCAAGAACACCACAGTCCAGCTGCACCCTCCTGGAGGCTTCTGCTTGTTCCTGTACTCTTCAAAAACTTGGAGAATTCGCGCTTCCATCAACGCCGTACGGCGCTCCGCTTGGTTTATTCGTGCCTGCAGTACTTCTGAAATAGTGTGGAGTTCTGTTCCATACTCGCAATGCGCCGAATCTTCTACGCGCGTCAGCGTCTCTTTGGGTGTAACAGTCTCTACGGAGCGGGCAGTCTGCTGCCCAGACTGCGTTTTCGCTTGCATTACGTGTGACTGTGCCGTGTCTGGTTGCACGCGCCGCACCTCTACCTCTGCAACAACAGCGTTGGCGGGCTTCTCTTCTTTACTGTCTCCGTACAGAGACATATCGTCTAGAAAAGAAAACATTAATACTATTTATTTTGATTATGGTTTTTGATTCGACTCGCCGGACTAGTATTTCGGCGCTTTATCTGTTTGTGTACTCTGCGGCGTAGATGCCGTATCTTTCTCGTACCTTGGGATGGTAGGCATATTGCTCAAAATGCAATAGTATAGCTGCTAATCTATCCTCTCCTTGTTGGCTCGAGTGACAGCTGCTAGGACATCGAGCTGCGTCTTGTGTACTTGTTGCCTTCGTAGCCGAAGTTTGTGAATCTATGAGGTTGTAATGGGAGCTGCTTCCTTTGAATTGTTCTTCTTTGCCGGGGACAGTGACGTGTAGATGATCTGGAGAAAACGGACATAGAAGTTGCTCGTAATTGCATCTCATGCTCGGAGCAAGGGCGAGTCTGTCCAACGCCTTCAGCTTCTGAAAGAAGTCTTCCATATTTAAGAATTAAAGGTTTAGTGATCTGAATGCTGGTCGCGCGCAACAGAAGTTGTTTGAATGCCTCGCTCGTCTCTCGCTCATCTTTGTCTGTGTGGAGAGTGAGCTCTCGTGTCCTCTTGTTTTACGCCTGATTTCTTCTTTGATTTATAATAGGCTAGTGTCGCCAGTACCGCCCCCGCTGTCAAACCCATCGCTGCCGTCTTGCTAAGAGATAATGATGCCTTTGCATCTGCTGTCCTGCCTTCGACATCCGGAGGAGGCACTGAGTCTCGCGTTGCTCGAGGAGGCATGTTTGAAGCGCGGCGTCCTATGTCCGGCAGGGGAGATTGGTCTTTGCACGAGCCGACCTGCGAACGAAGAAGGGGATGAATTGGCAGGTCGGGGTCTCTTGCCGTACGTTGTATTGATTCTTGTTTTTCGTATGTTACTGTACGGGAGATGGTTTTGCATAAACTTTTCCACAACGCTTCGCATCTTACGCATTCATTCAAGTATTCTGTCGTCCTTTCCGGGCTTGTCAAATTGCTGTCTGATTTGACATTCACCGCAAAAGGCTGTTCGGCCCCTGCTCGTTGGACGTGGAGCAGTTTGTCGCCCTGAGCGATGGATCGATATTCTATAGCGATTCGATGTAAGTCTTCCCACGTAGGAGCAGGTTCTGACACTGCTTGCTCGAACATATTGCAACGCTCTGAGGCGTCCAAGCACAACAGTATTATTCCAATTGCTTGAAAGCGATCATCCAGTATTGGATCATAAAATTGCGTATCCTCTGTTTCAAGCTCACTCAATTGAGCTGCTGTTACTCTTTGCTTCTTATCTTGACTTACGGAGAGTGATGTCGGATGGTCTTTAGGTTGCTCGTATTCAAGCATGTCTTGCAGTGCCACCCGTCCCGATGAGAGTCCAAGTTTACTCAGTTGCTTTGGACGGTCTGTGGCACGCATAGACCGCCACATGATGAGCTTTTCCTCCGGTTTCGGCGCTTGCGGTGCATGTGGTAGTATTGTTTCATAAATTAATGGCTGTACTGACTCAAAGTCCATAGCCATCAACATAAGTCGATAGCAGTCTGTATGCAGATACTCAGGGCGATGGCAGGCGATAATGAAGTTTTCTGCGTTTACGTTGCCAAAGAATCTGCCACTCGCATGCAAACAGTCTATCAAACGAACCAAGTCAGCAAATAGCCGTGCAATCACAAGAGATAAAGAAGTTCTTACGGTTTTTTTAATGCATTCTTCCAATTTAGCTTTCTCCACTAAACTCTCTAGAGCTTGCCTACAGTCTCCTACTTCTTTCGCGGCCGCGACAAATTCATCGAGTGGAATCCCAGTTGGTTCCACCACCAAGCTGGCCTCCTGTTCTCCGGCAGAGTCTTTCGCAGGAAAGACTTTTTCAGTTGTGAGCAGTCCGCAGCAATCTGGATACTCTTTAAATGCTGCCTCTGCATTACTCAAATCTCCGCACCAGTCTTGCTTAAGTGATTCGGACATGTCGCTACGCTTCACCCAAGTGTGATATTTTGCACCTAGGTGCTTGACAGCTTCATCTAAGTCAACGCTCGCGTGAGGAGGACCATAATCCTTCATTCTCTGGTAGTGCGGACCTGGCATCCATACACGATCTCCTCGTGTATGGATGCCAGATTCACGATAATCGAAATCGCTAGCGCGCTCCTTAAAGTCTGGTGGAACAACAATACGATAATACTTGTTCTCCGGTCTGTGATCGACGCTAACTCCAAATCGTTTAAGCATTGTGGATGCTTTTGTATAGGACCAGAACAGCACAGTAAGCGCGCGAGGGTGTTAATTAGAACTGTCTGAGTTTAAATCTGAGAAATACTGAATAGAAGAAACCGAAAGTACGAAACACAAGAATACATAGACTTTTAAGAGGAGAAGTGACCAATGCAGTCTGTCTCGACTCGAACCGCAATTGCGCATGCGGTTCACTGTTATGAAACTCAACGGATACGAAACCCACAGGGAAGACGACGCAAACTTAGTGTTGCATACGTTCTCGAGCGTATATTTTACGTTGGCATCATCAGATGGCCTCACCAAGCCAGGATCTCCCAGTGTGATCGCATGGTCGTCTTTTGCACTCGCAAAACTCTTGCCTATGTATACAAATCACGCGGATTCATGAGCGCATCTGAGCATCCTCAGGTTTATCTTATGTTTCCTCCAGACAACAGCTTGTACTACGCGGCCAGAAATGCAGGGACGGTTCCTCTCATGTGTTGGCAGAGCAATGGAGGCAACGTGCTTGTCGTGACGCAAGCTACCGACGGCCAAGCGGAATCTTTCGTGTTTGCTACTTTTTCACATTCAATACACGAAGGAAAGCTAACAGGGTGGCGTGGACTGCTGGGATTTCATTTTGTTGGTCCTCGTGCTTCTGAAATTGCAAGTGAAATCTGCCTACGTTGTTTCGGTAAAGAACGCGTATCTCCGGATCTCTCCGAAATCTCGGATTACTCGCTGAGATGGCGCTTCTTGGAGAATGCAGAAAAAGCTATTGTTCTGTGCAGCACTAGCGAGGACTATTCCGAATCTTCGAGCACTATACAAGAAAACGCTATATGTTTTCAGCGGTGTCCGCTAGCTTGAACAGCCCGTAATGTTTATCTGTACCGTCCGATGGATATGTGGCAAAAGGACGCATAGAGAAAGGAGGTAATTCGAGATTTATTTCACGCCAATCTGGGGCGGGGTCTATTTCACAGCGTTGATTTTTGGTCAAGCGCGGTTCGTAGTTTACCAGTAGCCATTCGTTACCGTATGTTTTCAGGCTATGCAGTATAGATAGCTGAGTATCTGTTTTTAGATGTTGAAGCAAATCTCGCATGAGAACAAGTTGTGCGCGTGCGCGCAACGTTTCCACGTCACCTGTTCTAAAATGTAACGAAGGAAAGCGTTCCTTGTTTCGTCTTATTAGTGCCTTAACTCTGTCCACGCCTACATATTTACTATCGAAATCTTGTATGCCAGACCTCACCGTAGCCATCCAATGAAAGTCCCCACAAGGTACATCCAAAAATGTTCTCACCCTGGGGAGCAAGTCGGTCAAGGCTGTCCGTATAACGGCTGTGGTCTTTATTGCGGACCCTCGCCCGGACCTACTGTCTCTGCTGGCCCAAAGATTGCACCTGTATGCGGCATCGAAACGAAAGGATACTGGCGACAACACTAGCGCCAGCGCCGTACACACGCAAAGGATACAAGCCAGCAGCGCTACAGCTTGTTGCTTCTGCATTTGCACACCAAAACAAATAATTCGAAGGGATACGAGTTTTCTGCGGGAAAACTGGGTTAATGCGGCTGTGTTAAGGGGCTGGGTCGTACGTGCGAGCCAAGGAGTTGATAGTTTTTTATGACTCTTACATACAAAACCAAATATAATGGGGAAAAGGAAAAGAAGGGGTTACAGCGAAGACGACAATGGAGGGGGGGGAGTTCATTCGACAATAGCGACATTAGGGACATTAGGGGGAGTAGCCGCAGCAACATATGGAGGCTATCAGGCCTTAATGAATCCAGAAGAAACACAAAAAAACTTCGAGAAACATTATAAGGACAATTGGCCGCTCAAGAATTTTTTCCGAAGCGGTCTTACTTACATTGGTGGTGAACCAAGTAATGCTGCTGTCAACGCGGCAACCAGTGGACACGTCGTACCATCTCCTAACAAAAATCCAAAAGATGTTTCAGCACTGACATCTTCGCCTGCATCTTCGCATGCACCTTCGCCTGCATCTTCGCCTGCATCTTCGCATGCACCTTCGCCTGCATCTTCGCGTGCATCTTCGCATGCACCTTCGCCTGCTGTACTTAAACCCCAACTGCTTGAAGCAATACAGCACTTTTCCAAAGAACTGTTCAATAAAGTGGAAAATCCAGGAACGAGCGAAGACAAGGAGGTTGAGAATGCTCTAGTACATGCGTTAAACTCGGTGAAGGTAGATTTGCAAAACCAACTAAAGCAATTGCATCAGCGCGTGGAGCAGCAAAACAATGAGAAAGTGAGCAGAGAGGAGCAACAAAACAATGAGATACAAACGAAAACCGAAGAACTTGAACGTCTAAGAAAAGCTGAAAGAGAATTGCACGAGCAATTACAACAGACAGTCAGCGCTTCTGATCATAAAATTACGCATCTGCAAAAAGATGCGCGGATATCGGCGATTCAAGCGCAGAAGGACGCAGCTGCAGAAGCTGCACGTGCCGCATCTATACAGCTACAAATTACTGAAACGCAGAAGAGAGCAGTTGAAGCAGACCTTGAACATCTGCGGAATGCTCACGTGGCTTTGATACTGCAAGCACAAAGTGGAGTCAGCGCTTCTGATCATAAAAATACGCATCTGCAAAAAGATGCGCTGATATCGGCGATTCAAGCGCAGAAGGACGCAGCTGCAGAAGCTGCACATGCCGCATCTATACAGCTACAACTTACTCAAGTGGAATTAGCAAAAGCCCTGGAAGAGATCAAGAGCGTGCAGACGCGGGATGAGAACCAACGAGTAGAGATTCAAAACGCTGAACGATTACTCAAACAATACAAGGAACAGGCTGCAGCACAGCAGAGACTCTTCAGAGAAGTCAAAACAGTGCAAAACATAAAAAGCATAAAAAGCATAAAAAGCATCGAGTGTGAACTACGGGAGGCAGATTTCGCGCCAGAACCGAAACGGTCGAAGATCAGTCATGGTTCAAGTAGCAGCAACATTTTGGCTCAACCAGGCGCAGCACCGACGCAATCTTCTGCGTGATGGTACGCAGCCTATCAGAGCGCACTCGTTCCACCTGCCAGAGGCTGTTGCGAAAGTCTGTAGCAGTCACTTGCGGAAAGGTGAAGAAATCTCTCGGCACCAAGCGTGGCGTCGCGGCTGCTTTGTCACGCATGTGCAAGAACAAGGAACTCCTTCGCGTCAGCAGAGGCACTTACGTGCCACACGCTTGCAACGACTTATCCATCCCAACGTCTGTATTCCCTTGGTGGGGAAGCAAAAAGCGTCTCGTGCGTCCACTGGTGTCTATCATATTGACAGAGGTGCTCCGTGCGCGTTGCGAAGGCATCCGAGCCTCGCGTATAGTCTCTCCGTTTGTTGGAACCGGTATCGTAGAGGTGACTCTTCAAAACTTAGGCGAAGAAGTTCGAGCCTTCGATACCGATTCGAGAGTAGTCAACATGCACCGAGCGCTTCGTACAGCGGCGCTGAGGAAGCTAGTAGCACGACACTTTGCCTACGAAGTATGTCGGCTTCGCAAGCAATCAGCAGCCCAGCAGGTCAAAAGGTACAAGCACATCCTTCGCGATGCTGTGCTCTCTTCGTCAAAAAGTCATGGAGAAGCTCAACTTGCGGCGCGCTGGAATTTAGGCATGCGTTGTTCGTTCTTTGGCATGCTTCGACGCTCGAGTGGCTTCGTACGCAGTAAGCCATCGAAAATTGCTGTTGGTCGCATCTGCCGTGCTCTAGAAGGTCACCGGGGGCTGGGGAATGCATGCGCGCGGAAAGATGTGTTTGATGTGCTACGGGACACGCCACGTCGAGACTTTCTTTTCCTAGACCCGCCCTATTTGTTGGAGTCATCAGAGCGACAATACGAGGGTGGAGATTTTGGACTGGAGAAACACGCAAAACTTGCGAATGCACTGAAAGGTAGAAATTTTGTACTTTGTCATCGTGAAGATCCCAGCATCAGAGATCTCTACAAATGGTGCGAAATCTTGGTTGTGCCTCAGATCATGAACATTAACAGAGCAGGTAAATCGGGAATGGAAATGATCATTATTGGGCGAAAGAGCGGAGTGTGAATTTGGTTCGGGCTGTTGTGATCTCATACAGAACAGGGAGCTGTCTGTTCCTCGGAGTTCATACTACAAGACAACTACTGTTGGAGGCTCTGTGTGACGGGACGACAAGTACAGCCGACATGCACAAAGAAGAAAACTTCGGCAGGTGTTTCATGGTTCTTTGAGTACATGCGTATTACGTGGATTGACATTATATTGCTCCTGTTAGATTTGACTGGTATAGTCGACACTATTTAGTTTTTCAGGTGCGTTTGATCCTTTTCATGGGCAGTGTTGATTCTGCATACGCATAGTCTTGTGAAATGAGGACCAGCTGTAGTAGAATTGCTAGTGCAACTGGATAGTGCGTATCTTCTTACGGAATGGCTTACTTGTTATCTCGACTTGTGTTCTATCACTACCAATGGGCATGACTATCGACACGCGAAAACACGCTCCTACTGATCTCTCAGATGCAGCAAATCAATTGCTTCCATACTCGAATTGGCGTCTTCATTTTCTATGAACGCTATTCTCGGCTGAAGGGAATCGATCTGTCGCTTGAGGACGGCAATTTCTTTATCTTACACGCGCAAGCGTGAAGATAAGAGCGGTGGGGTGCGCACAGTTTGGTTCAGGCCACCACCTGAAAACTACGTGGTGCTCTCGGGGCGCGAGAGCCGAGCAGTTGCCCTGCTTGAGAGTCCACAAGGCAGGCAGACCAAGGGAGACATACAAGGTCTTGAAAACAAGCCGGGTCGTAAGACTAAGGCCGAGCGGATCGCTTGCGGCCAGCAGCTCGAAACTAAAGCCGAGCGGCACGCACGTGTTCGTTAGACTCTTAAGCGGCGTGCCGCGCACACAAAGGCCAAGGCGACGCGCGCACACAACGAAGTACGGAGGTCAACGTTCAATGGCATGAAACGCGTTGAATGATAAAATTGGGCTTCTGGCTTAGCGCGGCCTTTGAGTACGTACCTCTCTTCGCTTTTACGTGATAGTGTCTTTCCGTTTTTTGTGTTATAGAGAGCTATGAGGCTGGCGTTCCCTCGCAGACCGCTGTGTCTGCACACTGTTGCTGTCGTTGCTGTAGAATTTTTGACCAGAATACGTAGTCGTTGCCAACTTCGTACAGCGAGTACTCCAATAATCGTCTACCCCCCGTAACGCACATCGCTGATTCTCGAATTTAGATAAAAGCTCGTTCTATGTTTGCCATAAACTGGTATTGTAGTTTATTCGTTTTTTGCACTCTATTGCCGCTATTTCCGTTGTGACCACCCACGGATGCAACAGTTCCGCGCTTAAATAATGATGGATCATTTGGCACAAATAAAAAATGCAAACACTCTCTACGTCCATCGTTTTTGAGAGGGAGGGCGCAATGCCTGCATCCGGCCAGCGCCGCTCTGAGCTGATTTCATTTCTGTCGCGCAACGAATTCCTAGTCCGAGGTCGTGGACACTCGGGGAGGGAGCTTACACACACGCTTATGAATGGATATGGGGGAGGACGCATTTCTCTCCCAGATAGTGCTATAGATGGCTTCATGTCCGCATACGGTAGCGACATGCAGAACAACATAAAGCTCTACGTAATAGAACGCCGCACTCCAATTTTTAAGATGCACTTTGACCTCGATCTGAAGACTATGCATGACGACTCCGTGACTAAATCCATACTCAACGTACTTCAGCAAGAAGTGAGCAAATTCGTTACATCTGAAATGGATCGCGAAACCTGGGGAATAGCGTGCGCAGTGTTAGATGACGAACAGAAGACGCGCGGTGCTCTTGGACTGCATGTAGTTTTCCCGTGGCTTCTTGTTGATACGGAGCAAGCTTTGTGGATTCGTTCTAGCGTTGTCTGCTGCTTGCGTCAGCAATTTCCTACGCTCGAGAATGACTGGGATACCGTAGTCGATGTAGCAGTGCTCACTTCGAACGGATTTAGAATGGTAGGAAGCGATAAGTGTCGCGATTGCACCTCGTGTCACAATGCGCGCGATGCTCGCCCCTTTTGTGCGGAGTGCTGCTGCCAAGGGCGCCTGCCTGAAGGAAAGATTTACTGGCCGTGGGAAACATTTCCTATAGAAGCCACCGCAGATTTACGGAGCGATCTCGCAAAAAACAAAGCGCACGCCGTACTAATGTGCAGCACTCGCGTTCCTCTGAGTCGACAGGTGGCATCGCCTCGGTTCAAGGTGCCCGTTGGTGCTCCGCCGCCTTCTATCAGGAAGAAGGTCTCATCCACCGTAAGCCGAATTGAAGGCCGCGACTACGAGTTGCACGAATCGGCGCCTTGTAATCTTAGACTACGCACGGAGCCAGTAGAGATGAACCAGGACCTCCAAGACGCACTTCGTGAGACTCTTCTTCACCACAACATCAAGTATGCTTTCGTGGAACCCATTGCACTCGATCGTCTCTTAGGCGTCCGCCACCGATCTTCGTTTTGCTTGAAAGTTCGTGGGTTTGGCTGCAGGTACTGCCAGAACAAGCAAGAGGAGCACACGCAACAAACAGTCTATTTTATTCTTAGTAGAATCGGAATTTCTCAACGCTGTTATAGCCGCAAGCACGTACAGAGAGCCTCGGGCTTGTGTGAGAAGTACGCAAGCCCCGCCACGATCCTGCTTCCTTCTTTGGTTTGTCTGTTGTATCCTGATGCGCTGGACGTACCGCTGTGCACGGAGACCTCTAAACGAAGTCTGGAGAAGAAGGACACCGAGCATACAAAGAGAACCCGGAGTGGACTAGCGATTGCTGAGCAACTGTGGGGCACGGGCCGCAAGTGAGTAGCTGCGAGGTCTCCAGCACTTGGAAAGAAGGACATCGGCAAATGAACGAGTCGTAGGATCAAAATATGCGCGTAATAAATGGGTACGTCGAAGTCCGACTCGCAAAGTAGCAACAGTCGCAATCGCAACGCTCGCAATAAGTTGTCCACTCTTTTCTACGGCCTAGGTGGGTCGCTAGTAGCACTCGGTACAGCTGCACATCTGTACGACAGTGCGACAAAACACAGGGCTCCCGCGTTGGAATCTCAGGCGCTTCAGTCACCTCCAGCGCGTAGCAAGGCGGCAAAAAAAGGGGCTCCCGCGTCGGAACTTCATGTATTCCAGTCACCTCCAGCGCGTAGCCAGAAGCAAGCCCTTACCAGTCCTAGGAACAAACTGCCGCCAGCAGCAAGTAGCGAGCAGCAAGACCCGTCCAACAAGGCGAACCATATGAAGGAACTACCACCGAACATAGAAGGGTTGTTCTCTGATTACATTTCAGGATCAGAATTTAACGCGTTGAAAAAAACCAGTAGAGATCAGGCACTTTTTGTTCCTTCTCCCTCCTATGCTTGTTACTGTGGTATTTCCTTGTCGCACCTCTTTCCGAGTAAAGTATCCTTCCTAGTATCTGCTGAGAGCTTGTCGAGGAAAATGGATCCAGAAGACATCAATGTAGGCACTAACCTGTACAATGCAGCCCTATGTAGTGGTCTCCCTGAAAGCAAAGTTACTTACTCCCCCGGTTGTGCAGTGAGTTGCTCTAATTCTAATCTAGCATTGAATTACATAAACGTACTAACACAACTTCTGTTAGCTGCAGTTAACGTGCACGCCAATGTAGCATACCTTGGAGACGCTCAACATGTTAAGCTATCGGCTATGTCCTCCATTGAAGATGTTTTTGCAGGAGTAAGCCTTAAAGCCATGGAACAAAGTGGACGTGGAATCAGAATACTATGCACGATTTGCATACCACGGAGCGAAACATGCTCCCCGCGTACCAGCACGCGGACATACGTAATTGAGGGGTTTAAAGAAGCTGCTGAAAGTCGAACATTACCTCCTAAAATTGAATGGGGGGTTAGTAATTTTCCTTTCGGGGATTTGGAAAAATTCACAGTGGCATTGGCAAGTTTGTATAGCAATTATAATTTACATTTCACTGCTACTACTACTCCTGTTATATTATTTGTTGAGGTGAACATAAGGATAAAGCGCTACTCGACCACAAACGTCGGAAGATACGAAGGTACCTCGGTTCGCAATCTTGCCATTACACGCGAGTTTGTATCCGTTGCGCAGATACATCCCTCCGACCCTGCCCAAATGGACAGTATAGCACCAGAAGAACACCCTCACGTCTCCTCCGCCAACTTGGATGTGTGGTATAACAGCGAACCGAGTGCACAACGTTTGTTGTGGCAAAGGAAAGCACATTCAGGTTGGTTCGGGCCGTTGTTCTTCAACATATCCGGAGAAATCGTCAAAGAAGATACTTCCGGGATACCAGACGATGTGAGATATATTGAATATCTCTCTATGCCCTGGCTTGTGGTAAGCTATATCGTGTCGCACTTCCTTTCCTCGGGTGTTACTGAATAAGGGGTATACATGCGCCAGGACGTTAAGCTAGCTAGGTCAGTTGAGTTAATCACGAGTTCAAAAGAAACGGCGCAATAGCTATCGCGCCGCCATTGAGTCGAATTGCGCGATTGAACGAGACATGCTCACACCCCACGCCTACATAAAGGGGGTGGTGTGGACCTAACATGTACTCTGATTTATACAATGCGAATCCACCAAAGCACGATACTACTTCAATTATTGGGGACGTTGGCGCAATGCTGCGGAAGCGGCTGCCTACGCAGTAATGCTGAGCTTGTTTCCCCTTGGCATGTGCACATGCCCAGCAATCAAAAGGCATCCAGTCGTCAAAAGTGCGGAGAGCCCACAGATCGTAGTATCTCCGTGTTTGATTGGCACCGAGCATGCCCCAGTTACCCGTCACGGTAAAGCACCGCTTTACGGCTTCTTTCTTGAGTTTCGTGTTCACATTATCGAGATCCATTACTATAACGTAGGAAGGTGGAGAGTCTTCCGCGCGTAGGGCCCACCGCATGAGAATATTCCTACCGTGAGCTAGCCTGCCTGTCCGGCCGCCAGGTGTCTTACGCTCGCTGATTACGTGCGAGAAGCCGCTCTTCTCCCAACTTTGCAGAATGCTCAGAGTCGAATCCCTCGAGTCGTTCTCATAGATGCACACTCTCGACCTTCCAAAGAGCGATCGGACTCGGCTTATGACCTCTCTCATTTTTGGTAGGAACTTGGCCACATCCCGCGCACAGCCTACAATTGCTACGCTGGCGTGCTGAGGAGCTAGGGGCACTAGGCCTGGCTTGTATATGTGCAATGAATGCATAGGTGTCTCCCGTTTCGCGGTTTGTGTTGCAAATCGGTTCCGACGTTGCAGCCGAGCTCCCAAATAGAAACTTACGAGTAATACAAGTAGGAAGCTCACGTACGCCACTACCCCGCCGTGCATATTCGTTTACTGTACTTTGTCTTGTATGTTTCTAGACGCCCGACGAATAGCGATGTGTACGTTTATGCGTCGTAGGTACTGCAAATAGACCCCGACTGGTCTTTTCGTAACAGTTTTCAAATGCAAGACGTAGAGAATAGAACGGGGGTCATTGTTACAGGCGACATCGTTTATATGTTTTGTCAGCGGGACGGAGGCGAAGACATATACGGCTTGTTGGCGTCTTCTTCCATGCGCATTTCCCGAAACAGTAGCATTCAAGATGCCCTTTGGTCGAAGGATACGCGGGGACAACTGCAAACGCTACAACCTTTAGTGCTTCGAGCTGCGCTCAATCGTGTGTCAGGCGCTGACTTGGAAGTTCTTCCTAATGGTACTCCCATATCAGATCAGTGTGTCATCTTCATAGAAGCTATCAACGATGAAGGCACGACGCTTGCGTTGACTCCTCGCCCTAGCTTTATTGGAGAAAGCGAATTAATGGCAGACGCTTGGAGACATGCTCCAGTCATGTTTACTTCGGGGCCTGATAAACACCAGCAGGCAACTAATTTTACGTTAGTTTTTGAAAATAATCAGCGTTTTCTTGTCACGGGTAGTCTCTTGAAACTGTCGACGAGTTTTGGTGCCCTGCGCCTCGATCCTTCGGCTGATTTACCTTCTTCGCAACGCCTCTTGCGGTTAACCAGCGGCTTCTTTGAGAGCAACGTTTCGTTCGCCTTTAGGCGCTTTGCCAGTATCTATCGAGGGAATAACGAGACGGGTTGTGTACTGACGCCTGCCACAGAAGCGGTGTCTACTCCTATTTTTTGCACTTTAGACGGCAGCGACTGTCGCACCTTGGACCGACAGGTCGTGTATTGGAACAGCTGCCAGTGCCAAAAGAACCAGAGTCCAGACGACAAAACCTAGAGCGAAGGGAGTGCACGCCGCCTCTCCGCTATGTTCCATGCACTCGGTAGGGAGCTTACGTCGGGCGCGCAGCAAGCTCGACCAGCCTTTTGGGTGGAGGATCGACCCAAAGTCGGATCCTGGGAAAGTACGCACAGTTCGCCATGTGAGATGCTGAATCGGAGCGCACAATGCATCTTCTTGCAAGTGCAGTACATGAGCGGCGACATTGCTTTCAGTAGGTTCTTCTGGCATGGATACAGATGTGAAATGCAGAGCTACGGGCGGACAAAGGGCTTTACATAGGGCGGACGGAGGGATTACGTATTCAACATCCATCCAGTGCTCAGGTAAACTGGGAGGAAGAGCATAAGCAGGTGTGTCGTGCAATAGAGAGCATGCCAAAACAAATGCAACCGTTCTGTTGCTACTATTTGAGTCCACTAGTATGGGCCTGCCGAGGCTGTAGTCGTACACCAAAACACGTAGCGCACCGAAACGAGTCGCCCATTGTTTCATGGTACAAGCAGCTCCCCCTGTCATCTCGCGGACCCAAGCCCGTATGAGCTCGTGCAGGTTCGTCCAATTGACAGCGGTAGTCAGTTCCTGACACAGTTGAAAAAAAAGTCTTCGTTCGCTTGATGTGGTGCTGCCTAGAGAAAGAAAGGCCACGAGCATAGCACCGCCGGAGCTCCCAACGCAGCATGGCCGTTCGCTCGTTGCTGTGAGCAGAGGTCTAATCACAGCAAAGGTAGAAAGAATTGAGGTAATACCGCCGCTTATATAGATGCATGCGCCTGATACTTCGGAACCAAACTCTGTCATTTAACCTAAATGAGGGGTTCCTAGTAACGTTCTTGCCGTGCCTGTTTGTCTCGCGCTCGTAATAATAGCGAGAGACTCAAAATATGTACGTACGCACACAAAACAAGAATATCCAGAAGACTGTCTGCAGGATCCTGCACCCTACATGGACAATTAAATATTCTCACATCTTAAACCTACAATCATGCACTTAAGCATGATTGTAGGTTCTGCGGGAGAACTACACGCCTCCTCCCCTCTTTCGATACCTGGGGGATCATCTCAAATAGCCGCATCCCATACCCAAGAACCACCTCAAACATTAAGACACCGACACGATCCTCTTCTCGCGTCCCGGGAGCATACAAGAGTGCCGACGATATTATACGGCACAATGTGTCATTGGACACCATGTCCATCGAGATACCGCAAAATTATAGGTTTGACGACGCCATCATAGCTGAAATAGACAAGAAGTTTAGTGAGATACCAACAAGAGAACAGAGCAAGGTAGACTACAATCAGGAGCAGGAGGATTATGGTCCTCCTGTTATACGACGGCATACTGTGTACGACCAAGCAGCTAGAAATGCTACAGGTTTACCTGGTGATATACAACACCGTGGAATTTCAAGTGTAGATCTTGATTTAGATCAAGCTGTCAAGTCTTTAGTCGGAAAGAAGATAAGCAATACTTAAAATCAGATAGTGCATGCGGGGCAATCGCGACGTTTTAAGCTTCTATGGTGTAACGAGCAGGCTCAAGAGTCGCAACGAGATTGCTGCGGTTTGCTTAGCTCTGAAGTTAAGCAAGGCAACAACTTGTTGGTGGCGCCTGTAGGCGTTCCTTTAGATACATACATACATGCGTTGAGGGATTCACAAATAAGCAGTGTCGAGGAACCATTAATTGAATGGCGTAAGAAGAATGAGAAGCTTAGGGGGAAATGCTTCTCCAAAGTCCCCGGTGAGCTTCTAATAGCCCGTCTATTTTCGGATCTAGTGCGATATATAAATTGCTGTCACAAAAGCGAAATTTCTTCTTTAGATGCCTCGGCAGATAACTTTATAATCGTATGTCGCCGCCCGGAGTTAGAGACAAAATGTTACAGGTTTATGTTACAGGCAATCGATTTTGAAGAGCAATCGACAATCCCTTATAATACGGTTTTACCTTATGCGCCCAACCCGTCAGACACACTCGGTCAGCTTATCATGCTGCGGTCTATGCGTGTCACGAAGTCATTTGGAAAGATAGGCTGGCAAACTGGTCGCGCGCCCGCCTTCACTATGACGGGGAGGCATGTGCATTTTCGAAATCGGGGGGAGATGCCTGATAAACGCGATTTCGGACCTTCTGACTTGGCTGACCTTGTTGGTGATTCTTACTTTGATCCATTGCTGGACGATAGATGCCACGTAGCTAAGAATATACTATTGCTGTTAGATGCTGCACATAGGTTAGGAAAGTATACTTCTGCACCGTGGAGAAGCGTACGAGAACTATCGAAAATGCTAATTCGCATTGCGCAGGGTAAAGATGTTTTCCGATACTTCGGTGAATCATTTCTATTTAATTTGGAATGTAGACTAAATAGTCCAGAAGCAACTGAAACGTTTATAAAAGAAAGCAGAGACGGCGAGAAGATATGGTGGTACCTGTGCAAAGCAGTTGCAATACTGCTTTACCATGAGACCCAAGAATCACAACATGCAGATGGGTGCAATGACTACTTCTCTATGCTTACCCACGAGGATAATGATAGCGAGTTGTTAAAGACACACCAAGCTATTAACACGCGATGGAGGGTGGGAACAGGAATAGCAGCAGCAGCAGGAGCGGGATGGCTTCTAAAAACCAAAATAAATAAAGGTAATTATCTTGGTTTATCTAAACAGACATCTTCAGCTAAGCCAGAGATGACACATTATAAAACCCACAATTCCAACATAGAGGCCAAGAAAGGTAGCAAATTGAAATAGCAGCCACAAATTGCTCCCGGATTGCTCCCGGATTGCACCCTCCTTGCTATGGACGCTTGAAGGAACGTCCATCGAAGGACGTGGAGGTCGGTCAAACATTGACGTTACTCGTGTGCGTGAGTCGTGCTTCCTTGGAGCAACCGATATAACATTAATGCCGCCTCTTAGCAATTCTCAGCTACGGTTGGAAATCGACCTGTAGCGGAAGCAATATAATTTTGTCGCACACTGCTGTCATTCCACAACATGGCCTTGTCTCCTATAGGGGATGGACCAAGGGGCGTAACAAAATCTCGCAAAAGTGAGCGCTGGCCTAGCGTGCGGGATAAGCCATCCCGACTACTTTCGCCCAATCGCAGCACGGAACGCATGTTCTCGGCACGCTTCATTTGATTTGGTGAAATCGCATATCGGCTGAACTCGTTGTAAATATCGTCTCCGCCACTTGCACATTTTGAGGAATTCGTTGCCGATCTCCATCCCATCGGCATGGTTGATTCCAGTGATATCGGTTGAAACGTCTTGTAGTATTCTGCAGACTCATCGGACAACCCGTAAGTCGAAGAATCTATAGGCGCTCCGCCTGTCAGTGATGCTCCTCCTCCAGCCAAAGGCACTGTAACCTCAGGTGACTTAGGCAAGGATGGTACAGACGCACCATTGTTGGCCTTGAGTGTGTTGTATTGCGAGTCGTTGATGGCTTCTATAGGGACCGGTGCCTGCGGATTCACACACCCCGGTTCCAGAGGAGCAGGGCCCGTTACCTGAGCAAGCTGCCCTGCAGGTTGATTGTAGGGACGGGAGGAGACTGATGGGGAAACACCGGGACCCGATGCTCCGTACCTTTCGGGTTTACTTTTCTCTACAATGACCTCAGTGGTTGAGCGCCTAGGATTCCAAAAAAACCACAGAATACAGAAGAGAATAACGAAGAGCACAAAGCCACACGTGACGGACCCGCACTGAAATCTTGAAGGAGCAGATGCAGATGTTGACACAACAGGATTCGCCGAGAGCATGCCGGAGGAGTAAGGGTAAGCCGACTGCTCTATTATTCCGGAGCCGTGGGCACAGGGACAGACCATTTATGAAGACCCTGAGATTTTAGCGTCGACGGTTGGTGATCGCACAATGTTGGGAATGCTCTAAAAGGTGTTACGCTTTACGCTACTCGGAGTTACTGCATCGGTGGTATGGTGTCGCAATCGTAATGCTCCGGGAGGCAGTTATCATTATCATCTCGTTCTTCGAGCGCGTATCCATCGTCGAGGTGGAAGGGTATCGACGTGGTGCTCTGAAACATGATAAGAGCCGAGCATGTTACTGACAAGCCCATCTCACGCGTCTTGAAAAAGATACCATTAATGGATATACAAGGGAGGACGTGGCAGCCGAGGCAAAGGTCGGTGATTGATCCGGTCGAATACCGCTGACGTGCCTTGGCCACCCGCCAAACACTGCAGTCCATTGGCACTCGCAGAAGTAGGGTGTTGGTTTGACTGTTTATTAGGGGTTTGTACATGCTGCTAATCTGGTCCTTTGTGAGCGTTTTGCCGAACCAAGCATTGCAGTTGGACTCGGCTAAATTCAAAGCATAGCTATCTAGAGTATACAATACGTCGAATTGCTCTTTTGTGCCCGGCGCCAGCTCCACAAACATGTGGGAAGTGCTCGTAGACACTTCCACTGCTTTGACGATGGGTGACGGGTCATCCACCGTGCAGAGCTGCAGCTGCGGCCTATGTCCTCCCTTGGCGCTACTCCGAATCAGCGCGGAGCGCCCATTTTTTTTGTTCTGGTGCGGATCTGTGCAGTGCCATAGCTCGGTTGCTTCAGACACCTGCTGAGGGAGCAAAGCGTTAGGCTCTCGTTGAGTAGTCATGTGCTAACTATCTTTGCACATTGCGCACTGGCACTTAGAACACTGCACGAACGCACTCCGCTCGAGCAGTGTTCTCGACAACTCGAGCATGTCATGGGGGATGCGGCTTGCAGGTTGTAATGGGAAGCTGTCTCAGCGCTGTCGTTGCCTGACGCATTAGCAAGTTCATTTTCTCATCGCAGAGAGGAAAGACAAAGTGTGCGCGAGACAACGGCATATCTCTGTTCGCGGCGATGGGCGGTAAACCGCAGGAGTGCAACCAGGAAGTAGAGAATATGGTGTGAAAGTACCGCATAAACCCGTGCGCCGTTTGCAACGTATCTCGACTTTTATCTAGGAGTTGAAGAGATACATAGGCCCACCGCCTAATGTCTGGCGGAGGAAGAGGTAGGCCAGTGCAAGAAAAGTGTATCCATTTTAACACCGTGTAAAGGTCACGGGAAAAGGGGGATAAGCCAGCATACTTGAGTATGTGGTTCGAGGGAGCTAGCACACCAAAATCAGCAGACACTTCCATGTACGATATGCCATCGGCAACTTCTGGCGACACTCTTTGATCCATCAGTTTTGTTGACGTGGCTACCCCAAAATCTGTGACCACTGCAAGGAAAGGCCAGGACAGTGCATATAGGACGCCGTCGCATGCATACACCGCGGATTTTGTGGTAATGTCAGGACGCACTAAAACATTGCGTGGATATAAGTCGTTGTGGCTGATGCCGTAAAGCAGAGCGAGTGCAGCACATGCAGACAATACGGAAAAGGCTAGGCAGATCCAGTCTGAGCTGCTGTGCAAGCATGTCTTGCCGAATGTCACGAGGGAACCCGAAAAGTGTTCCATGTACATGTCTCCGGTTAGGGTTGGACCGTTTGCGGATAGCAGTACTCCGTAATGCATTACGATGTGAGGTGTACACGCTTCTAAGACCGTTAAAGTCTGAAGTAATCCAATAATATGTTCACGAAAAGCTTGCTTGCACATAGCGGGTCGCTGGCTCGAAGTAGAGCTTCGTTTTACCACGTAAGTATTACCTACACTGTACACCGTTCCATATTTTCCGCTTCCAATCAGCTTCCGTACTTGCGGCGTGTGTTTCCAGGCTTCGAAGGCGCATATCCTCTGCTGCTGCAAGAGAATAGTCTCATCGTGACTCTCTGTCATACTTTGTAAGAAGCCAAAGGGTTTCTTGATATGCGAAGACGCACACACCAAATAATGTCGGAGAGCACAGAAGAAACCGCACACGGCACCGATGCTACGGTCCTCCTCAAAGGTGCGTTTGCGTCTAAAATATTTCATAAACGCAAAAACTACGACCGTGAAATCCAAGCATTCCAGCACCTCGGCAACTGCAAATTTGTAGTGCCTCTCATCAGCTCGGAGCCCTCTGCATTGACGCTCGTGTTTCCTAGGTATCGCACGGACCTCCTTCGCGCTCTCACGGAAGGTCACACAGAAGTGTGTGCGGTCGCATGCTGTCGGGGCTTATTAGCAGCGATTCGGCATTGTCATGAGTTGAACGTCGTACACCGCGACGTCAAATTGGACAACATACTCCTCGATGATTCATCAAACCCTGTGCTGTGTGATTTTTCCAGGTCTTTGATGGTCACAGAGCCATCTGCTGTCCATTTTGAGGGCACTCGACTTTATGCAGCGCCAGAAGCTTTGGACGCTGGTATATGCTGGAAAAGCAACGATATATGGTCTGCTGCTGTTGTGTTCTATTGCTTGGTAGAAGGACTCTTTCCCTTTTCGTCTACCGAAGAAATAGCCGAAGACGGCGAGGACACGTCTACTTGTATTAGACGCCCACGCCCCAATGAAGTCATGCCGGATTTATCGTTTGAGTGCTCTCTATGGAACAACCCCTTCGAGTGCAAAGTGCGTGCAATGTTGCAACGTATGTTTGTACCTTCTTACCTCTCACGCGCAACCGTACATGAAATGAGCGGAGTTCTGAGTTCAGAAATGGTTACTCCTACAAAGCGTGAAAAGTAGCACAGGCACTAATTCTCGGCTAACCGTGGAATTTTTCGTGTCATCTTGGCGCTTCTGACGTACTGTACGAAACTGAACAGGTGGATTGTTTCGTGCTTTTGGTATTTTTGTATAGATGCAGTCGCGTATGTTTCACACAACATTTGAGGTTTCCACTTCTTTTTTCAGCTCAAACACTCGCTGGGTTGCGCAACTCTTCTGTCCAGCATGGAGCTGGAGACCCAGGTGTGTACGATTTTGAAATCGTTTTCCGCAGGATACACATCCACCCAGATTTTAGAAGAACTGTCTTCTTCATACGAGGTGCAGCCTGGAAAGCTCGCGGTCAATCAAGTGCTATACGCTATGAAGGAAAAGGGCGGCACCACATGCACTAACGACGCTCCTCCCATCTGGCAACTTCCACACTCGAAAGAAGAAGAGGAAGTTTCTAATGTAGCGGCGACAGCTCCGCGCGTACTTACGCACTGCATAGTAGATCTTGGAAACACGCACGATTGCTTGCAGAACCTGCTGCCGTATGCGGCCCGTGGCGTTATGACAGTTGGCGCCTACGCTGACATGGCTTTCCGTGGGTACGGCATCTCGCCGAGTGTGTCCGTGGAGAACGTCATGGTATATCAAGCCGACACCCCAGATAAAAACAGTGCGGATGTGCAGATTGTCTGGGATATCTGTCGTCTAGTTGACAAGCTAGAGCGTGAATTCCCTCTAAGCCGTTGTAATATCTATATTGCGACCAAAGACATGGGCTTTATGCGTGTCAAAAACCTGGTGGAGCGGAACAAGGTCCATACGGTCACATTTGTAACGAATTGGCAGGCTCTGCGTATGCATATCGAGTAAGCAGATTGAGGAGGTTCAGGTGCTGTAATCCCTCCTACGTCGCATCGATCTCCTCAAACTGTGTGAAAAACCACGCATGAAAACGTGTAGATGGTCAAGATAGACCGTATAAACTCTTTCTCCATCCGTAGTGTTCGTTTCCCGGTATGTTGTCATTAGAGTGTCCAAGACCGCACTCGGTTCTTCTGCTGCGCCACGACACCAGCTATGACAGCGTCATGCTTTGTGGGCTCTAGCGCATCGCCGGAAGCGCCCGTGCTACCTTCTCCACGCGGATCTGTATTTCGCAAAAGCAAGAAAGATGAGAGAGCGAAACTTAGTCGTAGAGTTTGCATAGTGCTGCATGGCCACGGAATGTCGAGGGAACCTGTGTTTCGACACTCGCACACCCGAGGGTAGACTTTTTTTAATAGCCGGCTCTCACATGGCAGCGCTGTTGTCATGCTCTCGGGGCTGCAACGGCCCTGTCGCGGGCTGTCTTTTCCCAGACAGCCTATAAAGACGGCGCCATCTATAATCCGTCTTGGGCTAGGAATTATATGGAGTCCGTAAAGTACCAAGAGATTGTCGATGATGAGCACGATTTGCATGCAAGCAACGAGGCTGTATGACGATGTCTTCTGCGCTGCTTAAGTTTTGGAATCTGGTGGAAAATACGATCCTAATAGTTAAAATGGAGCAGCCGCAGACCCTTCTGGGAAGTGTGCATGGAACTGAGCCGATCATTGGTGCGAGCTCTGGCAAGAAGGGAGCTGGAGGCGAGCGGCAGCGTCACTATATGAACGCTCGCGCCGGACTAATGAAAAAGTACCAACTCATAATTGAAGATCGGAGGCGATAAGAGGAGAGGCCTATACAATGAGAATGGAAGGGAGTCACACATGTCGTAATCCGTATCGCGTGGGTGCTGTTGTATAATTTCATTGTGCAGTAGGTATTGTATACGACACATTATAGATGCTCTCCATAGCTCTCTTCAGCTCAACGAGATGTCAGCTCCATACCATTCTGGACATAGCAGACTAGTCGATCTCGTCAGATGCTCGACAAAAAGGCTGTTCCCCGAGGAAGGACCCCGCCCCGCTAAAGCAGCCAAACGGGACTGGGCGCGCAGGTTAATCCTTGCGTCTGCTGCTTCCCGTATACAGAAATGGTATCGCGATCTCTATGTGGACGTATGGAACACGAACGGAATCGAAATTGTGAGAATTCGGCGATCAAAGTCACTCGTGCGCTTGGTCGAGCCCAGTCGGTGCATCTACTGGTTTAAAGGCAGCGATTTGGCGCTTGCCTTTGTGTCGATAGTCTCAGCACTACACCCTATAACTCGCAGAGAGTTTTTGCCCGCTGAGCTTTCGCGCATTGCTAAAAGTTTGAAGAGGCGACTTGCCCTTCTCTTCTCTCTAACACTCCGCTACAGAGACCGGGTAAAGGAAGCTCAGTCTAACTACTTCTCTTTGCAGAGCGGTCTCTGCACGTTTGCAGGTGAGAAATTAGACGCAGCTCTACTCGATGCCGAGCTCGACAACACGGAGTGTTGTAAGAGCTTTGAGCTGATGGATGAATACGACGACTGTATCAGGAATGTTGCGAAGCACTCGCAAGGGAGAGCGTGCACTGATCTGCTGCGCTTGCACGAGGACCAAGCGTGCAGACGCGAGGGGTTATGCGATCCAAATGTATGGGGTATGATACTCGACTGCATCAAGACGTCGCAGAGGCGATATGCGACAGCTGGTAGTCACACTTCTCACTTGCCTGCGTTTGTGTACTGGATGCGAGAGGGAAGCGGCCAATCGATGCGGTAGCCTAAGACCCAAACAGTTGCGGCACCACCCAGAGTACTAAGAAGATGCCTCCTCCCCACAGTAGAGCTGGTTCAATGACCTTCGCGGGATATAAGCACACGCACCCCTGACCACCGGGACAGTGCGCTTTCTTGAATCCTAGACTGCCTTGATCAACTCCCCAAAATATCGCAAGCACGGTAAGTGCCAACGCTCCTATTATTTGCCACCAAGTAGGAGGCATCATATTATGTGTTTATTTAGACAAGTGTCAAAAAATTCCGCAATTCCCCACAAGCCTACATGTCATTTGGACACATATGCCCCGCCGTACCATATGTTGCTTGCTGTATCGCCTACAGCATCAGGAATGTCGTTAGTTAGGCACTCAGATACCTGCCGATCACACACTCTCCGTTATGTCAGCTAGACAGAGTTGCTGCGTTTGCATCCAAACCACATACGCTCCCCGCCCACACCAGCAACAATGTAACCTATTATTTGCAGTCAATCCAAAAATTCCCCAAAGCCATCTGATTTTGTACTTTTATGCTTGTCCTAGTTAAAGTATTTCACTATCCAGGCGACTAGAATCATGCCAATCCCTGTGCACTATATAATGATGAGAGTGATATGCATCCGACGCTCGAAAAAATCTAAACTTTGCGTCCGTATGTATAATTCAAAGACCTACGAGGGAGTGATTTCCGACAATAAACAAAATGACCAACAATTCTACGTAGCGTGGGAATACTACGTTTTGGTATTACCTCGGGCATTTTCTATACTTCGAAGGAAACACCTTGCGTTGCACATATCAGCAGCTTCCCCAGTTGACGCGAGAGAGATTGCACGACTCTGAAAAAGTTCAGTCAGAACCCGGTCATCTGCTACGTCGGTCGCAGATGTAACAGTTGTGCCGCGAGCATTCCACATGACAATAATTAACCCGCTCGAGTTAATACGTAAAACTCCAAATTTGAGAATTTTGGCCTGAGGAGCAAGTGTAAGGATATGAAAAAGAAACCCATAGTGCCGAACTTGATGCCAAAGGAGTTTTGTACTGTCACCCGCATGAGTTTGCTGTCAACAGCTGTTATGATAGCTGCATGTGTAGCTAACCGAGGCGCCCCTGATTGAGGATCAGGTAGCTGAAAACTAGTGGCCTGCTGTAGATACTTACTATGCATCCATCTATCAATATTTTCATCTATTCCAAACGCGAAGCCTATCACGTACTGAGACTCTACTGCAGCGCATAATGCTTCTATTGTAGGAAGCACAGCCAGATATCGCACGGGGACCGCAAGTTGACCCGTCGGCGTATAGGTCAATCTTTCAAGCTCCTCCGCCATAACCATAGGATTGTTTATGTGGAGATTGCCGTGGAGTCCTCCGACTAGAACTCCTTTTTCCACAAGCGCGTCTAATGCCACGACGAGTGGGAGACCCGTGAGCAGCTGTTCCTCTATAACTGATTCGGCGTCCTTTGTAACTAATTCACGCCCCGAGAGATAAATCCAAGCCCAGCCTAACTCTGTCCCTCGGAATCCCAATTGTTTGTGTAAATTCTCTCGAAGAAGCAGTTGCTCATACATAGTAAGCGCAACGAGTGCAGCGCACACCGGCATATCAGCTTGATCCTTGACAACTGGTAAATTATTCACCATATAGATAGAAGACATCGATACGACCTCTCCAATGTCTGGAGTAAAGATGTTGAGCGGCCGTTTATTTAGCAGGCTCAGAGCACCATAAGTTCTAGACATTTTGATTTTAAACGAGTTCTTTGTGAATACATACCCCAGCGGTCTGGGCGAAAATGCACGCCCAGTCCTGCAGACGATTTTTTTTATAAAGCTAGCTGTAAACGCTTTTAATGCCTTCCACGAGTTGTTGGATCTTAGTTGTGTTGTGTTTAACGGTCATGCTCGGGTGCCTGCTTTGCACAGCGTCACAGCTCACGGAAACTACACGCTGCTATGGATCTTCGCGGAATCCAACTGCGCCACAGAAGGTCACATCTATGGCGCCAAAAGACACTCCCAACCTACCAGAAGATTCAGGTGCTGAAAGCGAACAAAAAAAAAAACGAATAAGGTTTGGCGTGGACGAGTTATCCACCGAGCCTCCTCTGCCTTTTTCATGCCCACATGAAGATAAGCATGACGAGTTTGTCCAGCAGGTGTTTGCTAGGAATGTGGCAGAGGGAGCAGTATTTCAACAAGAAGACGCGCAAACAGTGCCACGGCCTCCGTCGAGCGCTTTGCAGAAGGCAGCTCAAGAAATAGAAACCGCAGGAGTTCTAGCAGCATCTCCCGAAGCTCCTCGCTTCAAGCCGTTGGCCCTGGATGTGCTCCCGCAAAAGTATTGGCAACCAGTTTTTGCAGGTTGTCAGTCGACGTTTACTGATCAGCGCTGCGACTTCTCCTACCCCACTCCCCGACTCTGGGTGCCTACCTTAGATGAACTGCTTTACGCGCGCTCACTTGAGCAGGGTAGAGTAAATCTTATAGAGCCTCTAGAAGCCCGACAGGGCCTCGCGCAGTTACTTTCAGTAGGCGTACGTACTAAAAGAGATGTATACACACAAGCGCACCCCGCCAACGATATAGCTTCTCAGAGCCCATGTGCTCAGCTACGAAAACAGTCTCCATCCTTTGTTTGGAGATAGATGCATGTCATAAGTGTTTTCAAGCACTTATGTGCGCGTTTAAATACACACGAAATTAGTGTGCCATACAGTCAAAGAGAAGCATCTCTAATGCCGTCTCCAGTTGCAGTTCCTCCCACTCCTTTGTTGCGGCGCGAGACTTCCATCTATCCGTCCATGATGGCAACTGTTCCCGCGTGCCCCCCTACTCTCCTCCCCCCGGCGCACGCTCCTCCTCCCACCGCCGCGGCACCTTGCCCACCTGGGAAGAACATGGAAGCTACAGGAGAAGGTGCGGCGCCTGCACCTCAAAAACGAGCTCGATCCGCCAAAGGAACCGCTCAGGAAAAGAAAGTGCCCGAAGAGCCGGCCGCAATGGCCGGAGCAGAAACGATCGAAGACATGAAGACACCTGAAAGCGGCTCGTGGCTAATCGTGGCGAAGGCGGTGCGCATGCACCTCAAGAGCCACGAAACAGCCATGCATTGCGGCTCGGATGCCTTGCCCGCGTTGAATCTAAAGTTGGCTGATATGATCCAAGGCGCAATCGTCCGCGCAAAGTCCAATGGTCGCAAGACACTGAAAGCTTGTGATTTCTAGGTACCGGCCGCTAGCGCTGCATCTGTGTTGTACAGGTACACAGAAATAAATGCATGAGAGCAAATTTAGAGCCTGCCTCTTCAGTCGTCACCACCATTCAGTATGCCAAACTCATAAAAAGAAGTGTACGTACGGGGCGTGGGCCGAGTAACATATAATATTTTACGCATTACTTCTAAACCTTTAATGCACGCGCGTTCGGATAGAACCCGGGATGATGCCGCGGCACAGGCAAGAAGAAACCTGATAGACCACCTTCGTTCGATACGGCGACGTCGCGAAGCTCGCGAAGCTCCCTACGGAGATACAGAACTGCAGGTGTCTTCTTTGTCTGCAAGCCGCCTCGACCCTGGTGGACGCACCCCCCACCTGAGCTCAAACGTGGCCATGCGCCGCGTTTCCATTGAAGACGAAGAAAAAGTCGATTAGGGTGTTTAACTCCGGACTGCCGGGCAGCTATCGCCACTCGCTCCAACCTAACTGAGCCTGCGGGCATGGCAGGCGAGTCGGTAGCAAATGGATCTTGGCTGGGGGGCGAGATACCGACAAGCACATCTGCGGGTGAATTTGTTGCTGATCATCTCCCGCCTCAAATGTCATCCCCCAGCATTTCTCGCGCCTCCACCAATCTCCTCAGCAGCTATCCACCAGAAAACACTTGTCGCTTGACGAAGAGAAGGCCCGTCTTCTCTGGGCCCATTCAGAGAATTGAAGTCCCCCTCGCGGCAATGACTTTTTAGGACTCTCTTCACGTAGGACAAAGTCTGCGATAAAAGGGGTGGCATCTAATAGTTTTTGAACTATCTGAAATTCCCTGGACACGCGTGAAGATTTCTTGTTGAGCTGGCTTTGGATTGGGCGGGTTCAACGTATGCGCCGCATAGGTTGCAGTGATTACAGGTCATTTTCCTGGTTGCGAGTTCCCCAGACTAACTCACGCTCTCTTGACTCTCCATTTCTTGCTCGGTCAGGTATAACGCAGCTATTATAACGACATGGATACAGAATCACTGGAAAGTGACGTGTGCGGGTATATTGCATCGAAATGTAATCCGGACCGAAACAACAAAAGCGGTATATCCAAAGACCCCGTCGTGGGCTGGATACTTACGAGGTGTGCAGCAGTGGTTCTTATTCCGCATGGTACATTCACCACTACTATACTCCGCTGGAGAAGTGAAGCCACTGCAAAGAGCTCAAGCTCACCTCCAAATATTTTGCCTTTAATCAAGAGCTCGATATACTTCACGGGCGTGTCTGCTCCCTCCGTACCTTCTTCACCTGGGGCCCAAAAATCCTTGTACTTATCCTTAAAATTCCCGGAGTCTTCGTCCCAGAGCTCGGCGCCAATGGCGTTTCTGAGTTTACGCGACATTCGACGTAACTCGCCATCTGCATCGCGCTCCCTTATTTCAGCTATAGGCATATCTTGGCTTATTAGGTTGGCTGCTACTATAGAATACCAAAGACAGTTTCCATCCGCGCGAACACGCAACGTAGAAAAGGTATCTAGAAGCTGTAAGGGTAGCTTGATCATTCTTCCAGGACGCGTTTCAGCTAGATGGAGTAGGTCTTGAAAATCTCTTAGTTGTTGCATGTAGAGGTTTTTCTTTACAGCAACCCCTACATATTAGCGAGAGACCGCACTCAGCAGTAGGGTGAATGGAGCTCACCCTCGCAAGTTTTTTCTTTCAAGTAAGCCTCCACCTCTTGTGGTGTAGGAGGTACGGGACATGCTCCAAACTTGTCTTGAAGTTTCAGCAGATCACTCGAGCTCACATCACAAACCAGAGCGGCCGCCGTAACAACCGCTCGAGGGAGCGGACTGCAATAAACATTTGCGCCTACTCCTAGCATGTGCATTACGTTAAGCAGCAGTTTTAACGGGCGCAGCGGTTTCAGGCTAATACACATGGTCTTGGATGAATTCTGCAGATACTCCTTGCCCTTATGAGCAGGTAAGGCAATCGCCAGGGTGCGCTTTTGATATCGAAAGACATTGTCGCATGTAGGACAATGACGGACTACAAACACTAGCTTGTTATTTTGGTCAGGGCACACGAGGCACAAAACTCCACCGTTCGGGATAGTGTCTACATTGCACATACTCTTCTTGCACAATCTTAGCTGCATAAAGAGCCCATGAGATACGACGACGGAGTTACGTGGAAGTAATGGGAGCGTATCTTTAACGAATCGAGTGGCGTTGCCACTCCACAAGACAAAATCAGGTGCCTTCCGCGCCAATTTGCTCAGGGTAACGTTGACCTTAGAGCCAAGCACTGAACGCACAGTGCGAAGCACATGCTCGGTGCCTCCTTCTACGAGAACTCTGCCGTCGGTATCATTGCCATCAGCTGACCACGCTACCTCTGTGACATTGGGAAGTATTTGAATATTGGGTGTGTGCCGCCGGTGATAATCCAGAGGTACATGTATATGGTGACAGCCACTCCAGTATTTTGATAACTGCAGAATATCACTTGCAGCTAGGTATTGAATATAAGGCCAAGTTGTAAATGCCTCACTTGCCATTTTAAAATGCCTACAAAATATAACTGGTTTATTGTAGGAGACTCGAAGATTTTGGCGATACTCACCTTTTAGACACACGTGTCTATGTGAGTTTGCGCCCACAGTCCGTTTGTACTTTGGGTAGGCTACGTGAGTCCAGAGGTCAAGAGCAGATGCGTCCCGGGGAGCATCTCCAAAAATGCGATCGCTTCCAATTCCCGCTGCTTAGAGACTGTCTGAGTTTAAATCTGAGAAATACTGAACAGAAGGAACCGAAAGTACGAAACACGAGAATACACAGACTTTTAAGAGGAGAAGTGACCAACGCAGTCTGTCTCGACTCGAAACGCAATTGCGCATGCGGTTCACCGTTATGAAACTCAACGGATACGAAACCCACAGGGAAGACGACGCAAACTCAGTGTTGCATACATTCTCGAGCGTAGATTTTACGTTTGCACCACTGGATGCCAATGGTCTCAGTTAGAGGTTCCCGAATCTTCGTACAAAACGGTAAGAAGGTACATGGTGTAATGGTGTGTCGGAATTGTTATAGCGCAGATCGACATCCTTTGCATTGGCATCGCGATATCAATGCGGCGCGAAACGTGGTTGCCATCTACCAGCACTTAGCCGGTGAGCGTTTGCGACCTACTTTTTCCTACTTTTTTTACGTTGTCGTCCGGCATCAGCGTAAAGGTTATTGGCGTAGAGAGGTGTTGTCATATCTGCAGGTGTGCTTATAAATTGTAGAGTTCCTCCTACTTCCTCTCTATGTGAAAGCATGCCCGTAAAAGGAGATGTATGTACAGTATCTGTTCTTTTTCAGCATTTTACAGGAATTCCATGTTCAATGTTGTCATTGAACATGGAATATAACCACCTAATATACTCCTCTAAATGTTCTTCGCGAGCAGGGGCACTGAATATCCCGTGATTTAACTTTATCACGGGGAAGAGGCCATGTTCACTATTAGAATGTGGAAGTTTAACATCGAAACTAACTTCTTCAGTATGCGTTTGCGCTTTAAAATGCATTGACCGCTGCTCGTAATCTTGGGCTGGGTATTTGGGGTCATCTTGCGCGGATAGTACGCGTTCAATATTTACGTGAACACCGTGAGGATTGATGAATGTAATTTGTGGGTTTGGGATAGTAAGATAGTCAATGTGAGCATTCCGCATGAGCTCACATATTGGCAACAATTGATTCACGAATCTACTTCGTCCTCTCCAATTTGCTTGATTTGGCTCCCCTCGCTCCTTGTCAAGGTCTACGACAGCCTCCGAACCGAATGGAATTTGCAGGCAATTGCTTGGACAACCAATTATGTGCTTCTCATTTGTTATCCTTGGCTGCTCAAACAAATCTATACCCCACTTCATAGTTTCTTGATTTAATACAATTCTTTGCTGTCTTTGAACATTGTAGGATGCAATAGTAAGTACAAAAGAGCAATCGCATTCTTTTTTTCCCACCAGCACTTGGTGTGCTTCTTTGAAAGTTCCAAGATTTACGCCTCGAAATTTACTTCTATCCGGAAAGTTTAAATGACTTTCCAAGTTTGCAAATGGATGTGGAATCGATAGACTATCTTTACTAGTTACGCTTCTGCTATGATGCAAATGACTATCCGTTCAAGCAAGAAAACGCTGTGCTCCTTGATCTAAGTGGGAGCCAACAATTCCCAGAACGTGGCTAGCATCCGGGCGAGTTGGCAGGATGTCGTGAGTTGACATTTGTTTTGTGTTGATATAAAAGTAATGAAGAGTCGTGTGTGAACATCGGTTTGTGTAGAGAGTTGTTGGAGAAGATTCTCATTGGGCCAGTGACGTGCATGAGTATGAGTCAGGTGTTTATAACAACCAACACTTAATGGCTTGTGCGTGTTGACTATCCAGTGGCACGTTACGAAGTATATGGGTTGCAGTCTTGACATGCATACGTAAGACTATGGCCCTTCAGACTTATTCATTAGCAGTGTCACGCGTACACATGACAGGTGATTATTGTTATTTTTGGGGAAGCTTGAGAAAATGAGCTAAATCCCCCGGCCGTACGTAGTCAGGGAAGCACAGGCTGATTCCGGGCGTTAGGAAAATGCTCCTCCGCTCGTGGTTGTGTTTCTTCGTGTATAACTAACTCTCAACTTATTTGTCATAGTACTGCCTGGGCTATTTTTTATGTCTTATTGCAGTCTTGTTGAGAGTTCTATAGATTTTCACATAGAGCAACAATGCACTCGGTGTGAGTCATAAATGAGTGAAGTTTGCTTACCTCGTTTTTGTCCATGCGCACCTCCGAGCTGTCCAAACCAGCAGAAATGCATGAATAAATGCATCAAAGACTCATATTGCAGCTCCCTCTCGGGTTCAGGTTGCGCGCTACCATTTTGTTCTCGTAGCGTATTTCCCCGGAGTGGTGGCCGCCAGGCGTCCTCGGTCGCAGACACAACTGGGACGGCTGCTGCGACCGAAGCTTCAGGCACAACTTCCGTCGCAGCTGCTTTGGCTCCATCGGCAGCTTAATGCAAATCCGGACGGAATGCAAACAAACGCTAGAATTACGCCCATTTGGCATGTCTCCTTTCCATCCAGTTCAGAAAGCGAGGGGGAAGCCACCCTACATTGTCGGCCAAATACGCCAAAAAGAGCAGGCACTCCTCCGCGCGGCTTCACTATACCAGATCCTTACATAACCGAAAGAGAACCCCTGACATCTGATGAAGAAGAAGACTGCGGATCTCTACGAAGCGGATTTAAAAAAGTCGTGTTATCTGCTCTGAGCTCGCAACCCCGCAAAACGCTGGAGGAGCGTTTTGAGAATCTGAGCTTATTGGAGTGCCGACGTTTATCTGCCGGAGAACAACTGCAAGAAAACCTCAAAAGAATGAACTTGCGAGGGTGTCCCCGCACTGAGCACAGGCGCAAATACACGGGTTCCCAGCTACACGCAACGAGACGACAAAAGGAAGACCATGATGCTAGCGCTCCCACTGCCGTCCACCCTTACAGCACTCAACCGAATGCAGCAGAAGGTCTTATCTGCCCAGGCTGCGGCCATTGCTTCTCTATGAGAAAGTCACTCAATATGCACCGCAAAGTGTGCGTAGCTCTGAAAAATAATGCAGCTTCCGTAAAATTGTCTGGGAAATAATACTCTTGCATGCTAAAGACGCGACAGCTTGCATGAGTTGTGTAAAGACAAAGTTGAGCTTGCGAATATTGCGCGGTCTAGTTTGCTCGGTGCAAAAGGACCTGCTAAACGCAGCGTGGATATTGAAAAACTGTCGTAGAATTTACTCCGGGCTCCTGCAAGAGTGTCTTCTGATAATAGTCTTGCACCTAGAGACTGTCTGAGTTTGTATTAATGAAAGCCATCGCGCTTCCATATACTATAACTGCTCCAACGAAAAGAAAGAGCACGCACAACAAGGAAGACACGACGTTATTCCATCCCTTAACCTTGTCCTCGAATAATTGTAAGCGCGATGGTAAATTATTTACAGCCTTTTCCGAACGAATGCGGTATGAGCTAGTAGCTATAAGCAGCACCAACACCGAAACGATAACAAAGCCCGTGGCAATTAATCCAGCAAGTGGACGACTGACTTCTAGGCTGCTTGACACGTTCACCATGTGAAAAAAAAGTAGAGCATTTCCCAGGAGAAGCAGGCTCGCTCCCACCCAGGATGCCAACAGACTCTCAGATCCTATCATTCTGCTCCATAGTTCCTCGACTTGAACGTTATGTACTTCGTGGATTCTTGACTGTACAGTCATTTACAGTTGGCTTGTGTCAACTGCTCGTTTATTGAATACGGACGATGTGGCAAACGGGTAGTTCTAAACGTTCCATAAACGCAATTGTAGTAACGGTGCTTTCAGCACCCTCCGAACCGGCGACTAGTGACAACAATGCAGAGTTGTCAGCCACCAGCGTCCTCTGCTAAGTCATCGTAGTTTTCGTTCATTCCCTCGTCCTCGCTACTAATGGGCAACGGAGCCCATATTTCGGCATCCAAACTGTCGGGGCTACTTTGGTCATCATCAATGTCTTCCAAATGCGCTAACCACTCGTATCTTTCTTGAGCGAGTCTCTCGCGGCGAAGTACCCCGGGCACGTGCCTATCCAGCAGCACCTGCGCGAACTTGTCCCAACTGCACAAATTTGTAGGTTGTGCATTGCTATCAATATGTGCTTCATCATATATACTTTGTATGCCTGTAGCCATTTGCTGTTTCAAGCACGTGCACAAACAGCTGTGTGGCATCTGAACGACAGTCGCAATGGCTACCAGCAGTACACGAAATGAGGAAGCCGCTCAGAGACCGCAACTACCAGCTTGTGGCGAAGACGAGCCTTCTGCCAAACATCAGAAGAAGGATTTGTTTATATGGCAAGCTCGTTTTGCACAATGTGTGACCTTCAAGACTTTCATTGAAAATATAAGCAATGTATTGACCGAGGGTCATTTTACCATCGTCAACAAGGAAGATGGCTTTCAGGGTATCGAGACGGATTCCATGGACCCCAACAGGATTGCCTTGGTGCAGGGTCGTCTGACCGCGGCGGTGGAAGGTGAAGTCACAGAAAGCAATTCTACCTTTTGTATCAAGATGCAGAATATGCTGACATGTATGCGCAATGCTCATGCGCAGCACTTTCTGGATCTGTGGCGACCCAAAGACTCCACAGATGTTGTCCTGCATGTTTACGAGCCTGATGTAAACACTTACACTCCAACATTCAAACTTCGTACGCTTGCGAAAGACGCCGATTCAATTCGGTTGCATGTTATGGATTATAAGATTCTAGTGGAAATTGATCTGCAAACCTTCCGTAATGCTATAAAGACAGCCAAGGATCATAAAACCGAGAGTGTAGATCTCAGAGTTCTCACTCCCCGCGTGCAAAGGGGCTCCAGAGTGACTACCTTCTTTGTCATCAAATACGAATCGGACGAGGTCAAGTCTATCTTCCCTTACCAGAGTGTCACAGAGGTGGATGCGGTATCGGCAGACCCCTCACGGCATACGTCCAATCCGTTATGTATCCGTGTCTCGGAAAACATAGCGGGTGATTACGACGCCATTCCCTCGGAAGAAGATTTGGAAGTCCTTTACTCAGCTCGGTTTGCGGTCGATTACCTTTTTCTTTTCGTAAAAGGAATGGACCGCAGTGGCATTACACTGCGGTTGAGTCCCGACTTGCCCCTGATCATCGACTACCCTCTGGGGTGCTCTAACACCGACTATGTGCGTTTTGTGTTAGCTCCTAAATTGGCAGACTGAGCGCGATCCCTTCGGTGACTACTGAATGGATCGCGCTGGGTCGGGTCTGCGAGCGTACTTCAACTAAAGAGACCACCAGCTGAAGAAGACGCGTCCATAGTGGGAGAGATCATGGCGGTGGGTGCAGATCCTTGTGTAATCTTTGTACAGATAAAAATAAGAAGTGCACCTGCCATAAAGGTATTGACAACATTGAAAAGCATGGACCAGCGTGTTTGTTGATTACATGCATCTCTGAATGTTGCATAGTTCACGCAACACTGACACAAGAGGTATACGGCTATGAGTAAGAGCAGACACATCCCCCGTGGTCCTTCTACAGGACTACCTTGTAGCATTGACATATTTTATATCCTAGTAGAGATAAAGAGCTTGGCCTTCGCAGCGTGTGCGCGTCTATCATAAAAGTCGTAGACGTGCACAAAGACACTCAAACGATATGTCTGGAGGGAATTGGGATATGCGTGCAACGTTTTGTTGTCGCACCTCGAGCGGACTCCATCGGTATCGTTCTCGAAAAACACTAGTAGACACAGGACCATAGATAAACTCATCGCATTCTGGAGCAGTGTGGACGCGGCTCTTGGTTTCGGTTTGGGAAATGCTTCTGCGAGTGCTAGTGTACCCCGCATACGAAGATGGGGACTCGAGTGCTCGCCCCAAACCGGCAGCAGTCGGAGGAGAAAGCTTTGTACGATTGACATCGGCAATCCCGTCTCTAGAGCAAGCACAATGTGAGATCTGCGACGAAGGAGAACATACAGAAGGTTGAGTTGCTTGAATAAGATTGCGACCTAACTGCAGAAGTTCGGTCCACAAAAGTGGATGTACCTCGCGCTCCGCACGAGCGTTCATTGCAAGAGCTGCGTGGAAGACTTTCCCATAAACATGACATCTCAAGCTGTACACGATTTTTGTAACGCAGCTCGCGAAGCAGAGGCTCTACGAGCGCAGCGAAAGCTCAACACGCGCTATGCCACAGAAGCTAAAAAGACAGCGGAGCAGATACTAATCGAGACGCTCGGTGCTGGAGCTAAAGCTCAAATAGAGGTCGATGGGGATGTATATCTAGTGCGCGTCGCGAGCAGAGAACTCTATCCTACGTGTGGAAGTAATATTGTAGATGCCATGGGTGCTCTGTGGGATGATCCTGACATTCTGCGAGGAAAGATCGAAGATAGCAGACATGATAACATAGTGGACGCGTGTACTGCCATACTCTTCGACCAGGCTGGCATAACTCCTCGTAACAAATGTACACTCCAAGTCGCTCCTTTGAAAGAGGGCAAAAACTCAGCAAACATTGAAGGCATGCAAGGTGCGCATGCGGACGTTGCTTCTGCACTTATCCGCGCTAATACAGAATTGACCCGAGGAAGAGAAGAACATCGCGAAACCCTGAAACAGTGTCACGAGCGAGGACAGGAAGCAGAAACAAACATCATACAGGAGCTCTCTCAGCTGGATTCGGGACAAGTCAAGCGTGTCAACATGGTGGATCCCGATGGAACTTCCACTTCTTACTATCTCAGATTGAAGAAGACTCGACCTCCTCCTAAACGTAAAATAACCGTGAAGACATTGCAAACTCACATAAAAGAAGTGTTGAATAAGACGCTAAATCCTCTATTAATTGACGAATCGTTGAAGACATTCTGCTCCAATACGTATGCGCAGCATTTTATATTGGAGTTGAAGGAAGCGCTGCAAAAACACGAGAAAGAGGCGAAGCCTCAGAGCACTGCTCGGATGCAGACGTATCGCGTGGCTTTAGACAAGCTTCGTGGAAGCAAAAATAAGGTTGAGGCAAGCGACTACATCTAAGCGTTCATAAGCGTATCCCCTCGGTGAAAAGAGGATGAAAATGTCAACAACGGGTCACTCAATCATTTCTACAACCGATGTAAATGTTTTCAAACGATTGGCTAATCCTGCAGTAGTAGATGTGTGCGTGGACTCCCGAGTTCGAAGAGCTACCGCAGAAATGAAACAAGCTATAGAGCAAGCAGCGGAAACGAAGCAAAACAGCGAACACGTAGGAGAGAAAGAAAGGAACCCCGCAGGTAGTCCACTAGCCAGTGCTGTGGGTAGTATTACAGGGCCAGTTCCATGCAAAACAGCGTTTCAGAGGGCTCAAGACAAAGCCTCCGAAGAGGTAGAGAGGGTGTGGGCTACTCCCGTGGCTCCTGCTCGTCTGTTTACTGAGAGCGAGCTAGTAGTCGAACCGTCTCCAGCCACGTGTCACTCGTCAATACAGCCTCCGCGAGAATCAAGAGTCCCCGAAGTTAAGGTGGAAACAGGAGCTTTTTTTAGGTCCGAGCGAGCCTGTCCCCATATTCATGCGGAAGCCCCTCCTCCCAAAACTACACTCCCTAGTTTTGATGCAGGCGAAAATAGCGATTTCGAAGATGATGTAGAGGATTCTGCGAGTGAGCACTGGAAACCAAAAGACGGACAGGGCAAACGACTGGAAAAGCAGGGATACATTATCGAGCTGTCTAACATGCGCCAGAAGGGTGTAGTACTATCTCGTGAATTCACGATGAACGATTCCATACAGGAATTGGAGTTTGAGATACAAAAACAGCAGAACAATACGACTACTCGCCAACATGTTGTGTTCATGCGAGACATGCTGAAAATTGGAATAAATGGACTAGAGATAGCAAACACTCGCTTTGGCCCGTTTTTGAGCATAGATGGTTGGGCGGAGAGCGTTACGCTAGATATGAATAAGTACGAGCCACCACTCGAAAAGCTATACCGTAGGTATTTCCGTCGTAGTCAAATGAGTCCTATCATGGAACTGGCTTGGCTTCTCATAGGTTCTATGGCAGCGTTTCACTTTAAAAACAAATTTTTCGCACCGCCTGCCACTGCTCGTGCATCACCAGAACCGGAGCAAGACTCGAAGCCAACGTCTCGATTGAGACGTCCCGTTTCAACAGAGACCGCACGGAAGACCCACGATCGACCTAAAGCCGGTCGACCTGTACTCCGACCACCCTCTTCGATATTTGGTATGTAGAATCCGGTCACTGTGGATGCAACTATACCTAGCGCTACCCCCAAAAGATAAGCATAATCGGACAGAGTTCAGAACTAGTTAGTACTCGAGTTTTCGGGCATACAGACTAGGCACCTTGAGTCTATTTTGGCTGCGATCTCTATTATTGTTCGTGACCTCTCAGGTAGAGGCTTGGCGAGTCATCTAGGCGTACATGCGAAGATGAGTAGCACTTTTGCTTTCATCGGCTAGGACACTACACATTCCTGATTTAATGTAGATGCTTCCACTCGAGAGTACCTTGACGTCTTCCGCTCTAAGCGGATGCAGGTAATAATCATCTTTGGTGTCCCTCCAAAGCAAAACTTTAGACACGCACTGTTCAATGGCACTGCGCAATAGGCGTACACCACCCAAGTCGCACGCTTTGGCTACATTCCGAAGTGCTTGATTATTGAATGTAATGACGTCGCCACCCAGATTTCTCTCCCGCAATACAGCAGGTGCAATATGCTGTATTGCTATTTCAGCTTTTGCGTCTTCCCCGAATGCATCGGTGCGCACCATTTGCATGCGGTCCATCAATATTGGTGAAATTAAAGAAGAGTCATTGAATGTAAATACACATAACGCTTTGCTGGCATCTATATCAAGATTCCCCACGTATCTGTCTCTGAATCTATCAGACTGAGAGACATCTGTAAGATGAATGAGAGCATTGATCATCTCTTCTCCTTTTGGGGTGGAACTACACTTGTCCAGTTCGTCAAAGTAAAATATCGGATTCAATGTATGCCCATTCATTATGTGCTCCGCTATCCTCCCGGGGCCAGACCCTTCATAAGTATACCCATGGCCCAGTAAGGTACTGCTGTCAGAACTACCACCCAGCGAAATGTACGCAAATGGCCTCGCCATCAGGACAGCGAGACCTTCTCTCACAAGCGTAGTCTTCCCATTGCCTGGGACTCCACAAAGCGCCAACGGTCTTTGGGATACAAGCGGCGTGCATAACCACGTGTAAAATCGTTCTAGCACGGCAGCTTTGGCAGCTCTGTGTCCATATACCACTGATTCTAGATGTATTCTTGCTTTAGACAAAGTTTGCTCTATAGAAAGCTGCGGCTGCGGTATTAGTACTTCTCCCAGTGGAATTGAAAGAACCGTCTCTACCCAAGTATTGTACTTGACAGAATCTCCAACAGTATTAGCCTCATTCTGCTTGTCAAGCTTGCTTATGATGCGTTTTTTCATATCGACAGGCAGGCGTGAATATGCCACACGAAATGCAAGGGGTTGACCTCCTATTGACTTGCGTATGTCTCCCAGCAACTGTGCTATTTCTTTCCGCTTTTCACTGTTTTGCTTAAAGTAATACTCTTTTTCCTCTCGTGACATATGGTTCACTACATCTTCGTCACCTTGGTCAGATGCGTCGTCGAACTGCAGGCCATCAAGAAAAGAAAATTCACGCCGCGGGGGGGTTGGCGGTGGAGGAGGGGCGCGGTTACGCGGACTTCGAATTCTTGACGGTGTCTGTGCAGCGGGCAGTTTGGGTGCAGATATATCAGCGGTAGCACGGAGGAGAGGTATACCCCGCGGAGGTTGTGACGCGCGGGCGTGACTCGAAATGGTCTCAAGCCACTTCTCAGCTGTTGTCAGAAATGCACTCATCGTGTCTTCGGGAGAGTCTTCGGAGGTTGTGTTCTCCGATGAAATTCGCAGCTCCTGTCCTTCTCCTAACCCAGCTTGCAAGTATGTAGTGTGACGGTTTATTTTTTCCCCGCCTTGGCATTTTGACCGTCCCATGTATTTAGAATCAGAGAGAGTTCAAAATAGAACTAGAGGCAAAACTTCAAAAGACTTTCCTACAAATACATACCCCTGCGCGGCATATGTGTCTCAGAAATGATGAAGGCACCTGTTAAATTATCGTGTGTGTACTCCGTCCGTTGAGTATCGAACACTCTTCGCTAGCATGAAGAACATCATTACGCAAGCTAGCTCTCACGAAAGTACAGACTTGGTTCGTTTGGGCGTTGAGATGTACGAAGCTGCTGTGAAAACTACTCTGATCTCATCTCTGTATGTAGTAACGCTAGCCGGCGTTTGCTTTTCCCTGTTTTACCTTTGTGCCCGGTTGTTGGATGAGCATGAGTTCAAAAGACGATCTGCTGTAGTACATGTGGATTTGGCAGAAAATTGTGGCCTCCGGGGTAGGCGTGCATCGGCAAGAGACTCTTCTACTCATCGGATTACATCTGCACTCCTGGAGTCTCCCAGGCGCAACCCCGCTGTCTCCTCGCCTCATCAAGATGTGTACTATGATGCGTCTGGCGCTGTCTCTCAGCTGGCGGCGGACGAACCACTCTCTTCGAGTATGCCACAACGCTCTCCGGAAACGTTAGACGGTATAGCAGGCCATGGCTCCTGGTGTGCGGCCGATCACTTGAGCGTGAGGAGAGTAAACTGACTCGCGTGGTGAGATGCCGCGGCGCGCGGCCAACTACGCAGACTGCTCATATATTCAAATAGTAGTTGTGCGGTAGCGGAGCATCGCACGCGCTGCCTATTCCTGCAACCCGGGAGGCAATACACCTCTTCTCTTCTCTATATTTGTCAGCTCGTCTCTCATGACTAGCGGGCATGCGATTTGTTTGTGTCAACAAAATAGATTATCGACTACGCTCTATTCAAAACCGAACGGAAAGATTTGAGAGACACTTGTATGCAAGTTTGAAGTCCACACCAGTATTTTGGTCGGTTGGAGGAGAGAAGAATACTAGTGTGGACTTACGCAACAATTCACACGCTAGTTACCAGCCGCTTTAAACAGTTTGGGTTTCCCCCGTTTGGTTTCAATTCGAACTACAGGAATTTCTCTTGCTCAACAGCTGTAGAGTACGTTGTCATGTGACGGTAGTTGAAATAGTGTAAATATCAGGGGAATCCTCTGAAATGCAGCCCTCTACCGTTACGAATATATATCGCGGTGCTAAGGTTGGGAGAGCGTATGATGCTGCTCTGGGCCCACCATTGGGATCCAAACGCACTCCTTCATACGCAGACGAAGAGAAACTGGAGGAGGAGATGGAAGCAAGGATCTACAAAAATACAAAGAAGCAGCGAATGCAAAGTTTGGTTGTACTGCCTCTCAATACTCTACCTTGCGCGGAGGTGCGCAAAGTAGAGACCTCTGCACCAACGACTCAACCTAGTATCCTTCTTCTACCCGCAATTGCATCAGCTGCGACGGCAGTGACTACGCAAACGTCGCAACCAAAACCCCCAAAGTCGCCCAGGCGTTCCCTTCCCTGGGTACTCTTCGAGCCCAAGAAGTCAGCAGATGTATGTGGACAGGATACAGCTCGAGTCAAAGTGCAGGCGTGGATTAAATTGAAGACTTCTCCCGTTAAGTACAAGCTACCACTGCTGGCCGCCGCGTGCGTGCTCCAAGGCCCTCCAGGCTGTGGGAAGACGACTCTGGCTCGCTGTTGTGCTCGCGAAGCTGGCTTTAATGTTATAGAATATGGAACGCATATAGAACAAGATCTCCCTAGCTTTCTCAGGAGCATTGGTGCTATAGACTGTGAAGGAAAGAAGACCTGTTTATTAATTGAAGACGTTACAGATGTGCTTGAAGCGAAACAGAACAGTACCGCGGCCACCATGATAGTAAACTATCCAGTACTCTGCACGGCGGCATTTGTGCTGAAGAGAAATCATTCGCAGTATTCAGCGGTCGTATCGCTTTCTGCATTACGAAAGATTGACATGCAGAAGTTCCTTGTGAACACAATCGCGCCTGCCCTTCGCTTGCTGCCCTCCTCGTTTGCAGCCATCATTGAGCAGTCTCGAGGTGACGCGCGCCAGCTCTGCGTAAACTCTGTATTTTCACCACACCTGCACCCCGAAATAACCTCAAGAGATCAGACACCATCTCTCTATGATCGAGTGCGTAGCTACCTCGCTTGTGGAAGCGCGCGCAGCACTTCCGCACTTCTCGCTCTAGATGAGCCAACGCATCAGGAATGTTGTCTGATCCAGGAGAACTTTGGAGCGCTTGAAGAGGTAACTATTGAAGCCATGGCACAGCACTCACAAATAGTTTCGATCGTAGATGTGTTCGAGACGATATGTGCTCCCACACTAGGACTTTCAGCTCGAGCCAGTTGCGTTTTGCGTCCACATTCCTCGCGAGGGTACATTGCGATAAAGGAGTCCAGCTGGTGGAACTGGAACAGACGAAAAGAGCTCGCGGCAGCATCGCTGAGAGATCATAAGTATCGCCAATACGATTCAGCACATGAGCACATACCCGGACACTGGAACACCCGCGCTTTCGCCTTACATCAGTTTAATGCAGCGGTATCTTAGTTGCATTATGAAGCAGTCACATGCTTCAGCTAGAGCATGTCCTTCCAGGGGTACGAAAGATACGCAGAAGGGGCGTTGCGCGATCGAACAGACGTTTGGTATTTTAGATCATTTTCGGAGAATCCGCGTTGGGTATGAATGAAATGTCGATTAGGAATTTCAAATCGACATTTTATGGCTATGCTGGTCATCTTGCGCGACAGATAGATAGATATATACCAAAACGTGTTGATGCTCGGGTTCGCATCAGCTCACTTGTTTCCGCGTCGATGCTCGGTTTCACGACCCTGCAGATTTTTGCGTCGAGAAGGCGGCAAGAGTACTTTCATATCATTCCACAACTTATGATGTTTGTTTCTGCTTGCTCTAGGGCAGCGTTCTTGTTCCGCCATTCCCCCCACCTTCGCCAAGTCCATCCCGCAAAGACGTTTTTGGCGGCATTTTATTTGTGTTTAGAGGTCGTCTGGAAATGTGTCTGAAAAGTCAAGAACGGTCTTGTAGTCGAAATACAAATTCAGCTCAAGAATGAACTCATGCACGCAATATGTGCTTTCGAAGCTAAAAGGTCGAACTGGCCAAATCTAGGACGTAAGCGGAAACTGACAACGGCAGATATATTAGATCGCATCGTCTTCGTTTGCAGGACGGGTTGTCAATGGAGTCAACTTCCTGTAAACTGCGCTTCCTATAAGACCGTCTACCATTACTTTCGCTGTCTGGTCCAAAGCGAGGATATTTGAAGACGTGTTTTACTCATGCGCAAGTAGAGCATCCAGGAATAATGAGGCCCCCCCTTGGTCATCGATACAAGCTACGTCAAAAACGTTCACGGTTTTGACGTACTCGGCAGAAATCCGACCGATCGTGGCCGTAAAGCTTCCAAGATCTCGTTGCTCACGAATTCTAGAGGTACTCCCCTCCGCACTGTCTTGCACAGAGCTAACAAGAGCGACGTTCTGACTCTCAAACATACGCTGGAAACATTCCAGCGCAAAGTGAATCATGGCGGCAAATCTACGGAATTACTTGCGGACAAAGGTTACGACGCCTCGCACTGTCGCAGAGGATACCCGGGCTCTGAAGCGATGCGTGTTTTGTAGAAATTCGACAGGTTCAGATCTAGTCTGGAATAGGGACAGTAATGCGTCCTTGAACATCGTGGGCATCTACCTACGCTTGGTGGCTACCGGCCGACGGCCCGCTGAGTTCCAGATGAAGAAGTGAAACATGGGTACTACAACGTGCTCGTTCGCTGGTCCATTGCACTCTGGGCCAGCATAAGAGTGATTCTGATGATTAGAGAATTCTCAGATGACCTCTTATATTAATCGTATCGTCTTCCTAGCCTCGCCTGGCACTACCTTACGCTATGGAAGCGTATCCACGAAAGCAACACATGGCCCATTTTTATCCATCACGAGAAACAACTCAGATCGTACTGCGCCATTTCCACCGCGCTTCACCAGATGCATATAGCTATTTTCGTTTATCTGACTAATCGGATGGCGAAGAAGAACTGTATCGTGTATTTTGTGGTTGTTGCTTTCCCGGAGTACGGTAGCTTCTAAAGGATACGAATATTGGTGTATGGCTTGGCATAATGCACCATCGCGCTGCTCCATTTCAGTATCCATATGTTCTCGCAACTTCTGGTATGTTAATTGCGAGGAAGCTTGTGCGAGTTCCGAACATACGTTGCGATCCAGAACTGATCGTTTGAGATCTGGCAGCGCAGTGTCCTGTAACCAATCTAGAAGTAGTTGGGTCGTGTGGGCGCGCTCCTCGCTCCGCGCAGAGTCCAGTGCGGCAATTTGTTGTCGCAAGTCTTTTATTTCATCCGCGAGCATGGAAATTTCCGCACACCTGTCTTCCGCGCCTGCTTCGGGGGAGCACGTACTTGCATCGCGCGCCGCATCCCGAAGACATGACACTTCTTCTGCTACCTCGACATGTTTTCGATCGCTACTAGAAGAAAAATCGCAGAAAGATTGCTCCAGCGTCTTTACTTGTTTGAAGAGTGCTTCGACGCGCTCTGCCGTGTGCCCTCCCGCATTCTTAGACACTGAACTCAAATCATCCCTTAAAGCAAAAACGGATCTTTCAGTTGCCTTCATAGCATTGTCTAAAACGCTCATCTTCATAGATATTTGATCTACTCTGCTTTTGGTTGCAGCCACCTCCTTTGTGAAGACATCAGAAAGAACTGCCTCTTCAGTCGCCGGCGATTCCTCCGCTGGCGCTGGTTTGTCGGACGCTTGAACTCCCTTGACAGCCGCTGCCTCTGCATCTGGCACAGGAGGGCCACTTCGCGATGGGGTGTTTACTTTCACTGGTACCGGCGCAGCATACCTGCCTCTAGACCCCTCATTACACCGGTGCGGCATTTTCCGCACATGTCCTAAGCTCTCTGAACCAAGGCGCTGCATGTCAAAGTCTTCTATATTTGCACATGTATCAAACTGTTGGACGACCAAATGAACGAAAAAAAATTTGGTGGTCACGAAAACCCGCTTGCCAGTATGCGGCTGACTGGTGCAGGAGTCTTGGTCTACACTGTCCGAGATGGAAACATTTTAGTGTTGCTAGGCCGCGAAAAGTATACTCCCGGGTGGCGACAAGGATCTCATAAGTGGTCTACCTTTTCTGGTAAGGTAGACTTGCACGAAAATGCGCTAGAAGGAGCAGCACGAGAATTTCTTGAAGAATCCTGCGCTTGCGTTCCTGTGCTCGCGGCATGCGAGCTTCCTGCTACGCTTCCAGACGTGATGGATAGGCTCCGGTCTAAGGCACGACAGGTGGAACAAATAACGTATTTCAAAGGCGAGAGACTTGTATATTGCACATTTATAATGCACATTCCGTATGATGTGTATGATGAGGTATTCCGAGATTCTATTACCAAACTTCACGAGCTCGACTCGATTTGTCGTTTTTTCTATCGCACGTGGAAGTTGGCTTCTATTGTTCCCCGTTTCATGCGTCCAGGCTATGCGTTGAGCAGCTGTCTAGTGGTCGCAAATGTCCGAGTTACAGGCAACTCGGAGGTGGAATTAGTTCTGCACGAGGATGGTGACACACGTGACGTGATCACTACATTGGAGGTAAGCGCAGAAGTAGCGCGCGCACTCAAGATAGTGCAAGAAGCATGGAGCAAAGTTCTGACATATTTGGAATTGCGCGTGCATGACCCTATTCTGTTACATCCAGCAGTGGATCTAAAAAAGTCAAGACAAATAGTAGTCGGTGCTCGCGTGAATAAGGCATACTTAGAGAAATGCGAGATTCGTTGGTGGAAACTGGAGGAACTCCTCAACCTGCAAGACATACAATCTACAGCAGGTCAAGAGAGCGAATTCCGAAAACTATTCATTGAGAACATATCAAACTTGGCTACTCATATAAAAATGATGGAAAAAAACTCCCAGACTGGATGTTAAGACCGGCTTACGAACGTTTCCTCCACTGTCTGATTTTTTAAGCCCTCTACTAGAAAATGGCTGTACCATCAGTAGCCCTACAAGAGCAATTGAGTCAAAAAGCAGCCAAAAGCACTTTGTGGAGTGACGGAGGATACAACACTATAATAGACGATGCTACACATCCCAAGCGACTATGGAGGATTTCGCGCGGAACCGATCTGGGAAAAAGAGAGAGACACGTGGAAGAATGGGAGACAGAGGCCGACTTAACAGAAGCACTAGGAGATGCCAATATCGGACCTTTTGTGTACGACAAGCTAGCCAAGGATAGCTACCTTACAACGCGATACTCAAGAGTTGCTCTGTCACTAGAAAGATATACCGAGGATTTGCACTCAGCTTTCTTCAAGCAGTGGGACGATGAGGACACGGAGACCACTCCGTGGCCAGGCTACCGCGGCAACGATGCTGAATTTGGCGATATGTGTGGAAAAGAACTTCTTCTGCGGTTTATGCAATTGGGTCAGTTGTGTCTTTTGCACGCTGATCTGAAACCAGAGAACGTTCTTGTTCGCCTCCACGGGGATAAGAGCCTCTCGAAGTTGTGCATAATTGACTACGACCCTCAATTCATGTACTATGGCTGTGCCTGCTTAGATGATCTGATTGATAAGCTGCCCGAGAAATATCAGAAAGCAGCATCCGCGAGAGATCCCGAATGGAAGCAGTCGCTACGGGTGAGTTATTTTTGTCTTTTGAATATCATCCTCATGTGGTGCTGGCTGGACTATTACCAGGATAAACATGGATTAACAAGAGCATCTTCTAAATGCTACATGCAGCTATCTCGTGCTCTCGCCGCTAGCACTTTCCCGCTTGACGTGTTCTCGATGGATAGACTTCCCCAAACAATGCAGGTGCGACTCAAAGGGTGGCAGAAGCGATACTTTGGCAACAAATCCGTACATGCGACCGCGGAAAAACACTTCAAAAAACTAAGATCCGTAAGCTATGACTGGAACGCAGGACCTAATGTGGCTGGCCATCACGCAGGCCATATTGCACCGTGGCCTGCGTGTTCACCAGACGACGAAGGTCGGTGCGACGCTATAATACCCATAAAAACCACGCGCCGTAAACTTAGCGTTATAGCCGCTGAAGCAGGCTCTATGACCTGCCCACAGGCTCTTCAGAATAAAGAGCCTAGCGGGCTGAAGCACAAGGACGCGTTATCTTCGGTATACGGTGAAAATAAATCACCATTGGACCATCGTGGCTCATATGTTAGTGGGGAGTCATCCTACAATCAGAAAGAACGAACAAAACAACGCCATAAAATCAAACGGCGAGCATCTCACGGTAAAAGAAAATTTCCCGTCGGGCGGCCGCACTCTTATCGTAAGGCCACTCGACGCTACTCAAGCCCCCGTGTAGTGCATCCTTCAATGCTGGATGCAACCGCCAACGCGCATCTTCTACCTCCGCACTCTCATTCACTTCCCTTCTATAATGCTATACCACACTCACCATGGGCGCACCACTCCTCCCCCCTTATCCCATTACAGTACAATACGTATCCCCATGCGTACGTGCCAAGATCCAATTCCTTGGATGAAGCTAGATAAGTATGACTGGTTTACAAACGCCTCACGGCGTTCTTGTATCTCGGATGCAAACGAACGCGTCAAGCAAAAGCAATACGATGAATGCTGGCAGGCCGTTGACACATCGAAGAAGAGAAATCAAGATAAGAATATTGAGAAGCGGGAGATGTGAAGACGAGGAGCTGGTCTAGCTACTGCAGGAGCATTAGCAGAGATTGCGATATCTCGAATGAGATCAACCGCAGCAGTACCAGGTAAGAAGGACATTGACTCTGTTCCTCGCGTGGATGCAACGAAGCAGAACGCCTCTCGACGTTAATTTGTCGGAGATTCAGCTATGCGGGTCGCTGAAATAATCAGAGACAACTCTCACCCTGCAATTCGAAACATCTCCAAACATTTCAGAAAATCCCACGAGACTTTTCTGCGGAGATCTCAAAGTTGTGACATAGTAAATCATGAACACAACCCACAAAGATAAGGATTCGGCTGTAACTAGCGGCTACTCTCGAGGCCCAGATATATATTTACCCCGTTATGATATGCCGCACTTCGGCGATGATGGACCTCTACATATGTGTACTGAAATAATTAGTACATGTTCGATCTGGTCACGCTATTTGCGCTGTCCAGATAGCATGCTGCCGAACTGGATCTGTGCCACCACACAGGGCGAACCCTCCAACTTGAGTGCAATTCAAGCTTTTCAGATCACACTTAGTGCATCTTATTGCAACGCCAGCGTCATCCGCGTCAAAAAGAATTGTTGTGCGATTCTACAGTATTACGATCACTACTGCGTATATGTGGACACACAATGTCTTGGCCCTTATTGCTTTGGCGAGGGCTTTCCCATTCCACCAGTCTTAGACTCCGGGCATTGGATTATTGTACCGTGTTCACTTAGTGAAGATGTCTCGCATGGTATTTCGTTCTGCGAATGTTTTGTAGGCATCCTCAGTGTGAGCGTGCGCCCTGCTATCCCCGAACAACTTCTCTGTGACGAAGAAGAGAGTTATCATCGATTATGCATATGCAAATCGATTCCTTGGTGTTGCACGACTAGCGACTTGGCATGGGATAATTGCGTGCATACACATCAAGCTATACAGGGTTATTCTGACATCCTGCGCCGTCCCGCCTGGCAATGCTCAACGGATTACATTATGACGTACAGCGGATCTCTGGTGTCACTCGCCTCAAAGTCTGGACTCTGTGAAATTATACTGCAGGACTCGGTGTGCATAGAAATACCCTTAACCTGTTCTTTTGCGACATTGCCTCAGCTGACTTACGTGGGAGGAGGTCCATTGGGCGCAGACCAAACTGCAATGAATGCATTTTTGAAGCAGCACGTCGCTGGGTCTTCGGAAGCATCTCCATATGAGATGCTAAAATGCATAGTTTCTTGGACTGAACCCAGTGAGCCTAGAGATTGGATCAAATCCTTACCTACGGCATGTCGAGTGAGTATTCGAGGCACAGGTATCTTGGACGGTACGCGCCTTCTGCACAAATGGGCCTCCGATGTTAAACCCCTCAAGTCCTTGGAGTCAAACAAGGCTACATTGGGTGAGGTACTCCAACGCGCTGAATATGAAATACTCAGCGGATTATTGGAGATCGACGCTTACCAAGACGCATCCATGAGTGCAGCGATTATAGTGCAAGGACTGTCCATCATATCTCCACCGCCAAGATTCCAAAGCTCAGTGCAGCTAAATGGTTACAATGTTTACAATCCTTGGAACCCAGATGACAACCGCACATACTCAGGAAGCGTGAAAGTGCGTGATCTGAAAGTGCTGGGGGGGTGGTCAGAAAATAGCAGCGGCCCTGTTACTCTTTCACCAGGGAGTAGCTTTTGTATGTGTTTATATCATCTTGCATCTGACGCCATATGTCTTGGAGCATCTCATTTGCGCTATTCTAGCACAACACTACTGCAAGGGAACGCGGGTGGCTGCGTGAACATAGGGTGCAATGGGGACCTACCACTGCCAATCAGTGATATTTTTGCAGAAGGCATTTATGTGCCAAGGGTGTGCCAGTCCAGTGGAGGACCAAAGGGATTGGGAGCTCTCATTGTGAGCAAAAACTCAGGCACCGGAGGTTCTATTTCTTGCTGTCGAGTTTCCCAATTACACATTCCATTTCTGGGTGGAAGTCTAAGCACCGGAGATGCGAGCGCTTCAACTGTTGCCGCCGTGAAAGGTCCCAACATATACTGGCGAGTCAGTGCCATAGGATATTTGGTCGACGATGCTGCAACTGTTGTCCCGACGCGGATGTCCGATATCGACTTGTTGTCCATATCTCCGCAATTCTTGCCTACAGTATCTGATGACTCCTGGTTTGTCTATTATCGCCTCGCCAATTCAAATGCAGGTATTGCCGCAATTCCACAACTACAACTGCAGTCGCTCACATTAGGGCATATGCGACTGACTCTTGTAAGGACGGACAAGCCCTCAGAAACGCGACAGACATATGAGGAGACAGCGTGCCGAATATATTCGTTTCCGCAAGATCCGCTGCGAATCGATTACTATGTTTGCCCCAACGCTTTGTCACTCACATCGGGCGTTGACAGTTACTGGCTAGCAAAGCTAACAGGATACGACGTTCCTACTAATGTGCAGTTGCGAAATATTACACCGAGCAGAATAACAGCTCCCCGCCGTAGGCTACTTACAACCACCAATGTATTGAACCGTTTGGAGAGACTAGTATGAATTATGTCAGCGTGTCGTTGGAGTCAAATAGCGGTAGACTGGAAATTAGATAGAGGGCATTGTATCGTTGTAATTCGTGCATATCATAAATGAAAGACAGGAGTACTGTTCTGACAGCGCTGACCCTCTTCATACTGGCTTGTTTTGTGTTTGCAACGTGTGCGTCTTCTACTTTCTATTACAAATCACTACCAGCAACTCCAAACACGCATTTTATGCTCATAGATGCCAGGTTAGATCGCTATGGGACTAACGCTCTTCTGTGGATATGGGGTGTAGCGATAGCGAAGCGAGATGCGTACACACCAGTTCACATTTGTTGTAGTCGGTGTCGACGCGGAAAATTTATAGGTACTGCATTTCATGACGCGCTCGTTGCGCTGGCATTCACCGAATACAGCATGGACAAAACTGTGATTTTCAATACGGACGCGTCGCCTTATATCGCAAAACTGCACGAGAAATTTCGCCATCGTCATGAAAATCCATTGCAAACTATATTGAACACGGGCATGCACGTACATTTCCACGACCATCTTCATAAGCGCTGTTCTGCTATTAAAGATCTATATACTGAGAAGCAGCCGTACAGTGTCATACATCAGCGGCTAGAAGATGTATCAAAGGCCGATGTTCGACGGCGCAATCAAGCGCCGTACCCCTCATCCATAGTAAATCGTTTGCTAATAAAAACAGATGATCTACTCGTCCGCAAATGCCACAGTCCTCGACGCGCCAAAAATGTTTTAGTCACAGACCCCAAAAGCCGAAGCACACTCGAAGACAGTATGAAGTTCATAGACGCACACAAAACTTGCAGATACCCAGTGGAAGTTGCCGTACCCGCGGACCAAGATGAGACCTTGTTGTATATGGTAGACTCAGCTGTCCTGGTGTGTGGCAGGAGCAACTTTTCATTATGCGCAGCGGTGTGTAGGTTCGGGCGACATGATCTGTTGCGACAGAATATTGAAGACACCACGTGGCAAGGCTCCAGTGAGTACTCTTTCATACATGGAGAGGACCTGTGTGGGAGGGGGCGCCTTTCTTCGGTTTGTGACCAGGAAGCCTACGGCGCTCGTTTGTTGCGTCCGCTCGTCTAGAATGGAAATTCACGGTGGCTGTGATTTGGTTGGGTGCGATTCAGGTCGACGTTGAGTAAAAATCATCAAGTCTTCCTTCAAGCTGGCAACATATATAAAGAATATGTTATAAAGTATCTATATAGGACAGGCAATAAACATCGTGGCAATCGCTTCTGCAAGGTCAGCGCTGTTCCCATGCGTGCGGGGGCTGTAACAGCCCTGCTGCGGGTTGTCCTTTTCCAGACAGCCTGTTAGTTTTACTGTCTACGCCACAACGCCCGACTCATTAAGTGAATGTTAATAAAACAAGAATGATAATGTCGCTAGGTTTTTGGCTAGGCGGATTGGGTCCAGGGTGGGCGATCACAGCTGGGGTATTTGACAATGGAATTTTAGTGCCGGTAATAACAAATGGTGTTATGGATGCAGTCCAGAAAGGGGAGGATATAGCAAAAATGCAGGGTTACGCTCAAGGTACGTGTAATCAGGCAAGATGGGCGCTGCATAAAGCGGAACAACTCTACTATGAAGCAGTGAAGCTTACTAAAGACGTCAAAGGCATGATCTCAGAAATAACTCCAGATTTGAACAGAATGGAAACCCGAAATGCAAATTTAAATGCACATATCGCAGAAATTAACAGCACTTTTGGCCCCATGCTTTTCTGCTCCATCGTGGGAGCAGTCGCGTTTGTTGTTGTTTTTGGATTCTGCGTCGCGGCGCGCGGGAAACATCTACGGTCAGAACTAGACAATTTAAGAGGGTTTGAATCCTCTTTGTCAGCCAAACAGGCTCCCTTAGAGACTGTCTGAGTTTAAATCTGAGAAATGCTGAATAGAAGAAACCGAAAGTACGAAACACTAGAATACAAAGACTTTTAAGAGGAGAAGTGACCAATGCAGTCTGTCTCGACCCGAAACGCAATTGCGCATGCGGTTCGCAGTTATGAAACTCAACGGATACGAAACCCACGGGGGAGACGACGCAAACTTAGCGTTGCATACATTCTCGAGCGTAGAATTTACGTTTGCAAAACTGGATGCCAATGCTCGCGTTCCGTAGCCTAAGAAGATGCCCTACGCCGCCAAGCGATATTTCTTTCAGGAATTCGTTGCAAGAAAAGCTTCCAACCTGTGGAAACTACCACCATAATTTCCTCCGGACTTGCGGGGAGTTTTGCGAGTGAAGGCTGACGAATGCAGGAAACGCTACCCGGACGTGGCCGCAGCATGCGGCTTCGCAGACGCGATCGAAGTCCAGCATTTGCCTTCTATTCTGTGCCTGGAGTACGAACTCTTGCAAGAAAGACGCGAGTGTTTGGATGAGCTTATGCGCGAAAGGTGCTGCGACGAGACGACTCTTTGGTGTATCTTTCGAAAGGGCTGCCTCGAAGGAGCTAGTATTTTGCCTTTCGGCTCTTATGATGTCAAATACATTGCCCTCACTCCCGCGACAGACTGCGATTTGGTAATTACACGAGGCGAGAACGTTGGCTGGACTTATTGTGTCAACGCTAGATGAAATTGGGTGGAGCGCCCCTTGGCCAGAAAAGAGATTTTGTAGCGTTTGGAGACGGCAGCCGCTGTTCAACAGGGTTTGGCTACTCTCCAGCTCCTCAGGCTCGACTACGCCAGCGGCTTTCAACCATGCATGGGGCAAGAGTTACACTGGTACACGAAGCCTTCACCTCTCAGGTATGCTCCAGATGCGTTTTGAAGATGGAAGGGAAGCAGATTGGCGGTAAGAAGGCATACGGTGTCATGGCGTGTCGGACTTGTTATAGCGCAGATCGACATCCTCAGCATTGGCATCGCGATATCAATTCGGCGCGGAACATGGTTGCCATCTACCAGCACTTAGCCAGTGAGCGTTTGCGACCTACTTGTTTTACATTGTCCGATTGATGGGAGGGAACTTGTGTTTCGACACTTGCACACCTGAGGGTAGGCCTTTTTTAATAGCTGGCTCTCACATGGCAGCGCTGTTGTCATGCTCTCGGGGCTGTAGCGGCCCTGTTGTGGCCCTGTTGTGGCCCTGTTGCGGCCCTGTTGCGGGCTGTCCCTATTCAGACAGTCTGTTAATATAATGTCTGAATAAATGGTTCTAGAAGAATTGTTAGAACATGTTTCAAAACACAGAAAACAAGAAAGAGTATTAAAGAAATATCGGAATTACTTGTAAATGCAAACGTAAAATCTACGCTCGAGGATGTAGGTAACGCTAGGTTTGCATCGTCTCCCCTGCGGGTTTCGTATCCGTTGAGTTTCATATCGGTGAACCGCATGCGCAATTGCGTTTCGAGTCGAGACAGCCTGCATTGGGCACTTCTCCTATTAAAAGTCTATGTATTCTGATGTTTCGTACTTTCGGTTGCTTCTATTCTGCATTTCTCAGATTTAAACTCAGACAGTCTCTAAGTTATTTTATTCAATGTCTTTCTGTTTGAAGGCAAACGAATATACACGGGGGGCTTTAGGAGCAGCACGTCCCAGATATCCCCGTGGAGTGGCGCGGTGTATCGTTGCTTTTCACTTATACCTAAAGCTAAAAGTGTACTGGCATCCTCTGTGGTCAGAGTGACATCCTCACTTACTCCCGTCCCGGGCAGTGGATCCAGAGCGAAAGCAGAACTCTGGAGGGAAAAAGCAGGAGTTTGCGTCCGTAATGGATATACGAGCAAGCCAGCGAAAAAACTAGGGAACCAATTCTCTGCGTAGCTCGCTATTGAGTGCGGCTTAGCTACCACACACCTAAAATCTGGAATTCGCAGAGACACTTTTTGCGAGGGTACAATGAGTTGGGGAGGGGGGCTGCAATCACTGAAGGCTCTCTTTCTGTGGTACAAACGTTGGCTTCCAGGGACATAAAAGGAGTAGCACACATCGCGGGCACGTGGCATAAACCCGTGCAGCTTCTCATCCCACCCTTCTCCTAGATCGATATCCCAAGGGATGACTACAGCAAGATCGCAAGTGGACGAGGACAGAAGTCTTAAAGGCCAAAACGGCACAGATGTAACTCTTTGCGACATGGCTGTAGTGGTTGCTCCGTAACACACAATCAAGGTGGGCCAACGGGCGGATTTCATCCATTCTGTCAAGCGGCATTTATATACAGTGTCGGTCGGGATGGTTCCTACCAAAGCCAGAGCTATACGTCCCACCGGACTCTCTCCCCGCACCTTCTTTGGCAAGCGTTGTAAGAGCTTATGCTGTAGAGTGCGACATACAAACAGGACTAATACAATAGAAAACAATACACTCGCAATCACTACGCCAGGCCGTGTTGATTCTTGCTCACTTGTAGCATTATTGCTCGCAGAAATCATGATTTCTTTTTAGACAGGACGCCTTTATTTTGGTAACTCTCACAGCCTGCGCTTTTTTGCTACAGAACATGGCACACAGCGAAAGGCATAGAGGAGTGGTAAAGATCATATGCGAAGGAGCAAGCCCCAAATATACAATGCCGTGGCAAATGTGCGCACAGGAGTCGTGGACAGGAAGTGGATTTTTTGTTCGAACTGATCAGGGGGAAGTGTTCATTCTCACAAATGCGCATGTCGTGGACAATGCATTTGTAGTCCGTGTTATGCTAGAGCGTGCTGGAGGGTCACGCAAGTATGCACAAGTGGTATGCACAGCTCCAGATGTAGATCTGGCTTTGCTGCAAGTTGCACGTTGTGATGTGAATGAAGCAGCCATCCTACCTCTGGCTTCCGATATACCTCCTCTTTTCAGTAGTGTGGCTACTCTAGGCTTTCCACAAGGCGGGAGTACGGTTTGTGTTACCAAGGGAGTTGTGTCTCGCATCGACGCGCAGATTTACGCCTATCTCTTGGAACAGGGGTTCACGCCAAGAGTGGCGTGCAGTCCCTCTAAGGTTCTCATTCTCCAGATTGATGCTGCGATAAATCCTGGGAATTCAGGAGGACCTGCTTTATCGGCCGATGGATATGTCGTAGGTGTAACATCCTCTAGCATGAATGAAGCGCAGAACATTGGTTACATCATACCTACGTGCATAGTGCAGATGTTCATAAAGGAGTATCTCCAAACTGGAGGTTGGAGAGGGTTGTGTGAGTTGGGCTTTGCGTATCGCAAGCTAGAGTGTGAAGCTCTGAGAAAATATATGGGTGTGTTTGAGGACAGAGGCGTTCTGGTCACATCCGTAGCTCCTCTTGGAGCACTTTCTACATCGTTGTCCGAGAATGATGTGCTGATCGCCGTGGATGGAATGTGTGTCCACAGCGATGCCACAATTACCTGCGAGTACAAGGAAAACGCTGGTGTCCAGCTTCCTTTTGAGCACATCTTTTCGCTAAAGAGACCAGGGCAATCTATTGTCCTACAGGTTCTACGTTCATCCCGCGTAGAAACGCTCGTCACGGAAGCTGCAACTTTGCCATCGCTTCTGCCGCGCTATAATGCATTAGATGCTCACGCTTCGTTTGCCATGTTCGGAGGCATGGTGTTCTCTAGACTCTCGATGCCCCTCTATCATGACATTTACTTTGACGAAGACGAGCCAATGTCTTGTGCCCGCTCTTCTCTCCTGTCAGAAGGAAGAAAGTGGAAAGGGACTCCGGATCAGGAAATTGTACTGTTGCTATGCATCTTGCGTCATCGCGTCAACGAAGGGATCAGTTCTTCTAATGCGTATCGCATTGTAACACACATAAATGATGTGGCTGTCCCCAACTTGGGTTCCCTGATTACAGAAGTGCTTTCACAACTTTCTACACCAGGATTGGAGGAGCGGTTCTTACGAATAAGATTTCGTAAGGAAAACTCCGATGGAGTTTGTAATGTGAGTTCCGAAGAAATACTCAAGATCTCTGACATGACCCAAGCGGATTGTGAAATCATGCAGCAGAATCAAATAAGTGCACCAGTTTCTCCGGATCTGGCAGCGGTGTATACTGAAAGTGCTCCAGCTGACAATGCCGCTATCGCCCCCTGGGTGCAATGTCTAAGGGAGTGCGATGAACCGCGCACCGAGTCCTCGAGTAAGCGAGTTCGCGCGTAAATCGCGAACATGGACGCGCGCCGAGATAAAGTGTGCGCATTGAGGTGTTTTGCTCCTTCGCGAAGAATAACAGTGTAGGGCTGGCGGTACAGTGATAAGAATTTGACATATAATGTTAATTTGATATCCGGTGCGGTAATGTGCCAACAAACTTGAGGATTCAACAATAAGAAACAGAAAGGATGAATACTTCTGTAGTGTGTTCTGTTTGTGGAGATGTGGGTCTCCTGTTAGGAGAGTGGTGTCCATTGTGTGATGGATTTGGATATTTAGATTGGCTTGTAATGCAAGAGGCCCAATCCGAATCACACAAAGGGCGTCTCTTAGTGCGTAGATTGTCACGCGTCTGTGGAGATATGTTGAGCTCGGAAGAAAAAAAATGTATCGACGACCTAATTTTGTCTAAATTTCAGCGCAAAAAGAAAAAGATATCGGCTGCTGCCAGTGATACTAGCAATGCAAGTGAGTTCGTTGCCTGCACCGTCGCTGTGGCACTTGCACAAAGAGACTGCGATTCACCGGGAGGAGCTAGCGGACCTACTTGATATCCTCGATGCTAAGAGCGCTGATTTGCAGCCATCGCTGGTGTATAATGGGAAAGAGAGCGTCATTTCTCCATCGAGAAGCTCACGCGAATGCGAACTAGTAGAGTCTACTCTGTTTCAGTTGGGTATTGAAATCCTGAGGCGCCTTTGTCCTGAAGTATTTCAATTGCTGCGTCTCGTACAGGGACATATTGATTTCGTAGAAAGCGGCGTTGGTGATTACTGCAATGTCCACACAGATTTTCCTCTGCTCTCAATTGCTGGGGAGGGAGAGGTTGCACACACGCTTTTGTTGTGTGTAGAAGCAGCAGACGAAGGCGGGGACTTACTTCTGTATGCAGGCTCGCCCCAAGAAACAGTTGTGCGTTATACTACGGGATCTGCTACTTTGTTCCCTTGCGCGCTCCCACACGCTGGAAAGCTAGTAAAACAGGGGAAAAAAAAACTCTTGAAGTATGACGTGATGTCTACAGAGCCACTCTGGAAGTTTGAGATCAGAAATCAAGAAACGGCTACATACGATGAGCAAATGCTTAAACTTGGAACTCTTGCGCGCTTAGATTACTTTGTTGCTAAGGCCATTTTTGAGGGGGAGAGCGGATATACCCAAACATGTCTCGTAAGTGTAGATGAACTAAAGCTACTTGCGGAATTCTTCAATGGCACCGCCCGGGGGGGCGATACGCCGCAAATTCAAATCTTGTTAGATCGCTTGTGCTGCTGCGAAGCTAAGCTAACCTCCTCTGAGCTTCGTAAGCTTATTACGCAAGCTACTACTCTTCTACCTTCTTATGATGTCGCTCGCCTCTTTATTCCTATATCATCCATGTATGCTGTCCTCTTTGTGGCTTGTGCACATCGGCGTAAAGGGATACAGAGTGACGAAGCAGCGGATGAAATATTCCAGAGCTATTGCTCTTCTACCCCTGGCGGCATGATGCTGTTCTGCAGTAGTAGCTCGGCAGATATGTTCCGCTGTTGCGCTTTTCATCGGAGCGCTGCTGCTACAAAGCGTATCGTATTTAATCACGCTATCAAAAGCATAGAGCTCCATGATGAGAACTTAGTGTCCTCACGGAGCCCTACGCAACGTGCAGCAGAAGACATAGAGTATAGTGCAGACGGAGAAGCAGAAAGTTCGGAGGGTGGGGGTGAGTGGGTTGCCACTATGCCGAGTATGGACATATCAGCGAACGAGATGCGAACGTTGAGTATAAGGGCTACCGAGGCAATTCGCGAAGCTCACCCCACGCGTCGCTTGGTGTCTGCCCATAGCGAAGTTAACGAATGCAACGATGGTAGTACCTATCAAGAAGTCTGGTACCAGACTACAATTTTGAGAAGTGGCTATGTACTCCTCAAGCGAAACTGAAAAGATTAGTCGTGCTATCCTTGGAGACAACTCATGCAACGCGAAGGCTTCCACATCACCACGCTATGCAGCCGGGTGGACTGTGGCCGACTAACATCCGCTAACACGAGACAGCGCAATTAGACGATTTACAACCTCAATCGTCTAGACGCGACACGGACCAGCTTCTCCAGCAACGCCGGCCGGTCTGACCGGACCTTAGAGACTGTCTGAGTTTAAATCTGAGAAATGCTGAAGAGAAGAAACCGAAAGTACAAAACACTAGAATACATAGACTTTTAATAGGAGAAGTGACCAATACATTCTCGAGCGTAGATTTTACGTTTGCAAAACTGGATGCCAATGGTCTCAGTTAGAGGTTCCCGAAACTTCATACAAAACTGTATATCATTATTTTAATTTATAGTCTAAAGCGCGTCTATTTGAAAATGTTTTTTACGCAGCGGTGACAGCGAGACAACCCGTCGGGGGCTTTGTTGTCGTAGACACGAGCTTTGTCAAGAATGTCTTTGGCAGAGATGTAACTACGTCGTGGTCTTACCGGGACATATACTAGGCTTCATCCAGTCAAGTATACACCCATGAAAATCATCTTCGCTTACGTGTGCACATGTCAGGCCATACCGATCTCGAATAAGCGGCCAAAGCTTGTTCCTCACCATACTCTTTTGTATGTTTTGTAGTATAAGAGATACACCTGGTTCCGCATGTATAGCGCCGCTAGCCGTGTCACTGACATTTGACAGTGTCGAGTGCGCAGTTGCTTTGATGTTTAGAAGTCGGAGTACTCCCATGCAATCTTCTGGAGTGAGAGCCATAAGTTTTGTATGCCGCCTCTGAGATAAATGCACAGCCAGGGTTACAGCTTTCTCGCCAGAGTTGCTACCGCAGACATTCTGTGCTAATTCCGTAGACGCATGCGCAATATGTGGCTTCGTTGTGCATGTTGTAGTAAGCAAAAGTAGTGGCCTGTATACCACTAGCCGAGCGCGAAATGGAATGGATCCAACCTGTCTCGCTATAGCGTGCATACGGGAGTGTATCGTTTCTTACATATACACTTTACTCTCTTTGACTTTGGACGACCGCTCGTTCATACCTCTATTTTGACTTTTTGTGCTTTTGGAAAGGAAGACATGGCGCACCCACCTTCGCGCTGTATCAGCAAAGCGTCTATCAGAAGGCTCGCACACGATGTAGAACAGCGCTTAGTCAAGAACTCTTATGAATGCGTTTTAGAGCAGGTCGAGGATTTCATAGGTAAAATACTAGTAATGAGCTGTCGCATTGCATCTTTCACTAAAAGGAAATCAATATCCAAGGATCACATTGCCTATGCTGTTCGAAGTATGGGCATCGACTTACCCCCCGAACTCCAGCAAGCTACAATATCTGATCTTAAGTATATCCAAAGGTGCAACATTAGGGCCCCGTCACAGCAACGCAAAAAAAATGCGATGCATGCAGAGATATCAGATGCGGCGTTCAATCGCACTGTCAAACGACTGACTGTTTCTTGCAAGGCTCCTTGCCGTCTGAATGTACCCGCAAGACATTTCTTGCATTTGCTTACAGAGCAGCATATTATGTCGTTTTTTCGCACTGCAAATGTCGAAAGCAATCCAACGACGCAGGACGAAGCTACCGCTGAAACTCTTACACGCGTGTTGGGTAGCTCTAAAGAACAAGGAAAAGAGATTGCGTGCTTGCTTACGCGCGTTATGAACCAGGTGCCCTCCCTGCTGGACATTTCCAAATCACGTACAGTTGATGAGCGATTACTGCTCCTAGCATTGAATGTGAGCAAGCAGCCGGGAGTATCTGCGACGAAAGACGTATCGCCTGTCCTAATGAAAGTCTCTACGCAACTGCTGCGGGGTCGACTTATGACTTCGAGAATAACAACTGGCGCGATCAGACTCATCGCTAACTTTCTGCAAAGTCACGTAATTCAGACTGCTCCCAACACATCCGCAGCATGACTACATGACTATACTCAGAGACTGTCTGAGTTTAAATCTGAGAAATACTGAATAGAAGAAACCGAAAGTACGAAACACGAGAATACATGACCTTTAATAGGAGAAGTGACCAATGCAGTCTGTCTCGACTCGAAACGCAATTGCGCATGCGGTTCACTGTTATGAAACTCAACGGATACGACTCCGCGGGGAAGACGACGCAAACTTAGTGTTGCATACATTCTCGAGCGTAGATTTTACGTTTGCAAAACTGAATGCCAATGGTCTCAGTTAGAGATTCCAGAATCTTCATACAAAACTGTATATCATTATTTTAATTTATGGTCTAAAGCGCGTCTATTTGAAAAGGTTTTTTACGCAGGGGTGACAGCGAGACAACCCGTTGGGGGCTTTGTTGTCGTAGACAAAAGCTTCGTCAAGAATGTCGTTGGCAGAGATGTAACGGGTCGCAACCCTACAGATATACGACAACAAGCCACCAAAAGATCCCTCTTGACAGATCGACGTGGAATAGGCTTTTTGTTAATAGCTGGCTCTCGTATGGCAGCGCTGTTGTCATGCTCTCGGGGGCTGCAACGGCCCTGTTGCGAGTTGTCCTTTTCAGCCAGCCTGTTATCAGATCAAGCGCAAATTCATATGCGCAAGTTTTAATCACGCAAAAGGTTACTAATCACTGCAGCTTTCGCATCTTCCTCGGCAAGACTCAATGGACGTTGAGGCCATAATATTGTCTTTGCCTTGATTGTGCTCTGCTGTTGTCTAGTTTTTACGCACGCTTTGGTTGACAACAAGGTGAACGGTTTGTGTAATTTCAACATCGTGGGGTTCTTGCATGCAACAAGAACACCTGCGGCATCATTTGTATCACCGACACCGGGGCAGCGCAATGTCACTCCATTTCGCAGACCTGGATGTTTGGGATACGTAGATACAACCAACGTTATGGATCCTAACTTTGACGTCTTCCAGCTCAGTATGCACGTTTGCGCGAATCTTTTTTTGCCATGTACAACACGCGAGTAGAAGGTTGAAGGTTGTGGCATTAATGGGGTCTGTGAAATGCTGTTGACTTTTGAGCGCGTGGGTGTATCGGTCCACGCCATGTTATCAATATCAAAACAACGCCAAGAATCTTTCCAGAATATTATCAAATATTTCATGAATGACATCCGCAAAGATTGCGCAGAAAATCCAACATTACGCGCAGCTGCTTTGTGGTTTTCGCCACTCATTATTCTCATTTTTACATTGACGACTAGTCTCTCATTTGGATCACGATTATCAAAAAGCAAATAATTTTCAGATCCAAATTGCAGTGTGACCATGGGACCAAATAGCGGGCTGATGACAGGATCCCCCGCTATGTTACTGCCTTCGTAAAGTCCTGAATGTAATTCGCCAGATAAGTAATAAGTAGTGCCGAATGCCGTGAAGCTGCCGTACAACTGGCATGGGGTGCCGGGTATTAGTCCAAATATTTGTACTGCATCTTGACCTTCAAACGTGTACATGTCGCCTTGCGTCGCCGAGTAGGTGTACTGAATGTGCGCTTTTCGTATAGGGAAAGAAGTCGACCTGAAGTGCACGCAATCGCCATCCTGTGTCATTGCAAAAAGCACCGCGTAATTGCTAGGAAATGAGTCATGGCCCTCGACGATAACCGTATTTGGAGAAAATGCAATTAACTTGGTTTTCCCTTCAGGCAGCTCCAATCCAAGGGTCAATGGCTTCAGCAACACTCCTTCTTCACATCCCAGCAAGTGATTAAAGCAGGCTTCCAGCACAGCTTTCCTTCGAATCCGCTTCTGCGACATCGTATATGCAAACGCTAGTATTGGCGCTGTGCTCGCGTTGAGCTGCTCCAAATTTAAAAAACTACGCAGTGCAACAACGTGCTGCTCTCGCACAAAGCTAAAATTGTCAACCGGATGTGTGTTAATGAAAGCAAATGCTACAGACGTTCGCGTGCTTCGTAACTCCGTATCGTGGAATAAGTTTTCGCAGCCTTGAAATGCGAGCTCACTAGTGGATGAATTACCGGCAAGGTCAATTAGCGTAACTACAGTAGACAAGAGACCTTTCGCATCGGTAGAGTTAACAGTATAAGAAGTGGTCCATTGGTTAGAAAGATCCTCTACATAAACCGGCGCAGCCGTAACTGGCACGCCTGAAAAAGCGAAGGATACTAACAGACTTTGTAATACCTCGCTAATCTGCATGTTTAAAGTTATTTGGTTTCCAGTGTATAACAAATTTTGCCGTGCTCCATCTGAAGAAATTGTTGACGATACAATATTAGGCGCTATAGGGTCTAACATGACACTACCTGTTCCTCCCATCCACACCGATCCTATATTACCGGCATAATCCGGATATGATATATCATACGTAATTATGCCGGACGAGTCTAGTGACGAAGCTATAAAGGAAGCTGTCCACTGAGTATCTGCATTGCTGTAAGAGACAGCGTTCTGGACTGCAACGCCGCCTGCGAAGAAAGACACTACAGGCAAGGGAATGTTTTGATCTACGACGAAGACTACACTAGTGATGCTCCCTGGCCCAGCAATTGTGTCTGGGTTGTTATCCGTGTTTAAATGAGCGTTTAGAATTTCTGGTGGAGTCGTGTCAACAACCACACCACCTGTGAGCGAAGGAGCAACATATTCTCGACTATTGCCTCTCTCGTCTGTCAAGGTAAGAGAACAGACGACCACGCCCTCTTGATCATTTGCTGATATAATGTATGTGATGCGCCACTGTCCACTACCCAACGACTCATAAGTGAATGCAAGGTCTTGAGTGTTGGAAGAGAAAGATACAGAAGGTTGCGTAATTACTTCGCTGGCCACGATGTCAAGGACAATAGCATCACCCTCTCGTGCTAGTTGAGGAATTGCATTGCTGGAGGACAAGTGAGCAATGAGCAAAAATGGAGCAGTGTTGTCAATGCTAATGCCTCCTCCCTGAACCGGCACGCCTATGTTTCCCACAAGGTCACTAAATTCAATAACGAAGGTGATGTCACCGTCTGTGTCATTTGGGAGCACCACAAACAAAGCTGTCCATCCATTGTTTGCGATCTCATTGTAATATACACGGTTGGGAGCTATCGGATTGTTTTGCACCTTGAAGGTTACCAAAGGCGATTGAAGAGGCTCGCTGGCTTCGAAAGATAAAGAGATTGTGTCATTAGCAGTCGCACTCGCGACAGAAATTCCGCTTGTGGCAAGAGCTGCATTCGAAAGCACAGGAGGTGTTACATCCGAAGGTGTAAACAGCTCCTTGTATATGCCCCGTGCAAACGTGCTCTTATGCACATCTATAAGCTTACCGGATCCAGCATTGATTTGCGCTCGAGAGCTATTTCCCCATACTCCGGACGAATACATGCTATTGGGTCCAAATCCAGCTTGCCATTGGTTGTTGCTGACACTTCCGTCTATGGGAGTGTATGGATATGAAGTCTGCCATTTCCACTCACCAGAGTGTATTCGTCCGCCAATCCAAACGTGACCCAGGGAGCCTCCAGGAGCTTGAAACCATTGGGTTTGCATATTGCGTACTGCCTGTAACTCTGCATCATTCTCAAATCCTGCAATCGCATATTGATACGATGCGGCGATAGCGCTGTGCTGTTGCCATTTTTTTAATTGCTCGTTGAGATAATAACGATATGATCCGTATGTTCCAAGAAGAACAAACTGAGAAGAATGTTGTTCACCACTATCAGAGCTCGAGCTCATGTTTTACACGGAAATATTATAAAGTTCTACTATTTACAACTTTTACGATGATGAGCTGTTGACCTAAAGGTATGAAAATATTGCACTTTAGAGGTCGTCTGAAAATGCGTCTGAAAAGTCAAGAACGGTCTTGTAGTCGAAATGCAAATTCAGCTCAAGAATGCCAAATCTAGGACGTAAGCGGAAACCGACAACGGCAGATATATTAGATCGCATCGTCTTCGTTTGCAGGACGGGGTGCCAATGGAGTCAACTCCCTGTAAACGGCGCTTCCTCTAAGACCGTCTACC